GAGACCGAACGAAAACCATTCCGTGATACACCGATTCGTCGCTCGACACCTCCAGCACCCCGCCCCCACGTCCCAGGAGGCCCCCCATGATCACCGGTGACGTCACCCGCAACTGGCTCGCCGTCACCGGCATCACCTCCGACCAAAACCGGGTTGAACATTTGCGCGAATGCGGCATAGACCACGGGCTGAGCACTGCCGTCGAATTCAGCCACGCAGACGCGTTCGCCGCACGCGCCGCCGCGCACCTCACCTGCACGTGCGGCCGGGTGCGCAACCTCATGGTGGGACGCACCGTCAAGGACTTGACAGCGCTCGTCAACGAGTTCGGCGAGTTCTTCGTGCCGCTGCCGCCCGTGGCCCCCGCGCCCGTGCCGCTGCCGGACGGCCCGCTGCCGCCCGTGCGCCTCGCGCCGCCCTCGCGCCAGACCCACGCGCCCGCGCCGCCCTCGCGCCAGCACCCCAGGCCGCGCCGCCCCCGCGCCGAACGCGCCCTGGTGGCGGTGGCCGCCGCCCCAGCCTCGCCACCGGCGACGGTACCCGTGCCCGCCGCCGCCCCGGCGGCTGCCAAACCCGGCAAGCGGCCCGGCGCCGGCGCCAAACCGCAGCGTCCCTTCGAGGTGAGCGAGCACCGCGAGACGCCGGTGCCCTCCTACGCGGCGCAGCGCCGCCAGCACCCCCGGCGCATCCCGATGGGAGTGTGCTCCTACTGTGGGAACTTCGAGAAGATGCGCTCGGATAACAGCATCGGCAAACACAAGTTCGGGACCTCCAACTGCTCCGGCATGTACCAGGAAACCGCGAACCTCATCCCGGACGCGTGAGAGCGGTGAACTGTTTGGTGGCCGCCTACCGGCAGTGGAAACGGGAGCGGGGAGCGCCCGATGCGTGAGGAACTCGCCGTCACCGTCGCGCAGGTGCGCAACGCGCTGGTCGGCGCGGGCCATGAGCCGGTGTGCTACGGGGAGACGATGCTCGTCTCCGGCCCCGGTTTCCTGGTCGAGGCCACCCACAGCCCGCTGACCGTGCTGGTCTCGCACTGGCTGCCGTTCCTGCTCGCGGGCGAAAACCTCGATCAGGCGGCGCGTGAGGAGGCGGCGATGGACGCGATCAGCGCCTACGCCGAGACGGTCATGGGGATGAACCTGTTCACCGTGCGCTTGACGCGTGCCCGCAGCGGATATCCATACCTTTATGTGCAGCGGGTCGGGTACGGCACGCTAGGATGACCGGGTTCCCCCGTCCTCCACCGTGTCAACGAGGAGCCCTCGCCATGCTGGACACCGCCGCGTTCCAAGACGCACTCGCCAACATTCCCGCCCGGGTCAAGGAAGGTGAGACGTGGCTGCCGACTCTCGACCCGAACTGGCGCACCACCGTCGACCCCACCACCCTGGCCATGGACGACAACGAGCGCTGCGTGCTCGGCCAGATCGCCTTGTCCAAGGGCTTCGCGGGCGAGAACGCCGCGATCAACATGCTCGGCAGTATCGGCGTGAGCGCCAGTTGGGATGACGACGAGTTCGAGGTGAGCCATGGTTTCACTGCGCCGCGCCAGTGCTCGGCAGTACAGGAGCGGGAGTACTTCGCGCGACTGCGCGAGGAGTGGACACACCGCCTGGCCGCTGCCGGAGCCTAACGGTCTGGTCGCGCCGCCCTGGTCCACCGCGTCGGCGCTGGAGGTGGCCCCGCAGGTGCGCGCCGGCGAGGCGTGGCTTGGGGCGCGTGACGCGTCGTGGCCGTGGCTGGTGCAGCTCGGGCTCTTGGACCAGGGCGACCCGCGCCGGTGCGTGCTCGGGCAGGTCGCCCACGCCTGGGGCTCCACATACACGGCGCTGGCCGACGCGCTGCACCGCGCATGCGGCGGGGATTTCTGCGCGTGCCTGAACGAGCACGGCTTCGGCCGGGAGTTCCAGGCGCACTGGGTACTGCTGCTGGTGCACCGCCAACAGGAACCGAAACCCACAAAGGCTTGACAGAGTGAAGCGGCGTCCATAGTGTGAAGGCCAAGGGTTCGGCGAGTGACGATGGCTGAATCCGCCGTCCGCCCGCACTGCGCCCTCCCCCACAGCCGGCGCGGGCGGACGGCACCCTGTATTACGCCCTTGTAGCTCAACGGACAGAGCAGCGGTTTACGGAGCCGCACGTGCAGGTTCGATTCCTGCCAGGGGCTCGGGACCGGCGTGTTCGGTGCGCGGGCGCTGCCCTTGCGCGCCGTCGTGCCGCCCAGTTCTGCTGCCCCGCACGGGACGAGGGGCAGCAGAACGAGCCTCTATAGCTCAGCAGGTAGAGCGGCGCCGTTATAATGCGCGGGTCACCGGTTCGAATCCGGTTGGAGGCACGGCGCCGGGCCCAGCCTCCTTCCTGTGGTGTCGCCGCTTGCGGCCCGGCTGCACCTTGTTCTCCTCCTGCGTAGCTCAACGGATAGAGCAGGCGCCCCCGAAGCGTCGCGTCCGGGTTCGAATCCCGGCGCAGGAACCGCGCGGGCTGGTAACCCGCGTGCGCCGGGCGCGCTCTCGCCTGGTTCGGATGGGATGAGAAACGGAAGGCGCGGCGGTCCGCATCCTGCGCCGCGCCTTCCCCTCGATACACTCGTGTACGTCGGTTACCATGGTGCTCGTCATCTGGTTGATGGTCTCTAGCTCAAGCGGTCGGAGCACCCGGCTGATAACCGGGAGGTTCCGGGTTCAAATCCCGGGAGGCCAACGCATAACGACGGCTTGTAGCTCAGTTCGGGAGAGCGCCCCGCCCACACCGGGGAGGTCGCAGGTTCAAACCCTGCCGGGCCGACCACGCGATGCACGTCCCGTAGCTCAGTCGGGAGAGCGCCGGCACGACACGCCGGAGGTGGGCGGTTCGAGACCGTCCGGGACGACGCAGGTGCCGCGCGTGCCCCGCCACGCCAGGCACCCCATGCGCCTGGCGCCGGTCTTCCGTAGCTCAGTGGGCAGAGCACCGCACTGTTAATGCGAGGGTCGCAGGTTCGAGTCCTGCCGGGAGAGCGACAGGCACCGTGTCGAGCGTCGGCGCGGTGGACAGGCGGGCGCCTATAGCTCAACTGGCAGAGCACCCGGCTCCAACCCGGGCGGTTCGAGGTTCGAATCCTCGTGGGCGTGCACGCGCGGTGCGATACGACGAATGCTATCGTTCGGGCAGGGGGCAGGCCTCTGCCCTCACCGACCATCCGCTGCGCGAGGTAAGAGAGAGGCTGGTGATTCGGCATGGACACGAACTTGTCTTCCCGGGTGCCGGATGTGAGCAGGGCCACGCTGGGTGACCTCGCGGGCGACACGCGGCCCAAACCCGATGAGGCCCTGTTCAACTCGTCTATCTGAGTACCGCGTCGCACCGGCCGGTGCGACGCGATGGCCTTGTAGCTCAGCCGGTAGAGCGTTCCCCTGAAAAGGGAGAGGTCGGCGGTTCGACTCCGTCCGGGGCCACGGCAAAGGACAAAACGGCGGCGTCGGCAGAGCCGGTGCAGTAGCCTGATCGCGGGATCGTAACTCAATGGCAGAGTAGCGGACTTTTAATCCGTAGGTTGTGGGTTCGAGTCCCACCGGTCCCACCCGTGGTACGCCCCTTTAGCTCAGCGGGTAGAGCAGCGCACTCTTAATGCGCGGGTCGCCGGTTCGAGACCGGCAGGGGGCACGGCGCCATAGGTTAAGTCGGCAGACCGCCGGTCTCTCAAGTCGGTAGTGACGGGTTCGAGCCCCGCTGGCGCCACGCATCCCGCATGCCTCCGTCGCACTATGGGTAGGTCACCACCCTTTCAACGTGGAGGAACGGGTTCGAGTCCCGTCGGAGGTACCGCCGCATGCGTATGCAAGGCGCGTATATACGTGTGTTTCGCCAGGTGAAGTCTTCCGTGTTATCGTGCACTACTCATGCATTGACACCCCTCGCTGAAGGGATAACCATGCCCTCGCCTGTCCCCGCCTACTTCAACCTCAACGCCCTCAGCACGAACGACGTCCTGTACGCGGGAAACCTGACCTTCCAGGTTTCGCCACCCCAGCCCGCCTACTACTTCGGCGCCGTCTCCGTCGGCTCCTCCACCTCCGTACCCAAGGCGGTGTACGGTGCCGGGTACATGCCGGCGCACATGCTCGGAGCAGGCACGGGCGAGCAGTTCCGCCCGCGCCTGCGCCCCGGGCCCGGCCGCGTCCCGACGCAGGGCGGCTGCCTGGTGGAGGTCACCTCGTTCCTGCACGACGGGGCGTCCTGGACCGATAAGGCCCCGCACATCGACCCCTCGGTGCGCTCCCTGGCGATCTACCTCAACGACATGTCGGAGGACCAGCAGCGCCAGGAGCTGCTCGCGCTCGCGCCGCACCTGAACCAGGCGCGCGACGGGCTGGATTTCCAGACGCGCGCGGCGGTATGGCTGCGCACCGGCGCCCACGCCCTGAAGGCGCGGGCCGGGGGCGGCGCGGCCGGCACCCTCCTGGAGGAGCTGCCGCAGGCCATGGCTGCCTTCACCCACTACCCCACCGGCGCGTGGATCGCACAGGTGCGCCACGAGGCGGCGAGCACCGCCAGCCAGCCCTGGAGCCAGCTGCTTCGCACTCTCGCCGACGCGATGGAGCACTACCTCGCCGGCAACTTCGCCGTCGCGTTCGACGTGATCGCACCGCTGGTGGGCGGTAGCACGGGCGCGCTCGGCATGCGGGGCGTGGAGGTGTTGCGCATGCTGCTGGAGGGCTACACGCAGGCGGCTGGCGTGACCGCGCGCACTCTCGCGGACGTGCCGGCGCAGCAGTGGGAGCGGATGCACCGGGTGATGTTCGGCCTGGCGGCCTGATGTCGGCGGTGCTCAACCCGGCACCGAAGCAGGCAGCCACACGATAACACCAATGTAAGCCACCTTATATATGTCGGTGGTCGGTGAAACCATCAATGCATGACCACACCGACCACCGACGTTGCCGTGCGCGCTCCCGCGCAGGCCCGCACGCCCGTCAACGTGGGCGTGCCGCTACGCGGCCTGGACGAGGCGTTCCGCCTGAGCCAGGCCCTCGCGATGGCCTCCGTACTGCCGGCCTCCCTGCGTGGCAAACCCTCCGACGCCCTGGCGATCATCCTGTACGGCCAGGAAGTCGGCCTGGCCCCCATGCAGGCCATCCAGGGCATCTACATCGTCAACGGGCGCCCCACCCTGGCCGCGCAGACCTGGCTGGCACTGCTGCGCCGCGCCGGACACCGCGCCAGAGTGCTGGAGCACACCGAATCCAGCTGCACCGTGGAACTCACGCGCGGGGACAGCGGCGAGAGCCACCGCGAGTCTTTCAGCATCGAAGAGGCCCGCAAAGCCAAACTCACCGGCAAAGACGTGTGGGTCTCCCACCCCAAACGCATGCTGCTGGCGCGCGCCGTGAGCAACGCCGCCCGGTTCCTGTGCCCCGAGGTGGCCATGGGTTTCTACGCCGAGGGCGACGAGTTCGAGGACGAGGCCCCCGCCGTGCTCACCGCCGAACAGGTCACCGCGCCGATCGAGGCCAAACCCGAAGAGATCCTCGCGCAGGTGCAGTCCATCGCCGCCACGCTCGCCGACGAGGGCCTGGAGAAGGCGCACGAGGACAGCGCCGACGCGGTCTGGGAGTAGAGGTGCCCACGACCAGCGAGCTTCTGCTGCTGGCCGACCAGCAGCGCGCCCGCTCCCGGCAGCGGGAGCTGGGCATGAGCGAGGTGGGCGGCTGCCGGCGGCGCGCCGGATACAAACTCGCCGGGACCGAGCCGGTCAACCGGGTCGGCTCCGTGACGGCGGTGATGGGCACCGCGATCCACGAGGCGGTCGCGGCCGGGATGCGCCTGGTCGCCGGCGAGGGAGACCTGATCGAGCGGGAGGTGCGTTTCGCCGGGCTGCTCGGGCACCTGGACCGCTACGAGTCGGACACGTGCACGGTGGTGGATGTGAAGACCACCTCCGCGCACTGGTGCGAGCACGTGAAGGTGCACGGGCCGTCGCAGCAGCAGCGCTGGCAGGTCTCCCTCTACGGCGCGGCGCTGCTGCTTCAGGGCACGGCGGTCAAAAGGCTGCGCATCGACTACCTGGTGCGTGATAGCGGCGCGGAGTACAGCGTGGGCTGGCCGTTCGCGGCCAGCGACGTGCGCGACGCGGTGGACTGGCTCACCCAAGTGCGCGACACTCCGCTGTCGATGCTGCCGCGTGACTATGCGCCGGATTCGGCGTGGTGCCGGGGCTGCCCGTTCGGCGGGGCGGACGGCGGGGTGTGCTGGCGCGGGCACGTGCCGGCGCGTGATCCGCGTTCGGTGCTGCTGGCGGAGGGGCAGGACGCCGCCGACGCGGCGCAGGAACTGTTCGAAGTACGTCAAGACATGAAGAAACTGCGCGAACGGGAGGAGCATTTGCGTGGCGTGCTCGACGGTTTGCGCCCGGAGGCGGACGCGGTGGTGAAGGTTGGCTCGCGGTATGTGCGCTGGTCGCGTACGCGCGGGGATTCCTGGTCGCTGCGTTTCACTGCGAGAGAGTAAAGGTGTGGATGACGGAACCTGGGCAGGCTTGACATGCAACACAGCCGTCATTAGCATCTCATGGCATGAATAAGTCGTCTCTCACGCAACATGTCGCGGGCGCCCTGGACCTTGAGCCGGAACTGGTCGCGCGCGTGTACAAGGGCCTGGTGGAGGCCATCACCGCCGCGCTGAAGGCAGGCGAGGAGGTCAAACTGGTCTCTTTCGGGGTGTTTTCCACCCTGGACGTGCCTGCGCGCACCGCGAAAAACCCGCGCACCGGCAAGAGCATGGAAGTCACCGCGCGCCGCCGCCCCCGCTTCCACCCCAGCGCCGTGCTGCGCAACGCCGTCAACCAACCGTGAACCAGCTGTGCGACGCGCTGCGCGCCCTGGGCGCTCGCGCAGCCGACCTGGCAGCGGGCGAACGTCCCCTGGTGGAATACCTCGCCCAGCTGCCGGCGGAACTGTGGGACGAGGACTGCCGCGCGGTGGCCGCCTTCCTCGCCGACCACCACCGCGCGCTGCTGCCACCCGCGACCAACCTGCCCGAACCCGAGGACGCCGAGACCGTGGCCGCCGCCGCCGAACGCGTCCAGCGCAACCGGGCGCTGTGGCAGCGCAACCAGCGTTTCGCCGCCGAGTGCGAGGTCATCCTGGAACGGGAGGGCACCAGCCGCGTCATCCTGATCTCCACCCCCTCCTACCACCCGCGCCTGGTCGCACAGTTGCAGCGCATCCCCGGCCACCGGTTCCTCAAGACGTTCAAAGAACGCAACGGGGTGACGCTGTTCCCCACCGCCAGCGCCGTGGAGGTGATCGAGGTGTGCCGCCGGCACGGCATCACGGCGCACCCCGACGTGCTCGCCCTGACCGCCACCACCGCGCGCACCACCGACACGGCGCTGGAACGGGACGCGGACATCACCAGTGCGGACGCCGGCGCGAGCCTGCGCGTGCGTTTCCCCTTCAGCCGCGCCGCCCTGGACGGGATCAAGGCGATCCCCGGGCGCCATTACGACAAGATCGCGCGCGACAGTTGGCTGGTGCCCGCCGGGCAACTGGCCGCCGTCACGGCGTTCGCCCAGCGCTGGGGCCTGATCTTCCACCCGGACCTTGAGCACGAGGCGCAGCAAGCGGCCTCGCTCGCGGCGTGGAACGAAACCCAGTCCCTCGCGTCGACCCCCAGCGCGAGCGTGCCGGGGCTCGCCCCGGGGCTGAGCGTCGCCGCGCACGCGGCGGTGGAGTTCATCCTGCGCAACCGCAGCGTGCTGCTGTGCGCCACACCCGGCGTGCCGCGCGCGGCCGAGGCCATGGAGGCGGTGCGACTGCGCCCGCGCACCTGCCCGCCGCGCGTACTGGTGCTGTGCGCACCCGAGTCACTGCACCACTACACGATCGCCGCCAAAGCGCTACCGCACGCCCCGTACAGCGGCGGCACCGCGCACCACGAACTGATCGGGTTCGATGAGCTGAGGGCGAAGCCGGAGCTGGTCGACGAGCTGGCGGAGTGGGCGCCCACCGATCTGGTCGTCGATGAGACGCGCGCGCGCCTGGCGCAAGCCAAGGTACTGCCGGCCCTCACGCGGCTCGGGCCGCTGACAGCCTCGCGCGGCGGGGTTACCCTGGTGATCGCCGCCGCTCCGGTGCTCTCGCGCCCGAAGGAGGTGCTGGCGTTCCTGCGCATCCTGGGCCGGCTGGAGGAGTTCGGCGGGGAGAGGTACTACCTCGACCGGTTCTGCGGGCGGCGTGAGAGTGAGTTCGGCGTCACCTACACCGGTTCCAGTGATCTTCCGGCGCTCGACGACCTGCTGCGCCGCGCCGGGGCGTACATGCGGCAGGAGTCCAGTTTGTAGACACGTTCATGCTGGGGAGGCGCGGTGGCGCAGACGCAGGGCCCGCAACTGGAGTACGAGCAGCAGGCCGCGTGTTGGGTGTGCCGGCGCGGGAGCAGGGCGCGGGTGTGCCGGGGCTGTCGCGAGCGGGTGGGAACGCTGATCGCCTCGCTGCCGACCTGGTACGAGCGCCTGGGCCAGGTGGTGGCGCCCGGGGCCGCCGGCGCGGGCGAGCGGGTGCGCTCCAGCAGGTTCGGGCAACTGAACGTGCGGGTCGAACCGCTGAGCCTGCGCGCGTGGGGCGGCATGGCCAGCGCACTGTGGGGGTGGGAGCAGGTGTGGCGCGAGGAGCTGGGGTGGTCGTGGGCGCCGTTTCGCGGCAGCGCGCAGCAGACCGTGGCTGGCTGCGCGCAGTTTTTGGCGGTGAACTGGCCGTGGGCGGCCGACGGTGCCAGCGAGCCAGGCCGCTTCGCGCAGGACGTGCACGAGTTGGTGGCGCAGTGCCGGGCGCAGGTGGAGGGGCCCAGTGACACGCGCCGGGTGGGGTTGTGCCCGACGGTGGCCACCGACGGCTACGTGTGCGCCACCGCGCTGTACGCGCACCCCTATGTGGACGTGATCGAGTGCCGGGGGTGCCGGACGCGGTGGCCGCGAACGGATTGGATCAAGCTGGCGTCGCTGTTGCGTGCCGCGAGCGGCGCGCAGTAGCACCCGGGTTTCTTCACTGGTTTTACGGAAAGGAGCGGATATGGCTGACACCATGATCGTGCGTTTCACCGACGACATCGACGGCGGTGAGGCGGCGGCGCGGCACACGGTCACCGTGGACGGGCGCACGGTGGAGATCGACCTGTCGGAGCGCAACTGGCGTCCGTTCCGTGAACAGTTCGCCGTGCTGGAGCAGCACGGGCGCCGCCTGCCCGCGCGCAGGAGCCTGGGCGCGGCGGCGCCGGGCAGGCGGCGCGGCGCGGCCTCGGCGGCGCGGCGCGAGGAGTTGGCGGCCATCCGCGCGTGGGCGCGGGAGAACGGTCACCCGGTCGCGGCGCGGGGGCGTATCCCGCTGAGCGTGGAGGCGGCGTGGCGCGCGGCGGCGGCGCGCACGCGGGTGGCGTTGGGGTAGACTGCGCGCGTCCCCTCTGTTCTGACGGCACGTGCGTACCCGCGTGCACCGGGCCAGGGGGGACATTCCAGCCTAGGGGGGCCTGATTTCTCCGCCATGCACGAAGATGTAAAGCCATTGACGCGCCGTCAGCGCGAGTTCGTCACGCTCGCGGCGCGCGGCCTGACCGACGCGCAGATCGCGCTCGCGGCGCAGGTCTCACCCCACACCGTCAAGAGCACCCTGAGCGCGGCCTACCGCAGCCTGGGCGTGCACCGGCGCGCGCAGGCCGCCAGCGCGCTGATCGGCGGCGCGCACGCGGTGGTGGTGCCGCGCGAGCGGTGGGACGCGGTGCTCGACGTCTTGCGTGACGCGCACTGCGCGGTGCCGCTGCACTCGCGGGCGTATCACCGCCTCTCCATGCTGCTGCGCGATCTGGCCGGCACCGAGAGTCAAGGTATGGATTAGGTGGGATCATGGGCCCGGAGGTGGGCCTGTGGTGTGGGCGCTGGTGGTGCCCGCGAACCTGACGCTGCTGACCGACAACCAGCGTATGCACTGGGCGGTGCGCCGACGGCATGTGCTGGCGCTGCGCGAGTGGGGGCGCTGGCAGGCGCGTCGTCAGGGTGTGCCGGCGTGTGAGCGGGTGTGGGCGGCGCTGGTGGTGTATCCGGTCACCCGCCGCCGTTTCGATCCGGCCAACTGGTCGCCGACCGCGAAGGCGCTGGTGGACGGGGCGCTGGTGGACAGCGGGGTGCTGCGCGACGACGACGCGCAGCACCTCCTATCCCTGACTTTCACCGCCGGCGGCGTGGTTTCTGGCGGCAGCCGCCGGGTCGTGCTATATATCACCGATCGGGCGCCGTCGGCGCACAGGTGGTGGGACACGGCAGAGGAGGCCCAGGGGTGGGCGCCGCCAAGATACGCAACGAACTTATCCGAAAACTCGTCAAAGAGTTGATAGCCGCCGGTTACAACGTCACACTGCGCGGCAACCGCTGGCAGGTGCGCTACGGCGGTGTTCTCCTCTTCGCACTGCCTGACCGGCCAGGAGAGAGTAAAGCGGTGAAGAACGCGCGTGCCACCATCGCGCGCATCGCCCGCGAACGGGGGCTGCCGGCCATAGGCGGCAGTTGACATCTGGCATTGACACGCTAGAGTTGGGCCACACATTTTCCCCTTCGCGGGAGCCCCCGTGCCCTACCCTGGACCGGCCATCCTCTGGCCACCAACAAACACGTTGATACACCCGGACCCGGAAACCGGCTGGCTGCCCGGCGCCCTGTGCCCACGCTGTGGGCGCGACGCCATGGCCGCGATCGTGCTGCACCAGCGCGGTGCCCGGCTAGTCGCCCTGACCTGCACCGACGTGGACTGCACCGCCGCCGCCTCACCGGCCGTGCCCTTCTAGGAGAACCATGGCCGCACCGCCCACCCAGCAACTCGTACGCGACATGGTTGACGCACTCGACGCCGCGCTGAATACACCCGTGTTCATGCGGAAAGTCAACACCTTGTTCACCGAGCAGGTCGCCGTCGCGCTCGGCGACGCCGACGCACGCACGCTGACCGCGCGCAAGGAACGCGACCTGGCCTACCGCGACCGCGCCCGGCTGCTGGCGTTACTCGCCACCCAATACCCCGCCTGGTGGGCACAGGACCAGGCCACCCCCGGCTACCAGGTACTGATCCTGGAGCTGCCGGTCTCCCCCGCCGGCCAGGTCAGCTTCCACATCCACGAACGCGACCTGGACCTGTTCACCGGACCGATCGCGAGCGTGGTCGCGCCGCGCGGCGCGACCTACGACGGGCACAGCACACGTGAGAAATGGGGCCGCTTCTACGCGGTCGCGTGCATGCACGCCAACTCACGCCACGCCGGGCCGATCGGCACCCTCCCACCCTCATGGACCAAGGACGCGCCCTCACCATGACCAGCTCCACACAGGTCTCCCCCGCCAAAGCCTTCGGCTGCCTCGCCGGCGCCGTCATCGGCCTGATCCTGCTGATCGTCGTCGTCATCCCGTTCATGTCCGCGTGGAACAACGTGGACGCCGGGCACATCGCCGTCGTGCGCAACGGCGGAGTGTTCTCCGACAGCAACGTGCGCGGCTTCCTCGACCCGGCCAGCCGTGTCTCCTTCACCGGCCTGTACTCCACCGAGCACGTCTACCCCGCGCAACAACAGGACTACTCGATCACCGCCGACCCGGGCAACGGCGGCAAACTCGGCTTCGACACGATCGCCACCTCCACCAGCGACGGGGTGCAGATGCAGATCCAAGGCACCCTCTACTACCAGCTGGACCTCGACCACCCCACGCTCGGGAAGTTCGACGACAAGTTCGGCACCCGCGAGTACACCTGGGACGGGCACGCCTACCACGCCTACGACGGCGCGGACGGCTGGAACGCGTTCGTCAACACCATGATCCGCCCGGTGCTGGAGAACGACCTGCGCCAGCAGGTGGCCACCGTCACCTGCGCGCAGCTGGACGCCGGCTGCGCCCTGGTCAAGGACCCCAGCCAGGTCGCCGCGATCGCGGCCGGGCACCCCAACACCAACGGCAACTACACCGCCATCCAGCAGGCCATCAACAACACCCTGCCGGCGGACATCACCGCGCAGCTCGGCGGCGGCTACCTGACCGGCGTGCACTTCACCTTCACCCACGCCGACCCGCCCGGCAACGTCCAAGACGCGATCAACGCCGCGCAGGCCGCCTACGCGAAGGTCTCCGAAGCCCAGGCCGAAGTCGCCCAGGCCCAGGCCCAGGCGCAAGCCAACCAGGCGAAACAGCAGGGCTACAACGCCTGCCCGTCCTGCGCGATCATCGACGAACTCAAAGCGCTCCCGGGCAACATCACCACCCTCTCGCTCGGCGGCTCCGGCGGCCTGGCGATCGCAGCGAAATAGGGGCCCATGGACATCCTGTTCGTCTTCGCCGGCATCGCGTTCCTGCTGCTGTTCGTCGGCACCCTGATCCACCGCAACACGGTGAAACTGAGCCGCGCCGTCTCCCAGGCGCAGCGCGCCGCGCGCTGGCACGTGCGCGAGGAGAGCGAAGGCGATGAACTCGCCGGGGACCTGCGCATCGTCCTGGTGAAGACGTGGATACACCCGGACGGCGGCGAACGGCAGATCATGCGCATCCCGCACGCCGCGATCCCGCGCGACGCCGCCGACTGGGAGGGCGAACTGGCGATCGCCCTGGCCACCGCCAACAGCAAATGCACCCAGCTCAACGACGCCGCCGCCGCCTACACCCGGAGCGCCGATGCCTAGCATGCTGCACACCGTGCTGCGCCGCGCCGCCGCCGAACTGCGCCCCCACGACACCCGGCTGTGGGGCGTGGTCGGCCCCCTGACCCAACTGCACGACGGGGACGAGGGCGCCTGCCGGGTGTGCCGCGAGAGCCTGCCGTGCGCGACCCTGCGCGCCATCGCCGACGGACTGGAGGTGAGCGCGCATGCCGCCTGACGGGCAATCGGCGCTCGGCGCGACACGGATCACAGTGTGGACCAGCGCCACGCTCTCAGCGGTCGCCGCCGCCTACCGGGGCGACCCGCTCGGCGGCGCGCACATCCTCGCATCGGTGCTGGCCGCCGGACGCCACCCCACCGTGTGCGCCGCGTCCGCGCTCACGGTGTGCGCCGGGGAGAAGGCCCGCGCCGCACTCGGGGCGGCGCCGAGCGGCGCACGCTGGTGCGCGCGCCCCACCGCCGACGGGCAGCAGGACCCGGCATGGTGGGCGGCCAGCGCGCTGGCCGCGTACCTCAACGACGACGAACGCACCCTGGGCCAGATGTTCTGGAACCTGCCCGCCGCGCTGCGCGGCGAGCGCATGCGCGCCCTGTTCGACCTGACGGTCTTCGGCCAGGCGCACTGGGGGGAACGGCTACATGCCACCACTGACGTGTAAACCGGTGAACCTGCCGCCGCTGGCGTGCGACAACCCCGACCCGCAACCTGAGTGGAACCTGAAGTTCGAGTTCCTGATCGGCACCCCGGACGACCTGGTGGCCCCCGGCTCGGACTGGAAAAGCCTCTACGCCCAATGCCAGGCGGTGCGCCTGGAGGAGTGGCACGAGAGCGTGCGCGCGTTCGAAGCGGCGCCGCAGGATTTCCACAACGCTTACCACTACCTCAACGAGCACCCGATGTTCTACTTCTTCTACGGCGCGGGGCAGCCGGCGGCCACACGGCTGCATGAGCGCTACCTGGAGCACGCGATGGGAGTGCAACGCTGCGTCGGGACCAGCGTGTACCGGCGCGGCGGGGCCACGTGGGTGATGCTGGAGGCCGGGGAGCACGAGTGGCCCAGGCAGTGCGAGCCCTCGGAGGGCGTGCGGCGTGACACGCTGCTGACGGTGCGCGCCACCAGCTACGAGGCCGCCGTGATCGCCCTGGCCGCCAAGGTCCACACGTACTACGGTAACGACCGTCAACACTGTGACGATCACACACCCGGGGTGGTACATGCTCACACGCAATGAGAACGGCGTCCTACAGCTCGACGGCGACGCGTTCCTGGCCGCCCTCGACGAGGGAGTCAACGAGCTGAAACGAGCCGAAGAACTGCTCAGTCACGCCACCGAACTGTCCTACCTGCCGGCGAACCTGCCCAAATGGCAGGAGGTTTTCACCGACGACGCACGCAAGATGGAATGGGAGCTGGCGCTGCGCGTCCGCAAACGCCGCGACGGCACCTGGCGCATCCACGGACAGGCGAACGTCGCGTGGAACGGCGAGCGCGACGGCGAGGGCAACTGGGCACCGCACTGGGCCGGCATCGTCTACGCCACACTGGAGGATGCGCTGGAGGACGTACCGGCGGCCCTGGCCGCGCACACCGAACAAGTCGAGCACTACCTGACTCTGTGCCAACAGCGCATGACGCGCCTAGACGACAAGCAGGCCGCCGATCAGGGCGACGGTTACGCCGCGCTGGCCGCCGCGCAGGACGAGGAGGACGACGCCTTCCACGCGGCGATGCGCACGCGACGGCGCGACCGTGCCGACGGCGATGACGGGTGAGCCGCCGCGCTACGCGTCACGCACCCTGCCCGCGATCTACCCGCTCACGATCGTCGCCACCGAGCCGCCCGGCAACGCTGGCAGCGAACCGTACGTGGCGCTGAAGGAACACCCCGACCGCGTCGCGGAACTGCTCGCCGACCCCGACGAACTGGCCGCCTATCCGCGTGCGATCGGGCGCGGCTGGAGCCCGGCCGAAGCGTGGTACGACCTGATCAACCGTCTCCAGCACGCCCGCTACCCCCGCTACCGGGTACTGTGCTCGGGCTCGCGCGAATGGATCGACGCCCGCACGGTCTTCGCCGACCTCGACGCCCTGCTCTCACGCCACCCGGAAGGACTGATCGTGGTGCACGGCAGCGCCCGGCGCGGCGCTGACCGGGTCGTGCACATGTGGTGCCGGCAGCACCGCGAGAACGTGCTGGAGGAACCCCACCCCGTGACACCAGACGAGTGGGACGCGCTGGGCAACAAGGCGGGGCCGCTGCGCAACCAGCGGATGGTGGATCTCGGGGCGGACATGATGCTGGCCTGGGTGCGCGGCGCATCCCCGGGCACACGAGGGTGTATACGCATGGCTAAAGACGCCAGCATCCCGATGCGGGTGCGCCAGGCGGGCATGGGGTAGGGCCCTGTGCGGATCGGAGGGGTATGGTCAAACAGTCACCGCACACGCGCTGGAAGGGTTGCGCGCTGTGCAAACCGCACAAGCACAAACGCAACGGCGACGCCGTCAGACTGCTGACCCCGGGGGTCATGCGCCAGGTCGGGGTCGACGCGCGGTGGAACCGGCACAGCACGCAGCCGCCACCGGACTACCCGGTCAATCCCGACGCCGAAGAGGAATGGGATTGCGAGCATGGCTGTAACGGGGACTGCCACGTGTCCGGGTCGCAGCGCTGCAACTTCACCTGTCACCCCCAGGTGGGCGGAATGTTCGGAGGTTGTGATGGCCAAGTCGCGTAGCAGCGACGCCCGGGAGCGCATGGCGGGCCGCTACTACATCCAGTGCCCTGGCTGCCACCGCCACGCGGGGATCGATTGCGGCGGCGGAGGCGGCAACGACCCGCGCCATCGTCGGAAGGTCGAGTCGCGGCGGTGGCGGCGTGACGCCGAGCGTGGAGGGGATGCCGTGAGCGACGACTGCCAGTGCGGGCACGTCATGCTCGGCGAGAAGGACAGCGGTGCGCGCGAATGGAATCCGCACTGCGAACGGCACGGGGTGGGCAGCGCGTGGTGGGCCGACCCGCAGCGGGTGTCGGCACGCGAAGCGGCCCGGCGCAACCTGATCGAACTCTACGGACAGGCGCGGAAGGCACGGCGTGACGCTGACGCTGGGTGAGCTGTGCGCCGGGGTGGGAGCGCTGGGCATGGCGCTGTCCGAGGTGATCGGGTGCGAACCGGTGTGGCACGCGCAGTTCGAGCCGAAAACCAAACAGCAGTACGCCGCGCAGATCCTCGCACACCACCACCCGGGCGTGCCGAACCATGGGGACATCACAACCCTCGACTATGCTGGCGTGCAAAGCGTTGACATCATCGCCGCCGGGTTCCCCTGCCAGGACATCTCCCTGGCCGGACGCCGGGTCGGGCTGATGCCGGGTACCCGCTCGGGAGTGTGGTCCCATGTCGCGCGGGCGATCGGTGAACTTCGCCCATCCCTCGTATTCATCGAGAACGTAAGGTCATTGACAAGTGTGCGAGCCCACAGCGACGTGGAACACTGCCCGTGGTGCATGGGAGACGGACGCGACGCCGTCGCTTTGCGGGCACTCGGCGCTGTACTCGGGGACCTGGCCGACCTCGGGTTCGATGCGGAATGGACGTGTGTACGCGCCAGCGACGTCGGCGCGCCGCACCAGCGCGCCCGCATCTTCGTCCTCGCCTGGCCCTCTGCTGCCGACCCCGCGCACGACGGACGCGAACGGCAGCGGCGAGCACGGAGGGGGGGGGGGGCTGATCTCAGGACACGTATCTCCGCGCTTGTTCGTGACGCCGACGGCGCAACTGGCGATCAACGGCGGCTCCCAGCACCCGGACAAACGCCGGGCGGGTGGGCACGGGCCGACGCTGGCGGACCAGGTGGAATTCCTCCTCGTTGGCGTGAGTTCGAGGCCGCCGTGCGCCGATGGGAGCTGATCCTGGGGCGCGCGGCGCCGGAGCCGGTCGACGGGGGTCGGCGGCTGAGTACGGTGTTCGTGGAGTGGATGATGGGCCTGCCCGAGGGCTGGGTGACCGGGGTGGCGGGGGTGCCGCGCAACGCGCAGTTCGCGGCGCTGGGCAACGCGGTGGTGCCGATGCAGGCGGCGTACGCGCTGCGCGTGTTGCTGGCGCGTTACGCGTCAACCGTATAACATGCCGTTTCCAACAGGGGGATCACGCGTGTCAAGCCAAAGTAGAAGGCTGTTGTTATGGATCTGATCCAAGCCGCTCCCATCCCGCCGTTCGCGACGCGCATCCCGTCGCGGCGCCGCGAGTTCAAATCGCATCCGACGCTGGCCGCCGCGAAGCTGGCGGCGGTGGGCGGGGATTGGTTCGTGCGGGACATGCAGCGGATGCGCAAGGGCGCGGACGGGGTGTTCTCGGGGCACGTGCACCTGTATTGCCTGGAGCCGCACGAGGCGCGTTACCGGCTGTGGGTCACGGTCCAGCCGCGTGACCGGCGTTCGGATCACCAGGTGTTGATGCCGATCACGCGGGTGGCCGTGCCGAGTGCCGGGGGTGGCTACAGCAACGCGATGGACAGCAAGGCGATGAAAGCGCTGCGCAGGATGGCGCGCGCGGCCCTCGCTGACCTGGGCTTGAGCTTCGCGCAGTTGCGTGAGAAGGCCCTGTCGGGTCGGCTCAATGCCACGGAACTGTCGCTGTGGGGGTTGATCTCGGGGTCGGGGGGTTTCCCGGAAGCGCAGGGGGACGGGTGAGCCTTGAATGCGCGCCGGCCCGCTCGCCGTCGCCGGTGGGTGGGGACCAGGTCGGGGACGTGGTGCACCGGGTGTGTTGCCGGGATGATGACCGCGCTTTGTGCGGGATGGACATGAGCGATGGGACGTGGGCGCGGCAGGACGCGGGGCCGACGTGCTGGCGGTGTGACGCGCTCGACGGTGTGCGTTGTATCAAGGTGTTGGGGGTGTGGTTGCGGTGTGCGGCGCGGTGAGCGCGCAGCGGCGGTGCCTGTTCGATCTGGTGCGCCTGGAGGATGTGACGGGGGTGTCGGGCACGGGTGTGGTGGCGTGGGGTGCGGTGATGCCGGATGGGTGGGTGGCGTTGCGTTGGGCGACGAACACCGCCTCGTCGTGCTGGTACGCAAACCTTGGGGACGTGGAGGCGATTCACGGGCACGACGGGCGCACGGTCGTGCGTTGCGTTGCGCGGGGCGGCGACGCCGGCACCCTGTGATGCTATGATCCGACCGTTATGGCCCGGGGTGTTGGCTGGAGCCTTGGCGGCGTAGAAAACGACGATAATCCCAATGATTTGACACCGTTGCGCGCCGTGGCTACGTTCGTGGAACACACAGCGAATCAGCGGGAGAACACGCATGCCGCAGCTATGTCAAGTCGTTGCGCATGAGCGCAGCCTGAAAAACCGCGTCGGCCGGGAGTTGACCGACCTCTACCACGAGATTCAGCGCACCAGCAACACCAAGCTCGACGGCCTGCACCGGGTTTACACCCGCCGCGACGACGAGAACGGCGAACAACTGCCGCCTGAGTCCACCCGTGTACAACTGCGCGTGGAAGAGGCGCTGGGCGACGCGCGAGCACGCCTGGTCGAACTCTTCGACGTCGAGGCCACCCGCGAGTGGGGCAACACCCTGGTCAAAGCCGACGTCGTCGTGGACGGCGAGGTGCTGGTCAAAGACGCCCCGGTCGGTTACCTGCTGTTCCTGCACAAGCAGCTCACCGACCTTGAGACCGTGCTGCGCAAGCTGCCCACGCTGGACCCGGCCTACGAGTGGCAGGCCGACCCGTACGACTTCGGTGTGAGCCGCACCGCGCCCGCCGTGACCTTCCGTACCCGCAAGGTGCCGCGCAACCACGTCAAGGCCGAGGCGACCGAGAAGCACCCGGCGCAGGTCGAGGTGTACTACGAGGACACAGTGGTCGGCGAGTGGAGCGCGGTGCGCTCCTCCGGCGCGCTGCCGGCCACGCGGGTGCGCGAACTGACGGGGCGCTGCGAGAAGCTGCTCAAAGCTGTCAAGTACGCGCGCGAGCAGGCCAACGCGCAGAGCGTGGAGAACCAGCAGGTCGGCGAGCGGCTGCTGGCCTATCTGCTGGCGTAAACCCCTAGACTCCCGGTTTGAGCGCCGGGACGCGCCCGCAGGGCGCAAGCTTGAGACTCATGCTCAGCGTTCACGTCAGGCCGATCAGTGCAGGTTCGAATCCTGCCCCCCGCACGCGTGCGGAGGTAGCCCAACTGGTAGAGGCAGCCCGAAAGGCAGGCCGGTCAGCGTTTCGCTCTAGGTCTCAGCAGCAGCACCGCACGCCGAATCGACCGGACAGGTCATGTCGCGAAGGTCCCAGGTTCGAGCCCTGGCCCCGCCTCTTTCGTGGCGGGGTGGAGCAGTCGGTAGCTCGTCGCGTTTTCAGCCTCATTCCTGTCCTTAAACGCCGTCGGCGTGATGTTCATGGGTGAACGGTTACTTGAAAAATGACCCATACAAGGCCGGGCGCGAATGGATATAAGTCGCGCTCGGCCGCCCCTGTTTCCCGGGAGGAACGCGTGACCCGCATGCATGTGCTCACGGTGCGCCTGGACGGGCATTTGTACGCGCGGCTGGAGGCGTTCGCGCTTGCGGAGGGCCGCCCTATGGCGCAGATCATCCGCGAGGCGGTGGAGCGGTACATCCTGGCGCGCAGTGGTGAGCCGGCGTTCCAGGAGCGGCTGCGTGAGCTGATCGGCTACTGGGAGTCGATGTTGCTGCCGGTGGCGCCGAACAGCATGGATGCTATCGTATGAGCACGTTGGCGACTCATCGTCTTGATACCGAGGCGCTGTTCCTCGCGATATTCGCGCGCGCGTTCAAGCAAGGGGTGACGCTAAGACACGTCGCCGCGCAGGTCGGGGTCAGCGCTTCCACCATCACGCGGATCAAACAGGGGCGCTGCCCGGACGCGGACGGCCTGCTCTCGCTGCTGGTGTGGCTGGAGCGCGGTGCCGAGGAGTTCACCGTGCCCAACGTGGTCCTGCCGTGAGCCTGGGTGGGAACATCGCCCGCGCCCGAAGCGGGGCGGGCATCAGTCAGCGGGAACTGGCGCGGCGCGTCGGCGTGAGCAGCCCCACGATGACTAACTGGGAGCGCGGTCAGCACGAGCCCCCCGCCGGCAAGCTGCTTGCGATCGCGCAGGCATGCAACGTCAGCGTCCTGTTTCTCTACGGCCTCACGGACGGCGAGGGGTTGTACCGGCAGGGCTATGAGGCGGGCTGGTCGGACTGTGCGCTGGCTGTGGCGGGGGCCGTCGCGCGGCCGGGGCTATCATATGAGCAAATCAACAGGCTTGCACGGTGTGGCGCTCGCGGGTAGGTTGAGCGGTGCCGCGAAGCGAACGCGGGGGATACTTCTCAGCCATCCTTTGGGAATTGAGAGCCCAAACCCCCGTGACCAGGCACTCGCAGCACCCTGACAACCGCATAGTGATGGATCGGCGAAGCGCTGGACGGGGTTCCTTCTCAAGGTAACCGGTTCGAATCCAGTTAAATGCACTAACTTCGCATTTATAGCTCATTTGGTAGAGCATGAGAGTTCCACTCCCCTCGTTCGCTGGAACTCGCCGGTCTCTCATGGTGCGGTTGTCACCGGTCGCCTCGCGGCCGGGCCGAACACAGGTTGGTTCGCGAAGCGATAGCGTGGGTTACTTCGCTTTGGGAGCGGGAGGTCGCGGGTTCGAATCCCGCCGGGGGCCCGACGTGGCCCTTGTAGCTCAGTGGATAGAGCGCCTACGTGTCCTACGCGCCTAGGCACTCGCGAACCAACCTGTGCACAACTCCACAGCGCCTTCACGCGAAGCGCAGCCCTGGCCTACTTCCGACTGTTAATCGGCTGGTTCATGGTTCGAATCCATGCGCGGCCACGCGGCCGTGTAGCTCAACGGTAGAGCAGCGTAGCCAGGACGATGGGCACTCGCGTGAAGGCGCACCGGGGTCGGCCCGTCCATCGTTTCCCCTGCACGAGGACGACCCATGGGTAAGTTCACCTCCGTTCGCCCGCGCGTGACCGGACCGGTCACCACCACCGGCCCCGCCCTCACCCATGAGGGCAACACGGCATACAAGCGCGATGAGCGCTCCGAGCTGTTCATGCTCGCCATCTCCAACATGGTCGGCGAGGACAGCTTCTACGAGAAGGCCGGCGAGCGCGACCAGCGCTTCCGTGGCCTGATCGGTGCGGTCGCGCGCACCGACCCGGACTGGGTGGCCGCTTTCATTCCCTGGCTGCGCACCGAGGCCGGGATGCGCTCCGCGTCCGTCGTCGCGGCAGCCGAATACGCCCTGGCGCGCCGCGCGCCCGGCGCCGCGCCCGCGACGCACCCCACCCGCAAGGTGATCGACTCCGCGCTGGCGCGCCCGGACGAGCCGTGCGAGTTCATCGCCTACTGGCGTTCGCGCGCCGGCATCCGCTCGCTGCCCGGCGGGGTGCAGCGCGGCGTCGCCGACGCGATCACCCGCCTGTACAACGAGCGCGCCGCCCTCAAGTACGACGGCGTGGGTTCGCTGTGGCGGCAGATCGACGCCGTCGCCCTCGCTAAGCCGTACCCGGCCGGGCCGTGGCAGGCCGACCTGTTCGACTACCTGGCCGACCGGCGCTGGAACCGCGAGCAGGTGCGCGTCACGGACCGCCTGCCGACCCTGAGCGCGTACCGCGCCGCGATGGTTATGTCTGAGAAGGACCGGCGCGCCTATTTCCTGGCCGACCCAGAGCGGCTGCGTAAGGCCGGCATGACCTGGGAGCAGCTCTCCAGTCTCGGCCCGATGGACAAGGCGGCGTGGGAGGCGATCATCCCGTCGATGGGCGCGATGGCGCTGGTGCGTAACCTGCGTAATTTCGATGAGGCCGGGGTCAGCGACGCCGCCGCGCAGCGGGTGATCGCGAAGCTGACAAACCTGGAGGACATCCGCCGCTCCCGCCAGTTCCCGTTCCGTTTCTACACCGCGTACCGGCAGGTCTCCTCTCTGCGCTGGGGTCACGCCCTGGAGATCGCGCTGCGCCTGTCCTGCGTGAACATCCCATCGCTGCCGGGGCGCACCGCGATCCTGGTGGACACCTCCGCGTCCATGCAGCAGCCGGTGTCGGGTAAGTCGGTGGTGCGGCACGTGGACGTCGGCGCGCTGTTCGGTGTGGCGCTGGCGGCGGCGGGCAACGATGTGACACTGTGCGGGTTCGCCGACGGCCTCTTCCACCACCAGCTGGCGGCGGGAGGCAGTGTCCTGAAGCAGACGGAGGCGTTCTGCGCCCGCGTCGGCGAGGTCGGGCACGGCACGCAGGCTTTGGAGGCGGTCGCCGCCGTCCTGAAGGCCGCGCCGGACACGGGCTCGGGTGCGCCGCTGCGCCGCATCGTGGTCGTCTCCGACATGCAGACGATGGCGGCGCGCAGGGGCTCGTGGGCGTACTACCCGGCGGTGTGGGGGCGCGCGGCGTCCAACAACCAGACCCTCTCGGATATCGTGCCGACGGGCATCAACCTGTTCGCCTGGAACACGGCCGGCTACGCGAACACGCAGATCGATTCCACGCGTACGGGCCGCTTCGAGCTGGGCGGTTTCTCGGACAAGTGTTTCCAGGTCATGGCGTTGCTGGACCGGGGTGTCTCCTGCGGCTGGCCCTGGGAGGCGCGCGCGGACGGGTGAGGCGGCCAGGGCCCGGTCCCGCACCGGGGGCCGGGCTCGGTCGAGCGCGGCGGGCTAGATCGAGGAGCTGAAGGCCGGCGGCTGGGGCGACCCGGCCTCCAGCAGTCGGCGAAGCGGGGGCGGGCAGCGGCGTCGCGCTCGTGCTCATCTCGCGCAGCGGTGTGCGCTTGGTGGGTTGGCTCGGGGTATCCACATCGGCCTCCTGGAGAGGGAGCGTGTCCGGTAATACTGAGGGGCATGGTAGCGCCCGCGAGCATGATGGGACACGGGTGCGTATCCGTAAGCGGCTGGGTACGTGGCGGTTGTACTGCCCGGGTGAGGATGACGTGCTCACGTGGCCTAAGCCGCCGGAGCTGCCGTTGTTCTACCGGACGTGGGATGCGGCGTTGGCCGCCGCGCTCGAACACGTGTGTAGATATCATACGACGCAGATGGGGGACGCGCCGCGACGCGCTTGACGCGGTGGCGCACTGCTACGCTCGGCGCGTGGCGGACATCCCGGCGCAGTGGCACGGCACCTGGCACGGCTACGTGAAATCCAGGTGTCGATGCGGCGACTGTAAACGGTGGCAGAGCGAACGTACCGCACGCTGGAGAGAGGCACAGCGCGACCAGCCGCAGGACCAGATCCCGCACGGCCTGGGCGGTTACGCCAACTACGCCTGCCGGTGTCCCGTGTGCCGCGCGGCGAAAAGCGCCGCGAACGCCGCCGACCACGCGGCCCGCGTCGCCCGCACTGCTTGACACAGGCCAGCACGCAGAGTAAGTTGCGGCACACTCAACGCATGCACCGGAAGGACACTTCCATGCCCATGCTCGACATCGCGCTACTTGTGCGCTTCACAGCGCTGGCACCGATCGAGCGCTGCGAGTCATGCCAACCCGTGCGCATCGGCACCGACGACGGGCGCCCGCGCCTGCAATGCCGCCGCTGCTACCGCCCCATCCTGGGCGTCTGGAACACCTGAAGGATCACGCGTGCCGCTGAACGCCGAGCCGCCCACCGCCGGGGAAACCCGCCTGGCGGGCCTGATCGTCCCGCAACCCGACGACGTCTACCACGACATCGACACCGCCGCGCTGCTGCCGCCCGGCACGATCCTGCGCGACAACGCCGAACGGGCGTGGCAGATCGCACTGAATCCGGCGCGCAAACGCAGACCGTACATGCAGTGCGCACGCCACCACACCCGGCTGGTACTCGACAGCGCGTACGAGGCCAGCCGCGAGGTGTGGGAGGCGATCCGGCCCGTGACCGTGGTGTGGGCGCCCGCGCCGGACGGAGCGGACTCGTGAGAATCGCCGAGGGCATCAAAGCGCAGGTACGCGAGCAGGTGGCGGCGGCCCGCGCGCTTGAGGGCACGCACGCCAGGTTGCCGTCGGAACTGGCCTGGGCGGCGCAGTTGCACGTCACGCGTTCCACGTTGCGCCGTGTCCTGCACGACCTTGAGCGCGAGGGCCTGCTCTACCCGGTGACCGGCAAAGGCTGGTACGTCAGCGGGTAGGCGATACGCCGCGCCGCCGGTCCGCGCCCCGCTACGCTGAGACGTCTTATTGTCGTACCGGTGGAGGCGTGATGCGCGGTTTCTTTGATCTTGCGACGTGGGTTTACGCGTTCGCCACAGGTGCCGTGGCGACGACGTGGGGACTGGTGTTCGCCGCGTTCGTGCCCACGCCCCTGGGGCCGAATGCGACGTGGCTGGTGGTGACGGGCGTGCTCGCGGTGGCGTTCGGCCTGCTGGGGCCGTCGGCTGTGCCTCTGGCGCAGGCGGCACTGAACAAGGTAGGCTTGACACTGTTGCGCGCGACGCGTGACTGTGTTTTCCGGGGAGCCCACCATGAACACCACCATCGCCACCACTAACACCGCCCTGCACCCCTACGACACCCGCGACCAAGACCCCATCGCCGAAGCCACCGCCGCGTGGCTGCTGACCAAACGCCCCAACACCCGCGAGGCCTACGCCCGCGACCTGCGCGCCTGGGGCGCGTTCTGCGCCGAGCGCGGCGTGCACGTGCTGACCGCGCGCAAACCCGACGCCGACCTGTTCGGCGCCTGGCTCCAAGACTCCCGCGCAAACCCCCGGCCCCTGTCCGAGGCCAGCGCCGCGCGGCGCATGGCGGCGGTCTCCTCCTGGTACCGGCACCTGATCGCCTGCGACGAGCACGAGCGCAACCCGTTCGCCGCCGCGCAACGCCCCAAGGTCGACCGGGACTACTCCCCCACCGCGTGGCTCGACGAGGCATCCGCCCGCCGCCTGATCGAGCACGCCGACCAGCGCGAAACCCCCAACGCCCTACGCGACGCCGTCATGGTCCGCCTCATGCTGCAACTGGGCATTCGAGTCAGCGAGGTGTGCAAACTCCCGCTCGACGCATTCAGCACCGCCAAGGGCATGCGCACCGTCACCGTACGCGGCAAGGGCGGCAAAAGGATCGCCCGCGCCGTGCCCGTCGCTACCGGCACCGTACTGGACGTGTACCTCAAGGCGCGCGCCAAACAAGCCGGGGTACGTGTCAAGGACCTGACAGGGCTGGTGTTCGTCACCTCCGGCGGCAAGGCCGTCGACCGAAGCGAGGTGTTCCGCCTCGTGCGCCGCCTCGCACAGGAGGCCGGGCTGCCCGACCCCACCGCCGTGACCCCGCACGCGCTGCGCCACACCTTCGCCACGATCGCGACCGAGCGCGGCGCGGATCTCGACGATCTACAGGACGCGATGGGACACGCCGACCCGCGCACCACCCGCCGCTACCAGCGGGCCGCGCGCCGCCTGGAGCGCGACCCGGCGCACCTGGTCGCGGCGGCGCTCGGCTAAGGGGGGCGCCTTGGGGTGTTTATGCCCGCGCGCCACGCTGTTCGGCTAGGGTGGCGGCATGCCGGTCGCAGCGCTCTACCTCATCGGCGAGGCATCCACCGCCCTCGTGCTCACGGCCCGCGCCGTGTACCTCGCCCTCCGGGCACCGGGCCCCGGTACGCCCACGCCCGCTGTCATCGTCGGCCTCGTGCTCGCGTGCGTCACCTGGCCGCTCACCGTGCCGTTCTTCACGCTCGCGAAGGTCGCCGAGGTCGCCGGGGCCACCTGGCCGGCGCGTATGCGGCTGTGGGCGAGCAGCCTGGATCACAGCAGACGGCTCGCGTGCCAGTTCGCAGACTTGGTGCAGTGCCCGGTTAAGCCCTGGTACCCGTGCACGGCGCCCGCCTCGCGCATCGTGCGCACCCAGGGGCGCGTGATCGGGCTCTGCGAGCAGCACGGGGAGTTCGTGAGCACACCGCCGCGTTCGTAGCGCGCCGCGCCGCGCACACGCCATACGGGCGCAATATTGAAATCAAAAAGGGCCCTAGCGCTAGCGCTAGCGCTCGCTATTAATAGCCAGGTAAAAAGCTATTTATTGGGGCCGGGTTTCCCCCGCGACGGCTTCCAGGACACCCATCAGGCTTCCCATGCCACAGCACGGGGAGAGCGGGCAGCGCCAGCCCGGCGGGATGTGCACCGGCCCACCATTGGGCCCTATCGCCCTGTTGAGCATGCAGTTGCTCCAGTTCGGCGGTTCGGGGGTCGGCCCGGCGGGGCCTTGGCTTTCCTGGCAGCGGCGCTTGGCCCACTGCCCGTCCCGGTCGCCGCCGACGGGCCGCCCGTGCTGCTCGGGGCCCAGGTCACGCAGCGCTTTCCTGGTCGCGGGCGCGGCGATCTCCCCGCCGGCTCGGCCGGGTGCCTGAGCGGTGCCGGCGCGCGCCGGCGCAGGGAGGTCGGGCAGCGCTCGCTCGCTCGCCGATGTACGGGCGTTGTCTTGCTCTGCCATGGCGGTTCCCCTGGTCGGCGTGTCGGCCGCCTCCCTCTAGAGGCTTGACACGATGGAGTACGGGAGTAATGTTGGACCTATCCTACGGCACACGGAAGGAACCGCAACCATGACCACCGAACCCGCCGCCTTCACCCTGCCCGCCCGCGAGATCCGCGCCGGGCTCGTGCTCGACCTGGGGGGTGACCCCTACGCCGCCAACAAAGACGACCCCGACGGCGGCCTGTACACCTACGAGTACGCCTACGTCCTGCCGCTGGAGAACGACGAGCTACCCTACCGAGCGCCCGGCGCCGTGCTGCTCCACGTCGCCACCAGCGGCGAGGATGACGTGATCTCCTTCCCCGCCGACCACCCGCTACGCGTCGTCGGCTACTGCACCGAGCCCGGCGGCGAGGTCATCGAATGCGACGGGCCGCGCCTGGAGCGCATCGCGTTCATGAACCGCAACGCCGAGCGGTTCGCCAACGACTATGAATGCGACTTGGTACGCGCTGGCAAGTGCAGCTATCAGACCGTCTACGGCGGCCCCGGTAGCGTCCAGTACTGCGAGAAGCCGGCCGCCGACGGCTCGCTGAACTGCGCCGAGCACCGTCAGGCCCTGGTCGACAACTACGGCCCGAAGGCGTTCGGCGTCGACTTCACTACCGGCAAGTAGCCCCGCGATGCTTCACGCCGTGTTGGAGCGTATGTGGCTGGAGAGCAGCTTTGCGGACCTGCGTTACCTGTTGACGGCCCGGCCGGCGGGAGACGCGCGGTTCGTGGGCGATGACAGCGACCGGTGGCAGGTGGACACCGAATGGGTGTGGCCTTCGGGTGACCCCCGGGTGGATCTTCACCTGTTGCCGGTGTATTCGTTCACTGAGTTCACGTTCGCGCGGGTGTCGCGGTTCGCCGTGCCGTACGATCCGGCCCGTTCGCTGGCGGATCAGTTCGGGGAAGCGGCGCTAGCGATGACGGTTCAGTGCGTGCGGGGGTGGCTCGCGCCGGCGGTGGCACAGCTTACGGGCGAGGTCGGGGCGGTATTAGACCCTGACCACTCTACAGGCTTGACACAGTTGAGTGCGGGGACTAATGTTGCCGTCAACAACCCCAACCGAACGGAGCACACCCCATGACCTACGTGGCCGCCGACGTCAAGATCAACGACGTCGCCCTCGCGGAAATCGACCCCAGCGAGGTCTCATCGAACGCCATCGACGCCGCCGGAGAGATCGACATCGACGTCAGCTTCACCGACGGCACCACCGTCTACCAGTGCGCCGCATGCGGCGCCAGCACAAACGCCGAAGGCGTCCACAAAGACGACACCTCTGGTTGCCCCCAGAACGAGAACTACGGCCAGTCGCACGTGTGCGGCGAGGACTGCGACACCCCCACCGACGAGGACGGCGAGGGCGGTTGCGAACTCAACGGCGAGGACAAGCCCGCCCCGCACGTCGCCACCGTTGCGCCGCTCGGCTGGGTCAACTCCGCCAGCCTGGCCACCGACGCCAGCCAGGACGAGGTGCGTTTCTCCATCAGCATCGACGACCCGCGCGGCGCGTTCGTGATCACATTCGCGCGCGTCGAGAGCGAGGACGAGACCGGCCGCAAGTTCACCGAATACCGCATGTCGGTCCCGCACCCGACCGACAGCTTCCTGCACATGCCGCTCACACCGCTCAACAACACCGGCTACTACCGCGCCGGCGAACGCTCCTACCACGACTGACCCCCGGCGGCCCCGGCGGGCCGCCCCCGGCGTGTTCGTATTCCTGGACAGGAGACACCCCCGCCCGCATGCGAGGGGAACCGGGTTCGATTCCCGGACACGCCACCTGGCACGAACCCCACCACCGACCCGGGAAAGGGCCCCGCCATGCTGCTTTGGCACCTGTGCGAAAGATTCGAGGCCGCCGCGATCAGACATACCGGAAGTTTCATCAGCCGGGAGAACGACCGCAGCGTGTACTTCACCACACGGCCGGGCGGCCAGGCAGCCGGGTACGGCGATCACTTCGTGCTGGTCGACGTGCCCGCCACCAGCGCGCGCCTCGACGACGAGTTCCCCTCCGGTGAGCGACACTACGCCGTGCCCGCCCCGCAGATCATCAGCGGCATGATCATCGCGACGGGCCCCGTAGCGCCGGCGCTGGACGTCCCGCCGGCGGCCGGGCTGCTACTGGTGCACCACGCCGAGCAGCCGGAGCAGATCACGGTGTTTCGCTCACTCAAACTCGCGCGGCTATGGGTCGACCGCCAGTTCCCCGGCATCGTGCAATTCGGCCGCTACGAGCCGCACGTGACCACTCACGGGCTCGTCCTGGAGTCCCCGGCCACCCACAACGAGCAGCCCACCCCCTGGAGCCTTAGAAAGGCCGCCTCATGACTACGACAACGCTCGATCCGATGGTGATAACCCACGCCAACGGCCACCACCGCCCGCCACCACCGCCCGCCGACCCGGAGCCGACGGCGAACCGCCTCAGCGCCGGATGGATCACGCTGGCCGTGATCATCGGCGTCATGGCCGCGCTCATCGGCCTGGGCGGTATGGCCCTGTCGTTTCGGTCAGTGCGCGACGAGATGATCCCCGCGTTCGGCGCGTGGGCGTTGCTGGTGCCGATCGTGGTTGACCTGACCGTGTTCGTGTTCTCCGGCGTGGACCTGATCCTGGCCAGAATGGACATGTCACACCCGCTCGCGCGGTGGGTCGTGTACGGCGCGACCGGCGGCACCATCTACCTCAACTACACCGCCGGCCACGACCCGGCGGGCAAGGTCGCGCACGTGCTGATGCCCGCGATCTGGGTCGTGTTCGTGGAGCTGATGCGGCACGTGGTGCGCACGCACGTCGGGTTGAGCGGCAACACGCGCCGCCAGCCGATCCCTCTCGGGCGCTGGCTGCTCTCCCCGCTGCCGACGTTCCTACTCTTTCGCCGCATGGTGCTGTGGCAGGTTAACTCATACCCGCGCGCGTTGGCGCGGGAGCGTACGCGCCTGGCGGCTATCGCGACCGCCCGGCACCTGGCCGGGCGCGGTTGGCGGCGTAAGGCCGGGCCCCTGCTGCGCATGCGGATCGGGCTCGGTGAGGTGGACGCGGACGCGGTGGCGTCGGTGTTGGCGCCCGCGCCGGTGGTCGCCGAGCAGCCGGCACCGGCTCCGGCGCCTGAGCCCCTGCCTGAGCCCCTGCCTGAGCCGGTGGCACCGGAGCCGACACCGGCGGTGTCGCCAAGGGCTGTGGGCACGAAGGCCAGCGAGCGGCAAAACGCCGCGTTGGACTGGGTGGAGCGCAACGACGTGCGCCTGAGCCCTGCCGGGGTGTTTCTGACGGTGGGTGAGGTGGTGGGTGACCGTCCGAGTATGCAGACGTTGCAATCGCTTCCCCGTAACGGGTGGGTGACGGCGGGGGACGAGGGCCGGGCACGGTTGACCCCGCTCGGGTCTGCGCTGTTGGAGAACTGGCGCACTTCGAAGCCTGCCTAACTACCCCAACAGGCTTGACACGATTGAGTGATGCGATAGAGTTAGCTGTGTCGCAAGCCCCGGCCGCGTCACCGGCCACACCGGAAGTACACCGGGGCCCGCCACCCGCACCGAAACGGAGCCCCACACATGCGCATCGCCCCCGCGATCTACCCGCACAACCCCTCCAACGCCCCACAGCCCCACCTGCACCAGTTCAAAGCCGAAGGCAACTACGGCAACACCCTGCTGACCCTCACCGACCGCGACAACGATGAAACCCTCGTCATCGACGTCACCGGCACCGAGGGAAACGTCGAGATCCGCCATAACCCCGAGCGCGCCCGCCCCCTGCGCGTGCCCGGCGAACCCCACCCCGTGTGGTCCCGCGACGACCTGACCGCCATCGCGAGGGACCTTCAGGCCGGCGACTGGCACGAACCCGACGAACCCGACGAGCGCGGCATCAGCGCCACCATCAGCGGCAACCACCTCGACAACGCATGCGGCACGCACGGCCGCGAATACGTCATCACCCTGCACCGCCGCGACGCCGACACCGGCAAACCCGACGGCGACTGGGCCGTCAACGTCGCCGACCTGCTGAACTGGGCAACCAGCCCCGCCCCCGCGCTGAGCGAACTGTGGCAACTCGCCGCCGACTGGCGCACCGCCGCCGACGCCGACACCGCCCACGAGATCGCCAGCCGACTCGTACAGACCCTAGAGGCGAGGTTCGGGGCGATCCCGGCCCCCGGCGCTCGCTGACCGCCCCGCCCACCGAGCCCGGAAGGACACGCCATGCCCCGATACCAGCGCCCCACCATCAAGCGTCACCAGACCGCTAACGACGCCCCCGCGAACGAAGCCCGCTTCGAGTTCGACTCCCCCAACGGCGGCGGCCTGCTCACCCTGGCCACCACCGAAGACGGGCGACTGTTCGTGGACGTCTTCCGGTGTGACGAGACGGTCACCGTCCGCTCCAGCGCCCACACCATCTCCACCGGCCCGCAGCCCAGCGGGGAACCCCTGCGCATCACCGACCGCGCCCACCTGATCAAGATCGCCCGGCAGTTCGGTGTCCGGGACAACTGGCACGAGCCCGACGAGCAGGACGTAACCGCCATCGTCGCGGGCACCGCGTTCGACAACGCCGGCCACTGGCCCAACCCCGGCTACGGCATCCGAACCGAACTACACGTCATCCTCATGCAAGGCGACGCGCACTACGCCGTCAACCTCGCCACGCTCCTCGCCTGGGCCACCGGCTACAAGGGCAGCGAGTAACCCCGGCCTGACGCCCTGAGACCCCCGTACCGCCAAAGCTGCCTGGACGAGAACCGGTGAAGTCGAACCCGCGAACATAGCGGCGACGGACATGAGCCGGTGGCGTAGCAGACAGGTGGTACGGGCCTCCCGGGAATCAGACCACGACAACACGAGGGACACCGTGACCGAATCGAGAGCAGAAGCAGCACAAACCCGCCGACGCAGGCGCCTCACCGTTACCGCCATCGCGTCCGCCGCCATACTCGCCGTACTCGGAATCTACAAAGTCACCACCCCCCACACCGCGCTAACACCCCCGGGGATTACCACCGGCGCACCGAACACCTGGCACGGCAACAGCAACGGCCAAACCCCGGATTTCACCACCGACGGCGACTGGTCACTCACCTACACCTACACGTGTCCCACCGGCGAGGCGCTACGCATCACCGAACACGGCGGCCCCGGCGACGGCGCAACCCTCGCCTACACCACCCGCACCGGCGAGACCGCAACCACGTACGTGCACAACTCCCCCGGCACCCATTACCTCACGGTCGTCACCCACTGCGCGTGGGCGGTAGCGATCAACGACATGGTACGCCCACCCGCCCCTGACACCGCTACCAACACATGACCGCCGCCATCAGAGGCCGACACGCCCGCCGCAACTCGCGAAAGGACCCCACAGTGGTCAGCACCTACAGCGAAGCTCGCGCCGTCGCACCCGGAACCCGGCTCATCGACGCCAACGGCGACCAGTGGCTCAGAAAAGGCGCCGGCATGGGCGCATCCCTCGAACCCGTCCACCGGCCCCGAGCGGATGCCGTACTCCTGGCCATCGCCCCACCCGACCGCGCATTACCCTACGGCCCGTTCGGCACCTACCCCCATGACCCGCGTTTCCCGCCCTGCGCAACGCAGTACTGCGACCAGGCCCGCGCCGCTCTACGCACCGCAACACACCACCTGAGCAGCGCAGCGCAACGCGTGAGCAAACTGGCCCCGGCAGAGCGAGACGACGCGCTTGCACCCGTGACCAGCGCCCACACCCGCGCCCATGACGCCGAACAGCTCGCCGTTTTCGCCGCCGCCGCATACGACGCGTTCCGTACCCTCACACACCTACAAACCGACGACAGACCCGAGGACTACGCGAAACTCGCCGACCTGGCCACCCGGCACGCCGACCAAGCCGCGCACGAAGCCGCCCGCGCCGCACTCCAAGCGGAGCACGCCCTCAGCAGAATCCCCGGCTAGGACACCCCCGTGGAGCCGCCCACCACCGTAGATGTCACCGTCGTCTACCCGAAAATGACCGAGCTGGAACTAGCGGCGCTGCTGTGGGACGGCTTGCACTTCACCTACCCGCCGACGAACCTCGATTTCATCCTGCGCTCACGCCAACCACTCGACGGCAACACCGTACGCACCCTGATACGCACCGCGTTGCGCTGCCACGGCCGGCCCGCCGTCGCCGACGGCAAACCAACCCAGAAACCCAGCGGCTACCCAGACCGCAAAACCTGGTGCATCCGCCAAGTCCGCGCCGCCTGGCCCGAACTGGCCCCACCCCAAAACACCGAACCCCGCCGCCGCACCCGAAAGGCACAATCATGAAAACGATCAACAACGCCAGTGAACTCTTCGCCCTGCCCCCCGGAACCATCGTCGCCAGCCCCGACGGCGCGATCTACAAGCGCACCACCGGCCCCGACGCGAAACCCGCGCTGTCCATGCGCATGCTCGCCGCCGAATCAGGCGGCGCACTGTGGGGCGACCCCATGTTCGATGAACTCGACCCCGGAGAATACCCGCTCGTCACCATCCACGAACCCGCCGGCGCGCCCCGCTCCATCACCGTCGAAACTTTCGGCCAGGCCGCCGCCCTGCCGAACTGGACGGTACTGCGCGATCCGACCGAAACCCTGTTCTGGGTTGTGCGCCCGGACTGGCAACTGGTGAACGGGGCCTGCCGCGCGCTCGTGCGCATCCCCGCCGCTGCCTCGACGTTCGCGGGACACGAATCCATGAACTGGCTCGCCCTCACCGCCAACGAGTACACCCCGCACGACCCGCAGGAGCCGTTACCCGACCCGCTCACCGTCGTCTCACTGCCCGCCACACCCGGGGACAGGGCGATCGGATGGGCCGACCTGTGGGCGTACCCGCCCGGCAGTGTGTTCCTCGACCACAGCGGCGACGCGTGGCTACGGCGCGACGACATGCGCGGCCCCATGCTCGAATGCGTCGGAACCCTGCACACCTACCGCCCCCACGGCTCGCCGCGTACCGGCGCGTTCCGCCCGATCTACCTGCCCGGCCAAGCCACCGCCGACCGTCCGGACCCGGCCACGCTCATCACGAGCATGGGCCAGTTCTGGCAGCAGCCGCACGGCCAGGCGATGCTCGACCGGCGCGGCGAAGTGTGGATCATCCGCCGTGAGCACGACGAGACGCGCGCGTACTGCACCAACGGTCATCACGCGGCCAGTGCCAATGACCTTGCGCTGGGCGACGCGTTCCCCTTGACGCCGCTCGTCTGCGCGCCGCTCCTGACCGAGCCCCAGCGCAGCCCGTGGAGCGAAGACAGGCCACCGCTGTCCACCGCGCCCACCACCGACACGGTGACCACCCCGCAACAGCTCTGGGCACTACCCGTCGGCACTATCCTCGCCGACCGCAACGGGCGCGCCCTCACGCGCACCACCCACGAAGGACAGCCCGCCCTGTGCACCGAACGGCGAGCGGGCACGGGCCGGCGCTGCCTCAACCCGACAGAGATCACCGAACGCGGCCCGTACGCCGTGCTGCACACGCCCGGCACCGACACGGTACCGCGCCCCATCATCACCCCCGGCCTGTTCACGCAGGACGCCGCCGTACAGGTGGGCAGCATGGAGGAGCTGAGCGAGCTTCAAGCCGGCCTCACGCTGAAAGACGCCGCCGGATATGAGTTCCGCACCGTCATGACCGACGGCGGCGCGGCCCCGGAGAACAACGACGAGATTACCGACGGCACCGAGATCACGTTCCCCGCCATCGTCCAGCCCCTCACCGACGTAGCCGACCTGTTCGACCTGTGCCCTGGCACCCGGCTTGTGGACAACGACGGCGGGGTGTGGGAGCGCGGCGAGCTAGGCGCCACGCACACATGCCTGATCGGGCTGCCGTTGCCCGGCACACGTGACACCCCCATGTGGGTGGTTGCCGACAACGACGAGACGAGCCGAAGCAGGGTCGCCGAGCAGTACATGCCGATGAGGTACGCCGGCATGGCCTGACCGTCCAACGCAGCGCCCCCGACCATCACCGGTCGGGGGCGCTGGCGTTTCCGGGGGCGAACCCCCATACGGACCCCATACGGGCGCAATAGTAAAACCAAAAAAGGGCCCTAGCGCTAGCGCTAGCGCTCGCTATTTAAATAATGGTAGAAAGGTAAAAAGCTATTACACCGCGCGGCTGTGAAGGAAACGCTAAACGCTAACAAGAACAAACGCTATTAGTTCACTCCGGCCGAACCGCTGCGCACGCTTTCGCTTACCCGCCCGTGCCGGTGCCACCCCCACGCGCCGGCCCAGCTCCGCGCACTTACATCGGCAACGTGCCGCGATACTCCCGCCGCACCTAGCGCAACGGCGTGTCACATCCCCCGCCGAGGTCGCGCCCGTGCCTCACACACTGCCGTCACCTTCGTAGCCGGCGTGCGCGGCCCGTTAGCGCTTTCATGGTCAATGCGCCCGACCGCGCCGGCTGGCCGATCCTCTCCCCCACGTGCGGGCGCGCGGCGGGCCGGCGGGGGGGTGGCCCCGGGCCCGTGCGCGCGAGAATCAGCGCACGGGCCAAGATCACGCACGAGTCAACACACTGGCACTCAGCACCGTATGTCAACGGTCGAGTACCGGCGTATTGCCTGCCGAGTGCGCTTTCCAGGGTCTGAGAATAGGGCCCGCACGCGTGAGCTGGCAAGGTATGGCGCTGCCGGCGGGTATGCGCGCGGTATCCGGGCCGGTAGCGACCGGCCCAGGTGGACTGTCCGGAGATCCTTTGCCGGATAGGCTTGACACGGTGGAGCAAAGCGACATGATTGGTGGACACCCCACCGACCGGCAGGAAACGATCATGACTGACCTTTACCAATGGTGGACCCCATACGACACGGGCAGGGCCCGCCGCATCCCGACCGTGTTCCGCATGCTGAACTCAGTGGAACCGGAACGCGCACTGTTCACCGTGCCAACCCAAAAACTGGCGGAACGCATCACGTACGCGCTACGCACTGCGCGCGCCGCTGGTCTGCTACTCGGCGCAGAACCGCACCGTGTGCCCAACATGCGCACCGACAAACAGCATGAGTCACCCGTGCGCAACGCGAACGGTTGGACCATCCCCGCGCGGACCTACACGCTGCCGGAATACGACCGGTTGGGACGCGATAGGAGCAAGGTTCACGCATACGAACGGCCCAGTATTTCCGTCCGCACGCGCACACTCGCAGACGCGCTCACACGCGAACTAGATCACGCGCGACTAAGGGGAATGCTCCAGGGAAACGACGCGCGCCACTACGCATGCCACGGTCACTACGGGCCCTGTCCACACAACGGCGCAACCGACACACTGTGCGCGAACTGTGGCCGTTACGGGCAGGTATTCACCCCCGGAACATACGACGCAAACTGCGACCGGTTCGCCAACGTGTGGATTACCGCCCAGGCTTCCGACTGGCGGGAAGGTGACAACCTTTGCGCCGATTGCGTCGACTCATTCGACTGGCCACCGAACGAATGGAACGCGTACGTCCGACCGGACGGAATCGCGGTTCTCACGCACGTCTGATCACGCGTCCGGGCCGTGTGTCTCGCACACGCGGTAACCGGTCGGTTGTCAAACGAAACGGAGCCAGCAATGTTCGCCGTGTTGCATTTCCAATGAGCCGGGCCAACCGTCCGCACTCGGATACGACGGTTACGGCTACATGTACGCGCCTGACGTCAAAACCGCGCGCCGAGAGTTTGAACGGCGCATCCGTACGGGCAGCGCGCGGCTTATCGAACTCGGCAGCATCGACGCTGCGACCGGCAAGCCGCTCGTCCCCGTGCGCACCGTACCCGCCGCGCCGTACACGGGCAGCGTGATGCGTCTCTATCCGATCTTCGTACGCGAATGGTGCGACGGTAAGCGGTATTCCATCGCGCATCCCATGGTCGAAGCGTGCACGCTCACACTCGGCGCAGACGGGAAGATCACGGAAGACCGGCCCGACTATCTGTGCAACGGGTGTTACGCGCCGATCCGGTACGGCGCGCGCGGCTGGTCACACGCGGACGATCGCACGCTGATCCGTGACATGTGCACGTACCTTGCCGTGAACGGCAACCGGTACCGGTCGCATCCGACTACGGCTGACACGGTCGCTATAGGCCGGCGGGTGCGCGCGAACCGTGACGCGCTGCGTTGCGCGTTGCACAGCTCATACTGACGCGCGGACACCCTTGCCTGGCTACCGGCTCCGGTCGGTAGTCGGGAATGGGTGGCTGACTGGCAGTCACACAACGAAGGTAGGTAGTCATGGGCAAGGTTGTTAGCGCAGTGTTCGCGGTGGCAGTGCTCGCAGTGCTCGCCATGGTGGCAAGTTCGGTGGTGCGTACGGTCACAAGCGGGAGCGCTGCGAGTGTGGCGCGGGTGTTCCCGCCGGTCCACACGTACCAGGGTTTGAACGCTGGTTTCGTGATCGGTCGACCGTGCCACAACGTCGGGTTTGAGCTGTACGGCGCGCCAGGTGACCCGAGTTTCTTCAGCAACACGTGCGACTAGACATCACGGTTCGGTAACATCACACACTCTATAGGCTTGACACGGTGGAGTGCTGTGCAATGCTGCTCTCAGTACACAACCCACCGAACGGAGACCACACCATGCGAAACGCAACCGTCAACGGCATCCGCCAGGCACTCAACGCGCGCGGACTGCCGGCCCTCAACGCTGCCGGAACGCGCAAGTTTCTCGGCGCATGGGAGCGCGCGACCGAAGGGGACTGGATCGCTGAAAACTTTCCCGTGGCCGAACACGAAACCGTTGTGATCGTCACGGAAGACACAACGCGCGTCCACCTCGACACGCGCACCGTGACCCAGGATGGTTCGCGCGTCCGGGTGGCCGTGTACGGCGGTCGCCTTCCGGAAGCGAGCAACGTTGCCGGGAAGATTCGCGCCGCACTCAATGACTACGCGCAGAGCCGCGCGTTCGAAGGTGAAGAGACACCCGGAACCGTTTACACGGTGTGCTACTCGGTAGACGAAAACTACTGGGACACGGTCGCCGAAATCATGGACGATCGGACGGACTGTTGCATCCGTGACCCGTGGACTGGCGAGTACTTCCATCACCCGTGGAACCCATGGGCCGGATGCTGCGGCAACGGACACCCCACCGTGTACCGGAACGCCAACACACGTGACCTTTACTACGTCACGGGACACTCGGACGCTGCCGTGGCCCTGACCAGTGAGACACACGGGGAAACCTCGCACATCCCACACCGTGTCTTCCGCGAGTCATTCACCCCCGTGTCAGACGATGAAACGGCAACCGTCGCGAGCACCGACGGGCCCGCATGGCATGACTTCCGGGAAACGGGAACCTACCGGAAGAATCCAACCGTGCACAGCGAATACGCAGCGAACCGGTACGCTGCCGTTCGCGCAGCACTGATCAACTCCGGTTTCCCGTTCCCGCATGCGACCCTAGTCAATGGCGTTAGCACGCGCACCGTGAGTATGGGTGGCATTCCGGCCGTATTAGCGATCATCGCCAGTAGCGACGATATCGGCGCGCGCGGCAGCATCGGTTACGTGTGGGTCACGCTGATTGAAAACGGCGCAACGATGATCCTCCACTGCCACAAAGAACTCAGTCCGCAACGCGTCAAGTCCATCCGTGACGCGCTCGCGTGCTCCGGATGGGACACGGTCCCGTACAGCATGGCAGGACACGATCGATACCGGCTCAATCGCGTCATGCCCGGGGACGCTGCACCCGTCAGCACGTCGGAGAGCACCGACACCCCCGCCGAGACTGCGCCCGTCAGCACGTCGGGTTACGCGGCTTGCGTATGCTGTGGAATCACGATCATGGTTTCCGACACGCGTACGGAGAACTACTGCGTCGAATGCGGCGCGAACGGTGGCCCGGACTGCCCGGGTAGCGGCTCCGGAATCGTGTTCGAAACCGCATGGCACTGCCCGGGGGGTGTCTGCGACGGTAGTGGATGCACGGGCACCGAGCACATGCCTACCGACACCCCCGACGGTACCGACGGCACTTCGGCCGAACCGGACGGACCCACCGAACCGGACAACGGCGCGCCGTTGCTCCCGTTCGAACGGGAACTACTCGCGGGAAGCGGTGGGCAACCTGCGACGGACGCCACCGTTCGCGCATGGTCTGCGGACGCTGACGCTGAGGACTCGGACGCGCGCGCAGAGCACACGGCCGAATGGTTCGCTGCGAATGCTGGGGAGCACTGCGCCACCGTTGGGCACGGCAAGCAACTCGGAACCGAGCTAATCATGATCGAACACCCGGACGGAACCTGGTCACTCGACACCGTGTGCAAGCGCTGCGCCCGGTACTATGTGACCTATGCGGGTAAGGTCGACACCCACACACGCGCGGTCGCCGTTCCCGACACGCGCGCAATCTTCCGGGTGAACTTCCATGTAGACCTAGCCGTGTGGCCACTCGAAACCGTCGACACCTCCAACGGCAACACGCGTCACCCGGGATCAGCGGATGAGACACGCTGGGGTTACTACGTGATCAACTCGGCGCGCGAGGTACTAGCGGCAGGGACCGACTACCGCGCTGCCGCGCACTTCGACGCTGCGCGCGCCGCTCTCCATATCGCGGGATTCATCGCGGACGCTGCCGAGCACGCCGAGTACGCCGCGCGCCAGACTGGCGAGTGCGCCGAACACGATAAGCCGTACGCGCAATGCGCCACCGAACGGCCCGTCCACGCGTACGCGGACGAGCTGGGCACGTTCGCAGGTACCGAAGCGCTATATCGGGCGATCATGGCGCGCGACCTTGACGCAGTCATGGCGCAGTGCGGGAACCGCTACTCGGAAGCGCAAACGGGAGTAGAGCGGTTCCGTGACCGGATGCGCGGTAAGGCGAACGACCTTGGCAAGCCGCTAGGTGCCGTTCGGTGGCAGTGCGCGCTCATGATCGCCCGGACGATCGGCGCACAGAAGGGTGAGAGTGCCGCTACCTGGTATGAGTTCGGCAGCGCCGAGCACGCACAGAAGGTAATCGACGGTATCGACAACGGCGACCCCGTGATCATGGACACCATGCCCTACGCACCGACGGGTGAATGGTCGGGCGACTACAACACGGATGCGCTCATGAGTGACTTGGGACTGACACGGGATGACGAAACGGACGACGGCGAACTGTGGAGCGCGTTCGCGGATGAGTTCGACTCGACAGCGCAGAGCGAGGTAGAGCGCGCCGCGCGCGCGTATGTGAGTTGATCCGCCGGCGGTAGCGGGCCCGTTTTGGGGATGGGCCCGCTACTTGCCATGCTCCATAGGCTTGACACGGTGGAGTGCGCGCGAGACGATTCTGTCTGCCAGCCCAACCCAACAGAACGGAACTCCGATGCGCTTCTACTTCGACCGCACCGACAACACTGAACTTGCCGCGCGCAACGCTGCATACGCCGACCAATACGCGAACGTGACGTTCGCGTGCACGCAGTGCGGCTCCGAAGAAACCGAAGAAACCGCCGAACTTGTCCCGTCCGGAGCGCACCACAAAGTCAAGTGCGCGAACGGGCACGTCACAAACGGCATGCCTCCGCGCGCATCCCGCAATTCCGCCGAGACACGCGACATACACGGGACCACCGTGCGTTTCTTCCAAGTCGGCGGAGACCACCGGTGGGTGTTCGCAGGCTCCCGATACCCGGGCGGTTACAAGACAATCGACGACGCTGCCACCGAAGCGACCATGCAACTGACCGGACAGTACCAAGGTTCACTAACCCCCGCTGGTGTGCGCGTTCCCGCAAAGCTGCAACGCGCAAGCGCTGCCGCTCTAAGCAAGCTGTCCGGACAGTACTAACCCACACACCAGTCCGCGCGGACAGCATCGAAGTAGCGCGCGCGGACACTCCCACCGAACCAACCGACCGGAGCAAACCATGATCATCGCCATACTCGCCACACTCGCGAGCATCGTGGAAACCGCCGCGCGCGCCGTGTTCACGGCGATTGACACACTCGTTCGCATGATCATCGCCATACCCGAAACGGCCATCCGCGATGCACCCGACGGCGCGATGATCCCGCTAGCCGTTGTGATCGTCATACTCCTGAGCGCTACGCCATTCGTCATGATCGAAATTCACTTCGCACGCAAGCAGAACGGAGCCCAGAAGTGATCACGAGCAAGCATGAACTACCGGGCCGTAAAACCGTCCTGACGTTCACCACTACCGCCGAACGTAACGAGGCTGCCGAACTCGCGCGCGCCGCTGGTCACACCGTCATCTACGCAGCCACTACCGGACTGGTCACCGTACGGCCCACCTTCCGCGAAACCCACCCAACGGCAGCGCGCGTCATGTTGCACGCTGCGCTAGCCGTACTCACCTGCTATGGAAACCTGGCTTTCCTGGCAGCGCGCTACGCCTACCGTCGCGCGCTCCCGCACTACCGCGCAAGCCGCACCGCGCGGAACGCGCACACGGGCCCGCAAGCCGCGCCATGGTGGGCACACCGTAACCCGGACGCGTGGATCTCCCCGGACGCCACACAAAGCACCGACACGGGTGACGATGCGCCATGGTGGCAAATGGCTACGCCGACCGCACCGACGGGCCCGCACGCGCTCCCCCAAACCGCGCACAGCAACGCCACACGGTTCACCGTGACCCGCGACGGCACCGTGTACGGCTACCGCACACACTGACCAGTAATACAGTCATCGTACGGAGCGACAGACAGGAAACGATCATGCCCAAACCGGATGCCACCGAACTACGGGAAGCGCTCAAAGACTGGTGCAACGCGCTAGAACTCGAAAGCAACGATGCTGAATACGAGGCTGGCGTTGCCATGGCGGACGCAATCGAGCGGTTCATCGCACGCAACTACCAAGAGTCACTAACCGACGGCACCGAACGGCCCGACCCTAGCGAGACTGAGCCGCACTACCGCGAACGCATGATCGCACTCGGATACGCCACGGGCAGACGCGATGCGCTAGACGAGCCACTACGGGCAGACGCTCCCGACCCGTACGCGTTCGCAGACGCATACCGCGCCATGGTCCAGCGCGCCGAGGCCACCGACACGGGGCCCAACCTACGGCGCACGCTCGCAGACGCATACGCCGACTACGCCGAAACCGGCAAGATCAACTAGAACGGAAACGATCATGAGCGACACTGCCGAGCGGCTACGCGCACGGGCAGCACAACGCGACGAAACGCCACCGTTCCGGAACTACCGCGCCATCGTCTACCGCAAGACAGACAACGGAACCGAAACCATCGAACCGAGCACACTCGCACAGAGCATGAGCGACGCTGCCGCACACTTCGAACGCACATACCCCAGCGACAACGGGCACGACCTACGGCAAGTGTTCGTAACCGGTTAGAAAGCGAGACCAGCCATGCAATCCGTGTTTACCACCGACCCAGGTCCGGACGCGAACGGCGGAGGATACCGCCAATACGTCGCAGTGATCGAACGGCCCGACGGGAACAAGCAACGCGCATCCGTACACGCGCACGGGGCCGCTGAAGCATGGGAAAGCTTCGGTATCAACTTCCCGACGGCCGAAGGTAACAAGATCCTCACCGTAACCGAACAGTAAGGAAACGATCATGGCGAGCGAAACCGTCAAAACGATCAAAGACGTTGAACGGCACCAATCCGGAACGTTCCGTCACACTGTGCACTGCACCGACGGCAGCACGTTCGAAACCATCCCAGGCGCACAAGTTAACTACATGATCGAAAACAGCGAAAACCGACAGGGCCCCGTTGTGCTCACCCTCAACGCACGCGGACAGATACGACACGTGCGACCGGCCGAACCGGGCGACCTCGACAAACCGACCCACGAATGGGTCATTCAAGGAAAGTACGGCCCGGACCTCGAATGGGAGGAAGTCTCAGCCTACCCGGACACTAACGAGGGACACGCGGACGCGCTACGGGACCGCGCCCAGTACAACATCGCGCACCCCTACGCACAGCACAGAGTGCGACGCGTACGCGCCACCGACTAAGCCACACACGGCGCGCCACACGGGCCCACCGACCCACACGGGTAGGTGGGCCCGCTCGCATCCCCAGGCACGCGCACGGGCCCTACGCGGGCCCGCACGGGCACACGGTGAGACTGGAGTACCCCAGTAGGGACCGCCGGCCGAAACCGGACGAGAGACACCCCCGCCTAGCAAATCAAGACCAGAGTGTCCAGATGTTGATAACGCAGCGGACACCCCCGCCTAACTGGAGTACCCCAGTAAAGGAGGGTCACCCTCCCGCATACCCATACATAACACGGCAAAAAGATGCGGTGAAAACAATACCAACCCGGGATAGTGAGAAAGACTCAGCAAATGAGGTAGGCAGCGACCGCGCTCGGTGCTGCGCCGTGTTGCCTAGGGCGGGCCGGCGGACTGGAGTACCTCAGTTCAGTGTGCTGTGTTGTGACTGGAGTACGTCAGTCTGGGGTACTCCAGTGCCGTTTTGTGTGCTGTCCATACTGGGGTATTCCAATTTGCTGTACTGGAATACCTCAGTATTGCGTGAGAATGACGCTGAATTCATCACACAATTCTGACCTGCGAGGATACCGAATATCACGCTCACATAACTGTGATTATGGTGTGCCTACCAAGACATGTAGTTGACACGCTGCCGTGCCCTGCCACCTGCGCACTTAGGGAATGGTGATCTTGTATGTCCACCCTGCCAGCTAGAACGATCTTCGCAGGTCACGAGGCTTCACGACTTAGTCCAACCCGTGTAGGAAGCAGGCCAGTGTCAGCTGTTGCATGTCAACGCGCTGACAAGTCAGGGGGTAAATGATCATGGTCGTGCCGCGCACCGCACAGCCCCCCTCTTCCTTGCGCCTCACCCCTCTTTTCCAGCTACGATATGATTGTCCGGTTTGCGGGGTTCCCCTGGGTGTCTTTTTCGGGGCTCGTCGTGTCGTTTTCCGGTGGTGGTTGGGGGCTCACTGTATTCGTCTATGAAATTACGATCGGCCGGGGGCAGCGCAGCGCTGGTTGTAGCATCACCAGCGTGTCTAATCGGTATGATCCCGAGCCGGATGAGCGTGCCGCGCGGTTGTTGAGCACGGTGGCGCGTGGCTGTGTGTTGTTGGCGCTGCTGGATGGTGTCGTGGGCCGGGTGTTCGCGTCGCCGGTGCAGACGTGCGTGATGGCGGGGGTGGTGATGGGCGCTACCGTGCAGTGGGCGGTGATCTACAGCCGGTTGCGTGGTCGGCGTGATTTGCAGCCTGCGTATGGTCCGCCGTGGCCGGCGATGTTGTTTGTGGGTTTGGTGTGTGGGCTGGTGGCGGGTGGCGTGGACGCTCTGATTGTGGTTCGCTAAGACGCCCCGCTTCGTCATACTGGTCGCATGGATATGTCTACGGGCGGCACCGTCGCCTACATGATCGACGGGGCGGGCACGCGCGACCGTGACGACGCGATCCGCCTCGAAATCGCGAGCGATGGTCCGCGCGCCCTGACTGTGTACGTCGCTGATCTGACCGACGCCATCACTGCCGATCCGGGTTTGACCGAGTTGGCGTTCACGCGGGGCGCGTCACGGTACCGGGGGCACGCGGCGGTGGAGACGATGCTGCCGCCGGACGTTGAGGCCGCGTGCACGTTGGCGCAGGGCGAGGTGCGTCCTGTGATTGAGGTGCGCATGCCGTTGGACGCCTGCGCTGTGCCGGGTCCGGCGTTGGTGTCGCGGGGCAAGCTCGCGGACGCGGTGGCGCTCACGCACGATGAGGTCGCGGAGGCTGTGCGGCGCCCGGATGATCCGCATCACGGGTCGTTGTGTGCGTTGCGGGGGGTTGCGGAGGCGCTGTTTCGTGCGCGGCTCGGTGCGACGAGCGCGTTCTACGATTTTCAGCGTGGCGTGTTCGTGGATGAGGACGGTGCGTTGGTGCGGGTGAAGCCGGCGCGCATCGTCGGGCATCTGATCGTGCAGGAGTGCATGGTCGCGGCGAACCGGGCGGTGGCGACGTGGGCGGTGGAGAACGATGTGCCGGTGATCTACCGTAATCACGTTGCCGCGTCGGGTGCGGCTCCTGCTGCTGTGCATCTTGAGGATCTGTCGGCGGCGTTGGAGAGCGAGGACCCGGATGAGTTGGCGTTGTGGTTGCGGCGCGCGGAGTTGACGGGGCGCCGGGCGACGTATGGTGCGTTTCCGCGTGGGCATCATGGCCTGGGTGCGGCGGTGTACTGTCACGCGACGAGCCCTTTGCGTCGGGCTGCTGACATGGTTTCGCAGCAGGCCATGGTGGCGTATTTGGATGGGCGCCCGGCGTTGTTCACGCAGGAGCAGGTGGCAGGGTTCTGTGACCGGTTGACGGTGGTGATCGCGCAGGCGAAGGCAGCTGACGGCGCGGCTGCGCGGGTGGCGGCGCACGAGATCGCGCGCGGGATTCTTGATCATGGCGCGGACTATCCGAAGATGACGGCTAGCCGGTTCTTCGCTTTGGTGAAGCGGGCCACGAAGGAAGGCGTCGCGTCACCGGGGTTTCTGGCGGAGGTGTGCCGACGTGCGGACGCGGATCTGCTGGAGTTGCGGGATCTGTATCACCTGCTGCTTTTGCCGTCGGGCTCGGAGTGGGTGGCGGCGAAGGCGGCGTGTCTTGCTCAGGTGTGCCGGCGGGTGGACTGGGCGGTGAGCCTGGTGGCGATGCATGCGGTGACGCGCGGTGTGGACCCGCCGGTGTACCGGGATGAGTCGGCTGGGCCGTCGCATGCGCCGGTGTTCGTCGTAGCGGGCTGTGTCGGTGACGCGGCGGGCGTGCTGGTGCAGGGTGCGGCGCGATCGGCGTCGACTAAGAAGGCCGCGCAGGCGCAGGCGGCGCTGAGTGTTTTGGCGGTGCTCGCTGGTGTCCCAGATCCGTCGGGTGATTTGGTTGATTCGACTGTGTCGGTGGTGGAGTCGCCCCGTGCGGGCGCGGCGGCCTGTGATAATCCGATGCAGGCGCTTAACCATGCGCGGATGACGGGGCGGCTGCGTGAGGTGGAGTGGAAGGTCACTGCGGGTATGGCTCGGGCTGGTACGGCTGGTTTGGTGTTCGACGCGGTGTTGACGGCACGGTTGGGCGATGTGGTGGTGGAGGGCCGGGGGTCCGGGGGTTCAAAGAAGGTGGCTAAGGCGCAGGCGGCGGCCGAGCTGATGGGGCACCTCGACACACAGTGATTAGTGCTACGGTGTGTCTCTGCCAAGAGATCCTGCTGGCGAACGGCCCCACTCGTCACGTGGGGCCGTTCGTCGTTTCTCCCCGCGCCGTCTTGTCATACTGTCCGAATGAGCACTCTCGCCTATATGGCCGGTGACGCCACGGCACCAGCCGGCTCCGGCAGCAAGATCATCGCGCACGTGTGCAACGACGCCGGCGGTTGGGGTCGCGGGTTTGCGGCGGCACTCTCGCACCGTTGGCCGGAAGCGGAGGCTGCCTACCGGTCGTGGTACCGGGCTGGCGCAGATACGGGTTTCATGTTGGGCGGGGTGCGGCTTGTGAGTGTCGAGCCCGACGTGCGGGTGGCGAACATGATCGGCCAGCATGGGTATAGTCGGCCGGGCGCTCCGGCGGTGCGGTACGAGGCGCTTGATCGGGCGCTGGGGTTGCTGGCGTTTGTCGCGGTCGAGCTGGGGGCGTCGGTGCACATGCCGAGGATCGGGTGTGGGTTGGCTGGGGGTTCGTGGGACCGGGTTGAGCCGTTGATCCGCTCGAATTTGGTCAAGGGTGGCGTGGACGTGACTGTGTACGACTTGCCGGGCGGTCGTTAGGTGTGCTCGTGCGGGTTGGGCCTATCCCCCACCTTCTTAGCTATGGTATGACTTCTTTCGCTTGGCTTCCTCCGTTGGCACGGTCGGGCCGGGCGCAGTGGAGGCGGCCTCGTTCGCCGGGGCAGCGGGGTCGCCTCCACTTTGCCATTGCCGTCTTGTACCATCGCCCCGTGATCCGTGTTACTAGATGGTTTCGGTTGCCGAGTTGGTGCCTGGCATGGCGACTACAACGCGCGTCCGTTCGCGGGAACACCCGTGCCGCGTACCAACTGGTGTCCGTGCTGGAGCGGCTAGGGCACACGCGCCGCGCGGCTGTTTGGCGTTCGCGGGTATTGCAGCGCGGTGACGAGCGCGAGCTGTGCAGGCTGGCGAAGATCGCGCACCGGCAGGGCGCGCACGAGGAGGCGCTGATCCTGGTGGCGGCCGTCGCGGCGCGCGTCGAGGACCGCGAGGCGCTGCTTGGTGCGGGTGTGACATACATGGTGCTGGGCAAGCCGGGGCTGGCGTGGTCGGCGTTTGGGCGCGCGGCTGCGTTGGGTGATCGTACGGCGAAGTTTTGCTTGTGGAGGATGGCGGTGCGCACTGGTCGCGGCCAGGCGTGGTGGGGGTGCTGGGGGTCGGCACCGATGGTCGATTGGGTGTTTCGGCCGTGAGGGTCGCGGGTGGTTGCGTAATCGCAGCCCTCTGTAATACTTCTAGTATGAGTATGCCTTCGTGGTGTCCCATCTCCCGTCTCGTCCGCCGCGTACGCGCCCGCCGGCACGGCGGCTCGTCACCACCCCACCGGCCGTAACCGCAACAGGAGGACATGTGGGTGCTCGCGGCCCCCGCTGCACGTTCCAGCAGATCGCAGGCAAGCTGCGTGAACAGGTCGCCGCCACCGAGCCGACACACCCGGGGCCGGCGAAGCTCGGCAGCGAGGCTGAACTGTCGGCGCGTTTCGGTGCCTCACGCAACACGCTGCGTAAGGCGCTCTCGCAGCTCGCCGGGGAGGGTTTGATCCACTCGGTGCCCACGCGGGGCTGGTATGTGGGCCAGCCAAGTGAGCGCAGCGCGCCCGGTCCGCTGGAGATTGCCGCCGAGTTGGCGGCGAAGATCCAGGAGCGTGGGCTTGGCCCTGGTGTGAGACTGACGACCGTGCCGGGTCTCGCCGCGCGGTTTGGTGTCTCGGCGTATACGGCTCGGTGCGCGTTGCTCGCTTTGGAGGCGCAGGGGCTTGTCGAGTCGCGGCACGGTAAGGGCTGGTACGTGATGACGGTAGTCAAGCCGGAGGTGAGTGGTGGGGTTTGATCCGGGCCTGGAGTCGCAGGCGCGCGCTGATGTGTTCGCGTTGGTGCGGCAGCTTGATCGGGCACGACAGGATGCTGGTTGGACGCAGCGCGTGTTGGCGGAGCGTTTGGGGGTTACGCCGGGGACGGTGGTGGATTGGGTGGTGGGGCGCGACGCACCGACGATGGAGCATTTGATCTTGTGGGCGCGTGAGGTGGGCCTGGTTGTGCGGGTCACCCGGGGCGGCAAGGTGTTGGCGCCGGATGTTCCGTACGCGTTGGAGTTTCAGGCCCGGGAGATGCGCCGGTTGGCTGTGGCGTTGTGTGGGGTGAGGGGGAAGGTTTCGCAGAGCGCGTTGGCCGGGCGTGTGGGTGTGCATCGGTGGTCGGTGATGCGGTGGGAGTCGGGTCAGGGCAATCCGCGTCCGGTGAGGTTGTTGATATGGGCTGCGGTTCTGGGGTGTGGGGTGGGCTTGTTTCCTGCGCTGGACGTCGAGTGACCACGAGGTTCGCGTTTAGTGTTGTCCGGGTTGCCGGACAGCCGTCCGGTTCGGCGCCGCCGGGGTCGCCGAGTCGGTAGTGTCAGCGGTGGATGGACCGGGCGGCATTGACCGGCACGCACCGGGAAGGCCGGCCCTCGCGCCAACGAGGGCCGGCCTTGTTGTGTCGCAGGGGGTTGCGCTTACCGTCCGTGTGCGTATGGTGTGATGGTGCGCTGTCGTCTCTGTGGTTCTCCGCTGCCAGTCGTGGATGGTGTTGCTCGTGCTCACTCGGAGTGGTTTCACACGCGTTGGCGCGAGTTGTCGGCGCGTGGCGAGTGGGACGGGCCGGTTGTGGCGTCGTCGTGGACTGGGTCCGCCGGACCCGATGGGGATGCAGCGGCGGCTCGGCCTGGAGATCGGCCGGATCATGGCGTTGCCGACGCCCGGCGAGCAGGCGCAGGCGTGGCGCATCATGGTTAAGGTGCTTGAGGGCGCATGGGGGTTGTCTGTGCGGCATTGGGAGCAGGTCGAGTGGCAATCTACGGAGGCTGCCACTCCCCCGGAGCATGATGCTATGGTGTGACCGACCTTGCTTGGGTCTGCTTCGAGGATCGCTGCCCCTTCTTGCGGGAAGGGGCAGCCCTGTTTCATGGAGGTCGTCTGTGGCGCAGCCGCCGACCGCGCTTCACGAAGGCTTCGCGCAGCAGTTGCAGCGCATCCGGGCGCGGGACTCGGCTACACGGCGGTTCGTCGAGTACTGCGAGATGGAGGCCGCGCTGCAAGAGATGGTTGTGCTCGTGTCGCGGTGGCGGCGCCACGAGGCGTGGAAGCTGTCGGATGAGGGCTTCTCGCAGCGGGCGGTCGGGCACCTTGCGGGTATTTCGGGTCCGCGCGTGCAGCAGTTGATGTCCAGTGGTCGGCCTGACGTGGAGGCGTTGCTCCGCGACACCTCCCGCATGGCGTCATGACCGTTCCTTTCGTGGAGGTGGGAGTATGAGCGAGACGGGCCAGGACCCGGCGGTAAGCATTGTGCGCCGGCTGGGGACGACACCGGCACAGCGCGGTAGCACGAACGACATGAACTGCCCTGACGTGTTTCTGCTCAGTGATGGCAGCATCGCGCTCGTCGGGAAGGCCCTAGTGCCGACCGGGGACGTTCCGCAGGGCAATCACCTCGACGGCAGTGGCGTCATGGTGGCTGTCCCGCGTGGGCTCATATTGGATGCGGTTGCGGACATTGAGGCAGCGGCGCGTGCCGTGTCGGATGGGTGACTGTGGCGCTCACCCCCGTATCAGTGTTATGGTCTGACTTCGTTGGCGATGGCTCGCGCCGAGCCCCCAACCGGGTGGCCCGCGCTTGGTAAGCGCACCCGAACCAGGCCACCCCTCCGGCCCCTCCCGTCTGAGATACGGGAGGGGCCGGCCCCGTTTACCCCCGAAGGAGCACCCATGGAACTGACCTTTGTCGTCCAAAGCCTGCTGCCACCGAAACCCGGCGAGCCGGACCCCTGGCCGCTGGTCGTCAAACGCATCACCGAAGGCACCCCGGAGCCGTACGACTTCGTGCTGCTCAACGAATGCAAAGGCTGGGCCGAAAACGAGGATCTGATCAAACGCGCGCAGGACGACCTGGGTTTGGAGGCGCTGAGACCCGGCCGTTCCCGTTCCGGGCTCGCGACACTCATCATGTATCGGCAGCAGACCGTCGGCTTTCCGCAACCGCTCGGCCAAGGCCGAATAGGGGTCCTGCATGAGGACACCACCGACCGTAGCTATCACGGGTGGAGTATCGGGGCGTGGGACGTCGGTCTGCCGCTGCCGCTCGCGGTGGGTTCGTACAAGCTGACGCCGTATTCGGCGGACGCGGCACGGATCGAGGCGCAGTATGTGGCGACGCACCCGTACCGGTGGGGCGCGTACGGGGTGCTGGGCGGTGACACGAACTTCTCGCCGGCCAATCCGCATAACCCGCCGCCGAACTGGGCGACGCAGTTGCCATACAACTTGGGGTCGCGTGCGCTGCCGGGTACCGCACGCACGTGGTCGCCCGTGGCGGATCGGTCGGTGGCGCAGGCGTTCGTGGACAACGGTTGGTGCGACGTCGCGTGGGAGTACGCGAACGCGAGGAAGGATCACAGTGTACTTACACACACGAGCGAGTTCGATCGGATCGACGGGGGGTGGGTGACGGTGCCGTTGCGTTCGGCGGTGACCGGGTACTGGACGCTGGATGCGCCGATGGGCGCGAGCGATCACGCGGGTGTGGCGTGGCGGTTGGATACGGCGCTGATCGAGCCCGGTGGCCTGTTCGAGTGGCGTTAAGCCGCCACAACGGCCTTTCGTGCTACTGTACGCGTGCGTGGTGACACGACACCACTGCGCCGCCGAGTGGGGGATGCGCGTGAGCGTATCTGTCGGTGTAGGGCTCCTCCTAGTCCTCATGGGAGGAGCCCCTTTCTCCTACTGGCCGCGCCACTGTTCTGGTGCTATCGTCGTAATTCCCACGCGGATCTCATCCGCGTGAGGTGCACAACCCTGCAAGACAGACACGGAAGGCCCCGGATCGCCCCCCGGGGCCTTCCCCTTTAGTGCTACTGTTCCCGTGTGCCGTAGGCGTAGCCTGACGTGCTGCACAAAGGAGAGCCCCGGCGCGCGACCCGCCGGGGCTCTCTCCTTCCCGCCCGGAGGCCCACCGTGCTCGACCGCGTCACCGTGCCGTTCACCCTCGACCAGACCCGCTCCATGAACGCCCACCAGGACCGCGCCGTCTCCAAACTGCGGTGCGCCGGCGGCGATCAAGCGTGGCACCCACGTTGCCAGACCCTGCGCGCACGCACCGACGGCTGGTTCTGTGACGCCTGCCGCGCCGTCGTACGCGACTGGGCACACCCCGAGACGACCGATTGGAGCTGGATGGGTGACCAGCTCACCATCGAGGACGCCGCGCTGATCCTGAACGTGTCCGTCAAATACGTCACCCACGCGGCGCAGAGCGGTCTGCTCGACGTGACCGTACGTCTCGATCTGGCCGACGTCCTTCGCTACCAGCGGGAGAAGGACGAGGCCGGCCGTATCGCTGCCGAGGAGTTGACGCGCATGGACCAGGAGCTAGGCGAATGAGGGGCGCGTTCGGCCAGCCGACGTGCGAGTGCTGGCGCACGGTGAAGGGCCGTATGGCCGCGATGGACGTAGATGTCACGGTGTCCGCGCAGGCCCCGCTTGTCATCGGGCCGTATACGGCTGAGCCGATGGTGTGCCCGCATGGGGTGACTTGGTGGTGGGAGCCGACGGGTGAGCAGATCGCGGATTGGGTCGCGCGCGGCGTACAGTAGCCCGTACAGTGCTACTGTCACATTGCCGCATGGAAAGGTGGACCTGGCGGCCCTGCTGGCGCTGTATGGGGTGACGAGCGAGCGCAGGATCAACAGGCTGATGCGGCAGGCGCGTACGCGCCGGGAGGAGCGCCGCGCCGAGCCCCGTGCTACCGTATGACCGCCTCGCCAAGGCACATACACGGCCCCCTTCCGGGTGGAATCCGGCAGGGGGCCACCTGTTTCTCCGAGCGCTTGACACAAGGCACGATTTTCGTGTTACTGTTCTCCCGCCGGTCGGTTCCTTCCCCGGGAATCGACCACTACACCCCTGAAGCGCCCCTCCACCGCCGACCAGCCGGAGGGGCGCTTCGTTGTGTGCGATGACTATATGATCGACGTTGTGACGCCGCCGACCCCCGCCTTACAGGCCGCCCTCCTCGCCGCGCTCGACGACGACACCAGCGCCAGCAAGGCGCTGCGTGCACTGTGGATCGCGTGCGCGTTCACCTGCTGCCGTTGCGGGCGCCTCGTCAAACTCTCGCAAGCCAGCCGCGAACACATCGTCCCCCGCGCCCTCGGCGGCGCCCACGCCGCATCGAACCTGGGCCTCGCGCACCAAAGCTGTAACCATGACGCTGGCTACAGGCCCGTTGAGGGCTCGCCATTGACAGCGCCGCACGGCGAGGGAATCACCAGCGTCAGCGCCCGCAAACGCCACGGCATCCACGCTTTACGACAGCTGCACGGGGACAGGTGCTGGTTGTGCGGCCAGCTCATCGACGCCGTCGAACAGATGACACGTTCGCGTGTTGTCATCGTCGGCCGCAAGGGGTACAGCTTCGCGAACCTGCGCCTGGCGCACAAGGCCTGCCAACAGCGGCGCAACCATGCACGCAACGTGTGGAACAACCACTTGTCACGCTCCCGTGCCCGCAGCGCTCGTCAGCGGCTCGTTCACCGCCGCCGGGCGGTCGTTCTGCAACGTCAACACCATGTTTCACCGCGTCGCAACCCATGGACCACGATTCGTGCTATCGTACGTTCACTCTTCTGCCGGCTCCGCCCCTCACGGAGAACCCATGACCCCCGGCCAAGTCCCCGCCCACCTCGTCCGAGCTGGCGCTGACGCCGCCCCCATCCCCGACCTACTCGAAAGCGGCGGACTACGCGACGCACTCGCCGTCGTCCTACCCCTCTACGCCGACATGATCGCCGAATACGTCGAGACACAACCACCACCCGCCGGCCAAGACGGCTGCAACTGCCCCTGCTCCCGCGCCCGCACCCGCCGCGACGCAGCCCTCATCCGGAGGTACGCCCAATGATCCCCGACCTGGTCCCCGACCCCATTGTCCAGGCCGCCTACGACCACACGATCCTCGGCGAACCACGCTTCGACCTCGACGAAGGCCAGATCCGCGAGATCCTCGCCCCCCTGCTCGCCCGCTTCGCCGAGCACGTGGCCACCCACGTGGCCACCACCCCGGCCGTGTGCACCGACCACGAGGTGTGCGACCACGCCCGGCAGCAGCGCGAAGCCTGCGCCGACACCGCGCTACAAGCCGGCAGCGCCCCGCTCACCGTCGCCGCATCCAAGCACGCGTTCGGTTCCCACCTCGACCTGCTGGCCGAATGGCTCGACCAATGGGCACGCAACGACAACGCGCCGGTGAAACTCCCGCACTCGCTGCACACCCGCACCGCCGGCGCACTGACCGCCGCCGGACGGCGCATCCCGGCCCTGGAGCGCGACGAATGACCGCGCCAACCCCGCCCGAAGCCGACGCCGAGTCGGTCACCGGCTACGTGGACAGCATCCGCTCAGTACCGCCCGCGCTGCTCGACCTCGCGTTGCAGGCACAACCCGCACACGGTGGCCTGAACCGGATCGCGATGCGCGCCGTCCTCGCCGCCGTCCTACCCGCTCACGCCCGGCTTTTGGCTGCCGAGATCCGCCACGAACTCGTGTGCTGCGATGTCTACAACCGTAGCGACCCTGAGATCACCGGCGAGATCGATTTCGGCGAGCACGCCGCGTGTTTCTGGGGCGAGAGCGCCGCGCGCGCCGTGCTCACCGCGCCGACCATGCGCCTGCTGCGCCGCGCAGCCGAACGGCTGCCCTCGCGTCAGGAGTGCGTGTGAAAACGAGACTGGTCGAGGCAACCAACGGGTTTAATCACGGCAAGTTCCTGCTGGGGCGTCTGACCCGCGAGTGGGCGCACGCAAGCGCCCTGGAACCCCAGATCGTGTCCCTGCCCGCGTACTGTGGCTGGGGCCCGGAACACCTCTGGGTGCTCGACCTGGCCACCGGTGAGGGCGCGTTCTTCCGGCCCGGCGGATTCGCCGCCGCCGACCTGCGCAGGCACCGCATCCTGGTGTGCCCCCTGTTCGAACCGTTCCTCGAATGGCTCTACGGGCAAGACCTCTTCGACCTGGACACCCTGCCCGATCTGGTGAAACTACCCCACGCCCCCGCCGCGTTCCATGGCTACCGCCGCCCCGGCCCTCTCGCCGCCGCACCGGTAGCGAAAGCGTCATGACCGCCCTCGACCTGCAACTACGCACAACGCTCGGCGCGCACATAGACCGTGGACGGCAAGCCAAAGAGGAACTTCGCCGTCTCGGCTGGACATCGGACGACGACGCATGGGACGAGGGCGGCGGCCCCTATGGGCAGGCCCGCTATTACCTGGCTTGCTCGCACATCGACGCCGCCTTGCTCGCTCAGGTGTTGCTGGACCAGGTCGACGACCACCGCCCTGACGAGGCCCTGTTCGAGAGCACGATCGTGTGCTCCAGCCCCATGTGCGTGCACGAGCTGCTGCACGGCACGCACCGCTACACCCCCTATCCGTGCGGGGTCACCCGCTCGATCGCCACAAGCCTGCACATCCCGCTCGACGAGCCACCCCGCGCGAACCTGGCCCTCGTCAAAACAGCAACCCCCTGATCACAACTATGCACACGCCTTGACATGTGGGCACTACAAATCGAAACTATACTGGGGTGGGGAGGGGGATCGTCTCCGGGGAGGGGAGGGGGACGACAAGCCCTTTACACCACCGATGCGGGATGAAGCGTGATAGCCCCTTACGACGCCGCCGGCAGCCTGCTGCGCGTCGCCACACCCGACACCCCCGGCGTACGCTGGCTGCCCGCCGTCCCGTGGCGCGACAGCCTGCACCTGGTGGGGCGCCGCTACGACCCGCACGATACCCGCCGCCTCTGGCCCTGGTATCTGTGGCGCGACAAACTCGGGCACCGCTACCCCATGTGCCCTCGCGACATGCGGATCATCAACGCGCTCGGAATCCCCACCGACTGGGTCACCGGTCTGTGGACCGTACGCCACTACGCCCACGCCTTCGGTATCCGCCTCCTCACGATCGACTAACACATGATCACTATCGTCAAAGCCCGCCAGACCTCCATGGCCTGCCCGTCCCAATGGGACCTGTGGGACGGCAACGGCCAGTACTACTACGCGCGGTTCCGCCACGACTACGGCATCCTCGTCCGTTTCCGCGACGAACACTGGGTCGGCAGCGACTACGCGTCGTGGCCGCCGCCGCCCGAAGACATTCTCGCCACGTTCGAACACGAAGCGTGGGACATCACCCTTGAAGACTTCGCACAGCACGCTGGTATCGCCCTGTCCACCGACTTGGAACGCGTCGCGTACTGGCGGCACATCACCAACCGGCTCGCCGCCGAGTTCAAAGACGACCCGGCCGCGCTCGCCCGCGCCGACCAGCTCCTCGGCGGCATCGACCTGGACCAGGAGAACATCGCGTCCACCACCGACACGGTGGACGAGGCGCCGTGAAACTGCCGCTGCTACCCGTGCACGCGTTCTGCACCTCCTGGTGGGACGTGGACCACCACGCGTACGGCGCCCCGCTCGGGGTGATCGTGCACACTCCCCGGTGGTGCCTCCAAGTACGGCCGTTCAGCAGCTTCGCGCAGGGCGGGGACCGGCGCGGCGAGCTGGAGTGGCGCCGCACTCGCGAGGGTCCGAGCCCGTACGAGCGCGAGCAGGTCGCCAAGTGGGTGCTGTCGGATGAGAACCCTGAGATGTGGGGCCGGCTGCGCGACCGGCACTTGTGCCGGTGCCGGTTCTGCGCGGTGTGCCTGCACGACGAGAAGACCTGCCGGATGATCGGCCACCGCGCCCCGGCGCGGTACGTGCGGCACGGGGTGTTCGCACGGCACCTGTGGCTCATGCACATCCGCCGCCGGCAGCGCTGCCGCATCCGGCTCAAAGACACAACAGAGGTGGAGGTCACGTGACGTACGACCCGAACGGCAGTTGCTGGACGTCGGAGAACCTGCCGCCGAAGCTCGTCGCGATCCTCGACGAGCAGGCCGGGCGCGTGCACTCCCCAGGCGGCGCCGTACGCCAGTGCCTCGCGGACATCCTCAACGCCTATGACGCGCAACGCACGGGCCAGACGGCACTCGCGATCGGCGACCGGGTGCAACTGGTCGGATTACCGCAGCAGTTCGCGCACCACAACAACAGGTTCGGCACAGTGAACCTGCTGTACACGGACGGAGACTGCGAGGTCAGGTTGGACGGCGACAACTACCCAACGATCTGCGAACGGCGCAACCTCGCACCTGTGGAAGATCGGAACCGGCCGTGACCTGCGACGACTGCGACCCGGGGTATTACGCGCCGCACTGCGACGCCTCGATCCTGCACGCGCCCGGGGCATGTCAGTACTGTGACCTGTACCCGGCGTGGCAGGAGCTGCGCCGCCGCTGGCGGATGAACTACACCGGCGATTACGACACCGACAAGGCGCCGTGCCCATCGGTGTACTTCCGTGAGCCCTGGGTGCGTGACCATTGGGGCGGCAACCAGCCCTACCCGGCCGGGACGGCGCCGCAGCCGATCACCGGCTGGGCCCCCGCCCCTGCCCCGCCGCCGCAGCCGTTACACAGGCCGCTGTCCGACCGGTTCTGGGACCGCCTCTACCGGTTGATTTGGGAACGCCGGCACACCCCGCCCCTCGACGACGAACACGAGTGTGAGTAAACCCATGGACCCAACCGAAACCGAGGCGTTCTACATCCGGCTCGGCGGCGATATCGCCGCGATGCGCAAACAAGCCGGTTTGACGCAGGTCGCCCTGGCACGGCTCGTGGGCATGGCGCGCACCTCGATCACGAACATCGAGGCCGGCGTGCAACGCCCGGCACTGCACGTCTTGGCCGTGTTGTGCCAGACCCTGAACATCACACTCGACGACATGGTGGCCGGCGCGGTCGAGCACGTGGACGCCCACGCCGCCGCGTCCGGGCGCCTCCAGGCGCACCGCGCGCTGCATCAGATGCGTCTGGCCCAGCGCCGACTGCTGAGCCTGCATGGTGAACTCGGGGACGTGGCCGCGTCTCTGGCGCAGGTGACGGGAAAGTGACCGGCGGGGAGCGGGAGCCCGCCAGCGAGATCGAGGTGTACATGTTGCGCGGCAGCGGGCATTGGGCCTGGCGGCATACGCTGCCCGTCTCGTGTGTGTCGCATTTCGCGGTGTACCGCAGTATGCGCGCGGCGATCGGCGGCGCGGTGGCCCATTCACGCGTGTGCGGTGAAGGCCCACGCTGGAATGCTTAGGCCGAGCCGGCGCGCGGCCTCCTCGGGGCCGCATCCCATGGCCAGGCCCGCGCAGCACACCACGACCCCTTGTACGATCGCGGTGATGTACTTGCGGTAGCACCGCTCGCACAACCGGGAGCGGTTGCCGCGCCGGTGCGGGCACCTGCGCTCGACTTGCGCGCGCACGTGTTCTATGTATTGTTCGCTTTCGTGCACCTCGCGGGGGTCCGGTTCGTCGGAGCCGATCCCCAGGGCGAGCGCGAGGCTCTGCATGGCGGGGCTGAGGGGCTTCTTCAGTTTCAGGGGCCGTGGACACCTGTCCTGTAGGCCGGTGAGTACCGTGCCGGCGATGCCCTGGCGTCGTTGCGTCGGCACGATATAGATCAGTTCTACGGCGCCGCTCAGTTCGACGGCGCAGAACCCCACGACGCGCCCGCGACGGCGGATCATCAGCGTCACGAGGTGCGGGGCGATGGACATGCCGAGCGGTGCGTTCCCGGTGGCTTGGAACCCTTCGAGGAGGTAAGCCACTGTCATGTCGATGAGTTGGTGGACGTGGTCGGTGTTGGCCGGGCCGAAGTGCACCCAGTCGACGTCGTCCATCTGTTCCTCCACTCCACACGGCGGTATGACGATCATATCGGAGCGGGCGGTTTCGGGAACCTGGCAGGAATTCGCCGGAACGCCCGCGCGCCATGCCGCGCAGGGGTATGGTGTTCTTATCCCAGAGCTGACGCGGTCGTTCATCGTCCTGACTCGATCCGCGTCACCCGCACGCCCGGCCCCCGCACAGGCCGGGCGTGCACCCTTTTACCCGGTCCTACCATGTGACCTGCTAGTTCACCGGTTGACATAGAGCCCGGTGCCGGGTGATCATCCCCTTGACTCGTGTCGCAGTCCAGGGGGCGCGTGTGATCGTCATCCTCTTGCAAGACGCCGACGCACTGATGGACCGGGCGGCGGCGTCCCTCTACTACCGCAGAGCCGTATCCGTCATCCGCCGCCACTGCCAGCCGCACAGTCGGCACCCGCAGTCCGGCGCATGGCTTTACCACACCAGCGAACTGGAGAAACTCCAGTCCCTTCCCCGCCGAATCAACCACACGTTATCCAGCACTTGCATTACCGCTTAGAGCACCGTACTATCCCCATGATGCGACTCGTGCATCCACAGTCCTAGAACAACCAGGACCGCGCATGCCGCCACGCCGCTCCACCGCCGCGCTCGCGAAGAACGGGCGCACCCCCTGGGGCGCCGTCGACTGGTCCCACGCCCCCGCCGCGCGTTTCGGCACCATGGGTGTCTGCGTGTACTGCGGATGCACCGCCCTGCTGCGCCACCCGCTGACCGGCAAGCCGTGCCACAAAACCTGCGACGACGCCAAGGCGCTACCATCAACGGGTAGTCCCACCCTTGGCGCGTCCGACGCTGGGACGTCAGGCTGACTGTAAATCAGTCGCTCACCGCTGGCTAGGTTCGATTCCTAGACGCGCCACGCTGATGTAGCTCAACGGCAGAGCGTCCGCCTCCCACGCGGGACACGCCGGTTCGACACCGGTCATCAGCTCGTACGCCTGTGGCCGAGAGGCGAGGCGGCGGCCTGCAAAGCCGCGCACACGGGTTCGAATCCCGTCAGGCGTTCTACGACAACCGTCGTACATGCACAACCTCTCCGTGATGGAGCGTGGCGTGATGCCCAAAGAACTGATCGGCTTCCCCGTGGTGCAGCAAATGCACCACGACTGCCTGCCCGGTGAGGGCTGCCCCCCCGGGTGCACCATCACCACCGACGTGTGGCCCCAGCTCTCCGTGCGCTGGGCCGGCGCTGGACATGACCGCACCGGCAATGTGCAGGTCTCCCTGGTAGAGCGCAAGAACGTTCCATGGGAAGAGTATGTATCCCGCCTGGAAGACGCCCTCGCCAAGCGCGACGCCGTGCGCGACGTCGACCTGCTGGAAGAGGAGCGCGAGACCTTCTCCATGGTCTTCAGCCGCAGCGAACTGAACGACCTCATCCGTGTCCTGCGTCGCGCCCGCGACCAGGCATACGGCCGGGACGAGTAAACCCCTGAACTTCCCTCCCGCGTGGTTCGAGGGCCCGCGCGGGAGGGAACCCCTCCCTCGATTCGAAGGAAGCGCATGAGCGCGATCACCGCCAAGGTCAAGAACACCGGCAAGAACATGGTGGCGTCCGGAGAGACGACCCTGAAGTTCCTGCCTGACTACCAGGACGGGCGCAATAAGCAGTGGGCGAAGTACACCCCGGCGCTTGACTTCTCGCTCACCGTCAAGAACGAGGTCGCCGACCTGTTCGAACTCGGCGGCAACTACCTGGTGACGTTCGAGCCGGCCACCGACTGACAATCCAGCGGCTGGTACTCTGGCGTTCACATCCGGGCGCGTGACGGCAACGGTAGACCTCGAACGCTCAAAACGTTCGGCATGCAGGTTCGAATCCTGTCGCGCCTACGTGAACGCCCGCAGCGAGACCACGCCCACCATCACCCCGACGCGTGTGGTGCCGGTGCGGCACGTGTGCCGCCTGGTCGACGCCTACGAGGCGCTGCTTGAGGCCACCGCCGCGACCGGCGACGACGAGGCGTACGAGAGGGCGTGCGACGCGGTGGACCACGCGCTCGGGCTGCTGGGCATCGGTTTCGGCGAGGACGGCGGGGCTGACCCGGGCCCGTTTAGCTGACGCGGCAGCCCGAGGATGTCCGTGAGCTGGTCGGCGTCGTGCTGGGCGTAGATCCACGCGAGGACGCCGGGCGCGAGCCGGCGCGCGAGCGCCGCTTGTTTGCGCACGTGGCGCCGTTCGCGCACGTATCGGGCGCATTCCTGCCGGCACGGCTCGCAGACCGTCTCGCCGTACCGTTTGTGGCGCCGGTAGGCCGGCATCGTGCCGTGTTCGGGTATGCCGTGGCGCGCCGGCGCGTAGGGCACGCCGGGGTGCGCGCGCTCCCAGTTGTAGAGGCGGCTGGCCATCACGCAGGCGTCGCACGCCAGTTCCCGCCGGCGCTTGTGCCGGCGGTACGCGGCGAGTGTCCCGCAGCTTTTTAGTGTTCGTACCATGATTCGACCTAATGCGCTGAAACAGCGGGAGTCCGACTAGTAGTATCACGTGGTGTGGACGAGATAACGACACGCCGGTACCACGATCTAAACGGCCTGAGTATACGCACACCACGCCTGGAACTGCGCGCCACCGACGAGCGATGGCTGCTACGCCTCGCCGGCCTCGCCGAAGACGGCATCCACGACCCGGCCGTGCAGCCGTTCACCAACGCCTGGACCGACGTCGGGCCCGCGCAGCGCGGCGAAGCCGTCATGGACTGGTGGTGGGAGAAACGCGACGCCTGGAGCGAGCAGGACTGGGATTGCGAGTTCACCGTGCTTCGGCGCGGCACCTGGGGCGATGTGATCGGCGTCCAGAGCCTGGCGGCCCGTGACTTCGCGCAGCAGCGCACCGTACGCACCGGTTCCTGGCTCGGCCTGCCCTACCAGCGGCAGGGCTACGGAACCGAGATGCGCGCCGCCGTGCTGCACCTGGCGTTCATCGCGCTCGGCGCGTACGCGGCGCGCACCGTCGCGCTGCGCGACAACATGGCCTCGCGGCGCATCAACGCCAGGTTCGGCTACGAGTTGACCGGCATACACGCCTGCCAGGTGCGCGACCGGCCTACGTTCGAACTGCACTACACCCTCACCCGCGACACCTACGTGGCGCTGCCGCCCCGCACGCGGCTTCGCGACCAGATCGAGGTGCGGGGCCTACCCGGGTGTCGCCGCCACTTCGGGGCGGCGGGCACCAGTGAACTCAAGGAGCTGTGTTAGTGCGCCTGACCGTGACCAACGGTGAGCAAGCGGTGGATGTGCATATCAAGGGCTCGTCACGAAAGACGCTGCACCAGGCGAAACGCGCGGCGCGCCAGTTGCTGCGCGACATGGTAGTGCGTCAACCTGTGAAGTTCCCGTTCGGTTTCGTCGCGGTCGCGGATACGCAACCGGTTGACCAGGACGAGGATGAAACCCTGGCCGCACACACGGATTAGTAGTACCGTGGCGGGGCTAGCGAATCCCGCAAACCCCCGTCCCCGATACGAGGAGTCCGTCGTGGACCAGACATCCATACCCAGCGCGATCCCCGACACCCGTTCGTTGACCTTGAGGCAGCAGGCCGACGCGCGCCGGAACGCAAGGGCCCAAGCGCCCGTTGGCTTCCAGTCCTCCATCTGAGGCGTCCATGTCCTCTACCGCACTCGCGCCCAGACACAGAAGTATGGGCTTTGACGAACCCACCGAAGGCTACGCCGTCCTGCACTGCGGCGAGCACGAAGCCAGCCAACGCGAAAGCGTGCGGATCGTCACGCGCGTCACCGCCGAGGGCGTGCAGTCCACCGTCGACCGCATCGTGGAACTGGTGGCCACCCGGCTCGTCACGCACGCCTCCATCTACTCCGAGGCGGGCGCCGAAATGCGCCGCTGGTACGAGTGCAACGGCATACACGCCGGGGAGACCGTCACGATCTCGCCGTAACCGCTAAGCAATCGGCTTTACCAGTGCCCGGCCGGCGGCTATCGTCGTGCCGGGCACGATCGTTTCCCCGGGGCTGTAGCTCAACTGGCAGAGCACTTGCCTTGCAAGCAAGCGGCTGAGGGTTCAAATCCCTCCTGCTCCACTGGCCCTGTTAGCTCAGCCGGCAAGAGCGGTCGCCTCGTAAGCGACAGGCCCGGGGTTCGACTCCCCGACGGGGCTCGAAGATCGTGATACAGTAGCAGCAACACTGGTTGACAACCACTGGTTGCCGCCAGTTCGGCGCGGGGTAGGGCAGCTCGGTAGCCCGCCAGGCTCATAACCTGGAGGTCGCAGGTTCAAATCCTGTCCCCGCCACGACGCTCGGCCGGAACCAAGCCGGGGCACACCTCCGGCACGCGTGCGTTGAAAGACCGGCCGCCACGGGATGTGGCCCAACTTGGCAGGGCGCCTGGTTTGGGACCAGGACGTTGGGGGTTCAAATCCCTCCTTCCCGACTGGTGCGCGTCTGGTCGACCATCCCGGGCGCGCACCGCCCCAGCTTTCCCGAGTGGTGTAACTGGCAGCACGTCGCGCTCTGGACGCGAAGGTTTCGAGGTTCGAATCCTCGCTCGGGAGCGCTGTCAATACCTTGCCGCTCTAGCCCAATGGCAGAGGCACTGCGTTCAGGTCGCAGCCAGTCGGGGTTCGACTCCCCGGGGCGGCACCGAGACGCTGTACCCCAATGGGCAGAGGGACAGGCTTGAGGTGTCTGCCAGTGCGGGTTCGACTCCCGCCAGCGTCACGGCTCGGTAGCTCAACTGGTAGAGCGCCGCCCTCATAGGGCGGAGGCAGCCGGTTCGAGCCCGGCCCGAGCAACCAGCGGTAACGTGCGGATGTGGTCCAACGGTAGGACGTCACCTTGCCACGGTGGCAGCGCGGGTTCGACTCCCGTCATCCGTTCTGTGGAAGTGTGCCGGAGTGGCCTATCGGGCCGGCCTGCTAAGCCGGTGGGCTTCGGTCCCGACGGTTCGAATCCGTCCTCTTCCGCTGTGGGACTGTGGAGCAGTTGGAGTGCTCGTCACCCTGTCAAGGTGAAGGTCGCGGGTTCAAGTCCCGTCAGCCCCGCTCGGGTGGGTCCGACAGTTGAGCGTGTCAAGCGGTCCCGAAAACCGTGGCGGTGTCACAGCCGTTGGGAGTTCGACTCTCCCACCCACCGCCCTGGAGAGTCCGGCATGTGGCGGGCCGAGCGTCTTGGAAGGGCGTGGCCGGGTGACACCGGTGGTGGGTTCGACTCCCGCACTCTCCGCCTCCGCGTGCCCGGCATGTTGCTCACCGCGTCACAACTGGTGGATACTCCACGTCATGACGAACATCTTTCACACCCTTGGTGACCGTGTCCGTGAGCTGTTCCACGAGGCTGGCGACGAGTTGGAGCGGTTGTTGGACGAGCTGAAGCCGAAGGTGCAGCAGGCGGCGGAGGACGTGCAGAGCGGTGCCGAGGCGACCGCCGAGAGCGTGGTCAAGGACGTCGCGGCGTGAGTGTGCCGCCCGATCAGTTCGCGGCTGACCTGTTGAACCAGGTGTGGGGCCTGGTGCAGCAGTCGATGCGGCACATCGACGAGGCAGCCGACGAGGCTGACGCCCAGGGCCTGACCCTGAGCGAGGCGCAGATCGGCCCGATCATGATCACGGTGCGGTTGACTGCGGAGCAGTTCACGCGGGTGCGCCGCGCCGCGCGGTTGGCGGCTAAGGGCACCGAGTCGTGGGTCATGGCGTTGCTGCTCGGTGAGGCCGAACTCACCGGTTGATCGTTCTGTACGATGAACACATGACCGACAACCGTGCCAAGCCATTGCTGCTTTTGGATGTGGACGGGCCCCTTAACCCGTACGAGGCCAAACCCCACAGGCGCCCGGCCGGATACGACACCTACCGCCTGGTCACGGTATGGACGCCGGATCAGCCGCCGGTCCAGCGCTGGGGCGTGGCGGGCGAGCACGGCATGCGGGTGTGGCTCAGCGCCGCGCACGGGCCGATGCTGCTGGCCATCGCCGACGTGTTCGAGCTGGTGTGGGCTACAGCGTGGGGGGATCTCGCCAACACGTTGATCGCGCCGGCGATCGGACTGCCGACCGATTTGCCGGTGGTGCCGCTGCCGCAATACGTCGAGCGGACGCCGGGTCGCATCTGGAAACGCGACGCGGTCGAGCAGTACGCGAACGGTCGTCCGTTCGCGTGGTTCGACGATGATTTTGAACCGGGTGACCTGCTGTGGGCGGCGCAACGCACCGCCGGCGGTGCGCCGACGCTGCTTCACGGTGTCAGGCCCTCAGTAGGGATTACACAGCTTGACGTGGACGCCGTCGCGGCCTGGGCCAGCTAACATTTACCAAGCGTCAAGAGTGTCTATACTATGCGGCCATGGCACCCACCGTAGAAACCCAGGCGAGTTCCGCCGTCCCCTTCCTGCCGAGCGTCGACTACGACGCCGCGATGCTCGCCGTCTGGCGGCAAATGCTCAAAGAGGCCTCCAGCGGCGCGCGCCACGACCTAGGCGGCCTGCCCGGCTACACGTGGGAAGGTTCGATCACCGCCCTGTTCGAGGTGCTGTGGCCGCGCATGTCCCAGGCGCAGCGGTCCCGGGAGTACACCAAACTTCAGCCGCGCATGGTCAAGCTCGGGTACGCGGTGGTTCTCAAGCGCGGTGGCGGCCACTCGCCGTCAACGTATTGGGTCGCTGCGAACGACCCGCGCGCGCCAAGGGCTGCCGCGCCGCCAGCGCCGCCGCGCGCCACGCCCGTGCAGGACGCGCCGGCCCCACAGCAGCCCGCCAGCGCCGCCGCGCGCCCGGCGCCGCAGGAGGACTACGGCCCCTTGCAGGTAGCCGTCAACGCCTTGGTGGACCAGCGTACGGGTGACCTGCGCGCGCGGGTCCAGGACGCGCGAGACCTGATGGAGGGCACGGCGGAGTGGTTGGAAACCCGCGCGCGAGAGTTCCGCGACTTTCTCGAACTGCTCAAGTAGCCGTGGCAGACACGGCGCACCGATATGACTAATGTGGTGGCATGACAAGCATAGACGACCCGGCGCCCGCCACAGTGCCAGCCTCCAGGCCCTCCTCCCCCGAGCAGGACTACGCCGCCGCCGCATACGCCATCTGGCACCACATGCGCGAGACCGCCGATCCCGGGGAACGCAAATACAACGGCCGACCCGGCGTGTGGTGGTACGGCAGCGCGTCGAAACTGATCCGCGAGTGGTGGCCGCACCTGAGCGTGAACGGGACAGCCGCCGCGTGGAACGCCGTCCGTGACCGCCTCTACAGCGCGGTGAACGTGGCGCTGCTCAAGCCGGGAGCCAACCAGAAGCCGTCTAAGTTCTGGGTCTCGGACACCTGGAACGGGCCGGTCCCCGTGCCGGTCCCTGTGCCGGTCGAGCAGGCCGCCCAGGACGCACCGCAGGTCGTCGACCAGGCGCCGCAGCAGGACCCGTATGCGGATATCCAGCGCGTGATCGACGAGATGGTGGCTTCACGCAGCCGCGAGACCCGCGCCAAGGCGCGCGAAGCACTCGCTTCGCTCGCCGAGGGTTTGGAGGGGCTCTCGTCCCTGGCCAGGAAAGCGCTCGACAGTATGGAATAGTCTTTAGATACGAGCGTTGCTACATGGCCGCAGGGGCTTTACTCTGCGGCCATGGCCGTTTCGATCACCCTGACGCCGACGGAGGCCCGCGCGGCGATCCTCACCGGTGCCGAGCGGCAGATCGATGCCCTCACGCGCGGGCTGGCCGATAAGCACGGCGCCGGTGGCGAGGACTCCTGGACGCTGCATATCGAGGGCGCGGCCGGCGAGATGGCCGCCGCGAAAGCTCTCGACCGCTACTGGCAGATGCCGGTGGGCACCTTCAAGGCGGGCGGGGACGTCGGCACGCTTCAGGTGCGCACCCGTTCACGCCACGACTATGAGTTGATCGTGCGCGAGGATGACCGCGACGACGACCGGTTCATCCTGGTGACCGGTACGCTGCCGCGCTTCCAAATCCACGGGTGGATATTCGGGCGGGATGCGAAACGCCCGCAGTGGCTGCGCGAGCACGGCGGCCGGGCCCCGGCGTTCTTCGTCCCGCACGCCGAGTTGCGCCCGCTGATCGAGTTGGACGCCCCGGTGCGCTGAGGACGACAGAAGACCCCCGCGCTGTCTGGTCGCACTCGTCGGCTAGAACGATGTACGACGCGGGGGTCCTCCGGCTGTACTCCCAACTCGCGTGGTGTCCGCCACCGCCAGAAGGAGCGGTCATACTGTAGCACGCCGCGCGGGCTACGTGGGCGCCCAGCGCCGCAACTGTCCCGGCGTGCGCGGACGGTAACCCGGGCCCGTGCAGCCGCAACTGTGGAACCGCACCCCGCGCTCCAAAAGCGCGACCAGCGTGCGCCATCCGGCCCTATCAGCCTTGCGCGGCACCGCCAGATCCCGGCCGGCGTCGATCATCGCCAGCCCGCAGTGCGGGCAGCGGCGCGCCTCGATCCGCTCGATCGAGGCGTCCAGCAGTGAGACGACGACGTAGTCCGGCAGGTACTTGAACGAGACCCGGCAACGGGTGCACACCCAGTGCGTCTTGTAGATCCTGCCCTGCGCGTACCGGCACATGACATCGATCATACCGCCAGACAGCACGGTGCCCCCGCGTGGCGGACAGCTACGCGGGGGCACCGTCATTCCTCGTGCAGGAACAGCCCAATAACAACACAGCTCCGGGGGTGGTGTGGCTGACCTGCTGCCCGGCACCTACGTGTGCGTACGCACCCACGGGTTCGTGCCCCTCTCCATTCGCCTGTTCACCCGCTCCCCCTACGACCACGCGTTCATCTACGCCGGCGATGGGCGCATCATCGAAGCGCAGCCCGGCGGCTGCCGCGAGGTCCCGCTGAGCACCTACGCCGGCTACCCGATGCTCGCCGACACCGACGAGAGCCTTACCGACGAGCAGCGCAAGCGCGTCGTGGCCAAAGCCACCGCGCTGCTCGGCGTGCCCTACGGCTACCTGGACATCGTGCGCCTGGGCCTGTCCGCGCTCGGACTGCGCTGGCGGTGGCTCACCCGCGCCGCCGACAACGAGCGCGCCATGATCTGCTCGCAGGTCGTCGCCGCATGCGGGCAGGCCGCAGGCGTCGACTGGCTGTGCGGCCAGGGCTCACCGGCTGCCGTCACCCCGGGCATGCTCGCCGCGCGCAACACCATGCGCCCGTTCGCCCTGGAGGTGACCGGTGAGCCTGCCCGGTAACGTCACGACGATCACGGTCACCGGCAGTTTCTACGACCTTCAGGGCAACGCGCTGTCCGGCACCGTCCAGTTCATCGCCTCTGCCAGCCCGTTCGCGGACCCGACCGCGCCGGCGTTCCTCTCCGGCGTCACCGTCACCGCGACCCTGTCCAACGGCGCGTTCAGCGTGGTACTGCCGTGCACCGACAACACCACGCTCTCCCCGACCGGCTTCGTGTACACGGTCGTTGAGACGGTCAGCGGTGATAGCCGCCAGTACCTGATCTCGCTGCCGCACACGCTCGGCGCGACCGTTGACCTGGCAGCGATCGCCCCCGTCACGACGCTGCCGACGGTCTCCCCGTTCGGCGTGCTGGCCCTGGCCAACACGTGGACCGGCACCAACACGTTTACAGGTGGCTTCGCGCTCGGCCCGACCAGCATCGCGACCCCGCCGGGGGGCACGGCGGATTTCCTGCGCGCCGACGGCACGTGGGCCGCTCCCGCCGGCGGAGTGCAGATCGCCGGCGACCTGGGCGGCACGAACGCCAGCCCGCAGGTGGTCGGCACACACCTGTCTGCCCCGCTGCCGCTCGCGCAGGGCGGTACGGCGGCTGCGACACAACAGGCTGCGATCAACTCCCTCACTGGCGCGCAGTCCAGCGGCAAGTATCTAAGGTCCGATGGCACCAACGCGGCGCTCTCCGGCCTCCAGGCGGCGGACGTCACCGGCACGCTCGCCATCACCCAGGGCGGCACCGGCCAGGGCTCGCAGCAGGCGGCCATCAATGCTCTGACGGGTAGTCAGTCCTCCGGGCACTATTTGCGCTCCGATGGCACCAACGCGTCGCTGGCCGCTATCGCGGCCGGGGACCTGCCCACCGGCACCACCGGCGCCCAGGGCGCGCTGCGTCTGGACGGCAACGCCTCCGATCTGCAACCGCAGGGCACGGCGAACGCCGGGGCGACGGGCCTGGCGGCGGACGGCGGCCACACGCACCCGTTGGAGGCGTGGCGCTTCAGCGTCATGGCGGCCGGCGCGAAAGGCGACGGGAAGCTGTCGAACACCGGCGCCACCACCGCCTCCTCCAGCACCGTCACCATCGGCGAGGCGGTGCTGACCGCAGGCGACGTGGGCAAGGTCGTCGCGGTGAAGAACGCCCTCCAGGACCGCAGCACCTCCGGGCAGACCACCGCCGTCGGCACGATCACCGCCGTGAACTCCTCGACCTCGTTCACCGCGACGTTCAACACGACACCAACCCAGACCGCGAGCGGGCTCCAGGTTTTGTGGGGCACCGATGACACCGCCGCCGTCCAGAGCACGATCGCGTCCGCGAACACCTACGCGGGCACGCACGGCGTCGGCGAGGTGTTCTTCCCCGCCCCGGCCGGTTTGTTCTACGCGATCGGCGGCGTGCTGAAGAACACCGACGGAACCAACGCTGTCTATAACAGCCAGTTGACGATCCCGGTCAACGCCGAGCACAACAGCGCGGTCACGTTGATCTTCCGGGGTGTCGGCGACGGCGGCCAGACGCGGTACTGGAACAGCACCTACCCGGCGCTGAGCGGTTCGCCGATCGTCTCGTTCGGGGTGTTCACCTCGTCCACCGCCCAGTCCAACAGCATCAACGGTTTGAGCGGTGGCTTCGGCGGTAACCCGTCCGTGATCGGCGGGGGCACCGGCAAGAACGGCTACGGTGTCGGCACCCCGACGCCGCTGTACTCGAACACGTGCGTGGTCTTCCAGGACATCAGCATCCTGACCACACACAGCAACTCGGGTTGGACGTATTCGGCCGCGAACATGTTCGGGATCGCCAGGTTCCACGCGAGGAACTTCACCTACGGCACCACCGGTGTGATCGAACTTTTCAACGGCAACAACGGCGACTTCACGAACGTCACCCTGCTTGCCGGCGGCCTGGCCGTCGGGCTGCTGATGCCGTCGAACGGGAACAACGCCAGCAACTATCTCAACAACGTGGTATGCAACGGCGGATACACCTACGGCCTGGTGGCCATGGAGCACACCGTCGGCAACGACGTGACGATCCTGTACTGCTGGTCGGGGATCTGCCCGTGCGGCGCCTACGGCGACTCGGCCGCGTCCGGGACCGTCTCGGCGCTGCACGCGTCCTGGTTTGATCAACTCTGCGTCGAGGCGTGCACGTACCACATCAATGTGTTTGGTTCTGGTGCGGCGAGCATCGGTCCCATCGTGCACTGGACGATGGACACCGAGGGCACGATCCAGTTTCGGGACAACCCGAGCAACGGCGCGAGCCTGAACACGCTGACGGGCGAGATCCGGATCACCGGCTCGCCGAGCGCGATCACGGTGGCCACCGGCACCGGATTCCTGGCGCGCGTCATCAAAGAGCAGATCAGTCCGGGTGTCGCGTCCGCCCCGCCGGCCTTGTCGGCGAACACGGCGGTGATGAACAACCTCTGGAGACCCGCGACGGTGTATCTGACGGGCGGCGCGAACCTGACCACCATCCAGGTCTCCGCGCTCGCCGGCGGCAACTCGGTGCCGGCGGTGAGCACGGTGGCTGACTTCACCGCCGCCGGGACGATCAGCGTGCCGTTCCCGGTGCGCGTCGGACCGGGCCAATACGTCAAGATCAACACCTCCAGCGGCACCACCATCCCGACCGCCGTGTGGGTCCTGGACTAAAGGAGCCCGTGGTGTCGCTGCGCGTACACGTCGGCGACCCGGTCCCCAAATGGACCGCGCAGCCGCCGGTCACGGTGTGGCGGGTCGCCGAACCGCAAGGCAAGTGGCTCACACAACCGCCCAGCAGCGACGACACGAGCGAGGGGGTGGCGTTCGTGCCGTTCGAGCTCTCCTCGCTCGCCACGCCGTACGTGCGTGTCCCCGTGTACGCCGACCAGCTCGGGATCGTGGTCAACCCCACGAGTTTCGTGGTGGAGATGGCGTTCATCAACGGCGCGGCGAACCCCGCGTCCGGGGACTGGAAAGCTGCGTCCTGGACCACGACCGCGCAGGGCCAGTACGTCGCCCAGTGCCTGGTGGGCCCCAATGGCGGAACGATCACGCTGAGCGCCGGGCTGACCTACACGGTGTGGATTCAGATCCAAGCCACCCCGGAAACCGTGATCATCAACACGGGGCAAATCCAGGTCACGTAAAACAGCGGCCCGGCTCGGACCCCCACGACGTGGACCGAGCCGGACCCCTGGGGTTGGCCCGACGTCACCTTATCGCACGAGGGGGTGTGATGGACGAGATCGAGCTGCCGCGCGACGCCTCCTGGCCCGCCGGCCCCGACCCGGCCGACAAGCCGCTACCCGAAGACGAACCCAAACGCCCCAGCAACGCGGAACTCGCCCGCACCCACCGCGACGCCGAAGCACTCGAACTGCGCCGCCAGCACTACTCCTACCCCCAGATCGCCAAGGCCCTGTCCTACCCCACCACCAAAGCCGCGAAAGAAGCCGTCGACCGCGCCGCCGAACGCCTGCGCGTGCTGCACGAGGACAACGAGGTCGCGGTAGCCCTGGAGCTGGCCCGCTACGACCACCTCTCGCGCATCGTGATGGGGATGCTCGACCAGAAGCACTACGTGATCTCCAACTCCGGGCGCGTGGTCGAGGACCCCCGCACCGGTGAGCCGCTGATCGACATCGGCCCGACGCTCGCCGCGATCGACCGGCTCGTGGTCATCAGCCGGGAACGCCGCCGCATCCAGGCCCTGGACAAGCCGGCCGTCACCCGCGTGGAGGTGCGTACGCAGGACGCGATGGACCACGAGATCGAGCAGCTGCTCAACCTGATCGCCGCCGCCTCCAAACCCGAGCGCCGGCAGATCGCCAACCGGATCGCCGCCGCACCGCCGCCCGGTACCACCGAGGCGATCGTGGACGCGGAGGTCGTGGAAGACCCGGCGCAGGGCAAGCCGTGACACCCTACTACACCAGCAAGGACGTCACGCTGCATCTCGGCGACGCACTGGACATACTGCGCAGCATGCCGGACGAGGCCGTGGACTGCGTGGTCACCTCGCCTCCGTACTACGGGCTGCGCGACTACGGCGTGGACGGGCAGTACGGCCTCGAAGCCACCCCGTCCGCGTACGTCGAGACCATGCGCGCCGTGTTCGCCGAGGCACGGCGAGTGCTCGCCAGGGACGGCACACTGTGGCTCAATCTTGGGGATTCGTACTACAGCGGCAAAGGCGAACCCACGCAGCCGGACCTGAAGAACCCTGCGCGACGGCCTGGCAAGCGCGTCCTTGACGGTCCGTCCTTTGGATTACCGCGCAAAAATCTGCTCGGCATTCCATGGCGCGTCGCGTTCGCTTTGCAGGACGACGGCTGGATTCTGCGTAACGCAATTGTGTGGCACAAGCCGAATGCGATGCCAGAGGCGGTGCGCGACAGACTCTCGAAACGTTACGAGAGCATCTTCCTGTTCGCCAAGCAGCCACAGTATTGGTTCGACCTCGACGCGATTCGTCAACCGCACGCATCAGCGAGTCTGCTGCGAGCACGGGGACGCCGGTTGATGGCCGATCGGACGCAGGGCGACTTGCGAAAGCCCAACTCGCTGCGGCCTGAGCAGTCTTGTCACCCGCGTGGCGCGAACCCGGGCGACGTGTGGAGCATCAACAATCGGTCGTATCCCGAGGCGCATTTCGCGACGTTCCCAATCGACGTGCCGATTCGGTGCGTCAAGGCGGGCTGTAAACCGGGGGGGGTCGCGCTCGACCCTTTCTCGGGCAGCGGAGCCACAGGCGAAGCGGCGCTCCGGCTCGGGCGCCGGTACGTCGGCATCGACCTGAGTCCTGCCTACCACGACCTCGCGATCAAGCGGTACGCGCAGTGCGCGCTCGATTCTGAAATGGACGCGCACGGCTGATGTAGTGAGGGGGCCGGGGTGACCGTCAGTTTCGACCTGCCCCCGGATTTCGAGCCGGACGGGTGGCGCGCCTGGTCGTCGGTGGACAAGCTGCTCCTGCTGGAGCGGCTGCGCGCGCGCGCAGCCGACCTGGACGAGCGCCCCTACTACAAGATGGCGCGCCCGAAACAGCTGCCCCCGGATCACCCCCGCCACCACCTGCCCGACGAGAAAGGGTTCCGGTGCGGCTGCGACGGCGTGGACACCGACTGGGTGGTCCACCTGATCATGGCCGGGCGTGGCCTGGGCAAGACGTGGACGGGCTCGAACTGGCTGGTCGCGCAGGCACTGAAAACCCCGAGGACCGAGTGGGGCGTGTTCGCACCGACCTTCGGCGACGTTCGCAAGGTGTGTATCGAAGGCAGCAGCGGTATCCGGGCGGCGTTGCGCGAGGGCGAGGAGCGCCAGTACCGGCGCAACGAACTTCAGATCGTGTTGTCCAACGACTCGGTGATCTACGGGTACTCCGCCGATCAGCCGGAGCGTGTGCGTGGCGCGAACCTGTCCGGGGCATGGGCCGATGAGGTCGGTTCCTGGCGGTATCACGAGACGTGGTATGAGGGCCTGATCCCGGCGCTGCGTATCGGTGAGCACCCGCGCATCCTGGTGACCACGACGCCGCGCCCGACGCCGCTGCTGCGTGACCTGCTCGGCCGCGACGACGGCACCGTGCACGTCACGCGCGGCTCAACGTGGGAGAACGCGAAGAACCTCTCCGGCAGCGCCCTGGCGGAACTCAAACGCCGCTACGAGGGCACCCGGCTTGGCCGCCAGGAGCTTGAGGGCGAGCTGCTGGAGGACATCGAGGGCGCGCTGTGGTCGCGTTCGGTGATCGACGAGACCAGGGTGCGCGAGAGCGACGTGCCGCAACTGCTGCGCATCGTCATCGGCGTGGACCCTGCCGTCACCGGCAGCGAAACCAGCGACGAGACCGGGATCGTGGTGGTCGGGGAGTCCCTGGAGGGACACGCCTACGTGCTGGCGGACTACAGCATGAAAGGCAGCCCGGACGCGTGCATGCGCCGCGCGGTGACCGCCTACGAGGAACACGAGGCCGACTGCATCGTGGCCGAGGTCAACCAGGGCGGCGACTACATCGGGTCGCTGCTGCGCACGGTGGACCCGAACGTGCCCTACCGGCAGGTGCGCGCGACCCGTAACAAACAGGTTCGCGCGGAGCCGGTGGCTGCGCTCTATGAGCAGAAGCGGGTGCATCACGTCGGGGTGTTCGCGCACCTGGAGGACCAGATGGTCACGTGGATGCCGGGCAGCCGGCAGTCCCCGGACCGCGCGGACGCGCTGGTGTGGGCGTGTGTGGAGCTGCGTGGGCTGGGCGCCGGGGATTGGCATGAGGCGTACGGGATCGTGATCTGCGCCTCCTGTGACCACCGGTTCATGGGTGATCTGCATCCGCACGTGTGTCCGCGTTGCCGTGCGCGGTGGGCGCATCCGGTCCCGGAGTCGAGCGAGGAGGTGGCCTAGCATGGCCGATGTGGAATATACGTGGCTTAAATTGAAATACCGTATTCACAGGACGGTCAAGCAGAACAAGTCCGCCGCCACCACCGGGGTCTCCCGCCGCCGCAACCGCGTCAAGCAGGCAACCCAGCCGCCGCGCCCCGTGATGCTCATCGTGGACGGCGGCACCGGGAAGCGCAGGTGGGAGCGTGGATGAGTCCAGTGAGCAGACCGACGCGTTCGGCGACAGCCTCACCCCGCTGGCCGCCGGCGCGTCCGTGATGCACGAGACGTTCAAGGCGTACGTGGCCGCCGGGTTCACCGAGGCACAGGCACTGACCATCGTGACGAATTTGTTGATCGCCGCGATGCGCTCGGGCGAATAGAATCAACACGTGGAAAACAAGAACGGTACAGTGGCACAGATGGTGCACGACTTCGCCGCCCTGGTGGCACGCGTCAAAGCTCTGGAAGACGCCCTCGACCTACCGCGCAAACTGCGCGACGCCTACACCCCCACCCCGAAGGACGCCTGCGCGCAGAGCCCCGATACGGCGACGGGCACGCACACGGTGGGCACCGCCGGCCGGTACACGGTGGGCACCGCCGGCCGGTACCTGGTCACCACCGGCACGCTCACCTTCTCCGGCACCGGCGCGCCGAACTTCGTGCGCCCCCCGCAGGGTGTGTGTGAGAAACCCCCCGCCTACGCCGCCACCAGCGGCATGGTGAAGGTCACCTGGGAGGACGAACTGTCCGGGGTGTCGGTCACCAGCCCGCCGTGCCCCACGCTCTACGAAGCCCGGCGCAGTGCGCGGCGCCTGTTCGAGGCCGCCGCCGCAGAGCACCTCAAGACCTTCAAACCGTCCTACTGGTTCACCATCGACGATTTCCGCAGGCTGCGCGCCGCCGTGAGCGCGACCCCGGACGAATGCTTCAAAGCGTTGCACTCCACCGGCGACTACGAGCACGCCCTGGCATACCTGCTGCAACGTGACGCGAAGCTGAAGAAATGAGCGCGAAGCGGCCCCGGTTCACCAGCGCGCAGGATCTGCACGCCGCAGCGCAGGCACGCCGCCGCATCCCCCCGGGTGCCCAGCGGCGGTTGCTGCGCGAGAGCGCCGGGGTCTCGCTCAGTGAACTGGCCGCCGTCGTGGGCGTCTCAGCGCAGACCGTGCTGCGCTGGGAACGCGGCGAGGCCGTGCCCGCCGGCCACGCGCTGGCCTACGCCGACGCGCTGGAGGCGATCACCGCGCCGCCGCCCACCGAGATGACGGCCGAGGACCGCGCCGAGATGCGCGAGCGGTTCAAACGCGGTGAGGGCTGCTCGCACTGTGGCGGCTACCACCTGCACGCCTGCCCCCGGGTGCGACGGTTCTCCTTCCACACCAATGGCGAGATCGCGCAGGTCGAGTTCTGGCCCGACGGGCGCTGGCCCACCGACCATGTGATCTTCCCCGAGCAGGCCGTCGACCCCGAGAGCGAGGCATGACGTGGCCGCCTACACGAAGAGAGCGGTGACCATCGAAGCGCGCCAGTGGCCGGGCGATGACCCCGCGAGCGTGATCACCTGGATGCTCGGGTACGGAACCGTTCCCCACATCGTGCGTGACGCTCTGCTGATCCCCACCCTGGAGGGCGCGGTGCTCGCCTCCCCGGGCGACTGGGTGGTGCGCGGCGTGCACGACGAGTTCTACCCGGTCAAGCCGGAGATTTTCGAGAAGACCTACGAACCCGCGCGCACGCCCGCCACGGATTGATTGACCGACCCTCCAGGACTGTTCCGAACGCCGATCAATCAATTCCACAGAGGCCCGCATTATGCACGAGAAGGCGATCGGCGTCGGCGACACAGTCTGGCCGAAGCCGGATAGTTGCGTGTGCCGTTTGGGTGCGCGCACCGTGCACGCGGTCTACGACGACGCGCACGGCAGATGGCTGTGGCTCGTGGCGCACGGCTATTCGCCGGAAACACACCACGCATCCGCGTGGACGACAACGCAGCCGCCCGCCCCCACGCACCCCGAACCTGCCGAAGTTATGCATGACAACGGTGCCCGGCCGCAGCCACGCGCGTGGCGCTACCCGGTGGGCTAACGCCGATGAGTAAACACGTGAACGGGGGTGCCTGGTGTCCGGTAACCCTCGCGCCGTCGCGCGCGCCAGCCGCGCCGTCGGCAACGGTGCCCCGACCGGCAGCGTGCCGGGCGGGTTCGGCGGTGTGCCGGCGACGATGGGCACGCTCGGCGCGACGCAGAACCCCTCGCCGCTGATCTCCTCCTACCAGCAGTGGTCGCAGGGCCGCCCCTACGGCATCGGGCTGCCGCGCGACCCGGGCACGTTCCTCGCCGGCGCGTTCGGGCCTTTGACGCCGATCGAGCCGGTGGGCATCGACGCCCCGGACCCGGACACCGGGCGCCCCGAGCCGCGCCGCTACACCTACCAGGTCGGCTGGAACATGCCGGTCGGGGAGCCGGGCAGCGAGGGGTTGAAGCTGGCGCCGTTCGCGACGCTGCGTTCCCTCGCCGACCAGTACTCGGTGGCCCGCGCGTGCATCAACGTGCGCAAACAGGAGATCCTGGGCCTGGAGTGGGACATCATGCCCACGCGCGAGGCAGAGAAAAAGATGCGCGGGCAGGCCTCCCGGCACAAGGATTTCCAGCAGCGCCGCGCCGAGGCCGTCGCGTTCTTCCAGAACCCCGACCCGGGCAAATACCGGGGCTACTCCGCGTGGCTCTCGGCCGTGCTGGAGGAAATCTTCGTCATCGACGCCCTGACCCTCTACGTCCAGCCGACGAGGAAAAAGGGCAGGGGCCTGCTCGGCTCGGACCTGGGCGCATTGTGCCTGATCGACGGCACGACCGCGCGTCCGCTGCTGGACATCCAGGGCGGAACGCCGCAGCCGCCGAACCCCGCCGTCCAGATCTACAACTACGGTGTTCCACGTGTTGACTTGATGACGGCGATCAGCGGCGCCGAGGTCTCCGACATGAAGGACTCGCTGCTGGCCGAGTACCGCGCCGACCAGGTGCTCTACCTGCCCTACACGCCGCGCGCCTGGACCCCGTACGGCTTCAGCCTGGTGGAGAAGGCCCTGGTGCCGATCGTCTCCGGGCTCCAGCGCCAGCAGTACCAGCTCTCCTACTTCGGCGACGGCAGCGTGCCCGGGGTGTTCATCGCCTCCGGCGACCCGAACGCGACGCCGAACCAACTGCGCACGTTGCAGGACGCGCTGAACGCCATGGCCGGCGACCCGGCGTGGAAACACAAGATCATTGTTCTGCCTGGTGGTTCGAAGATCGAACCGATGCGCCCGGTGCCACTCGCCGACGCCTTCGACGAAGTGATCATGAACCAGGTGTGTATGGCCTTCGACGTCATGCCCATGGAACTGGGCATCACCCCGCAGGTCTCCCTCACCCCCTCCCCCGGCGCCGCCAACCAGATGGCCAAAGCCTCCGCCGTGGTCAACCAGCGCAAAGCCCTGCGACCCCTGCTCATGTGGCTGAAACAAACCCTGTTCGACTACGTCTTGCAGACCCTGTGCGGCCAGGACGACATGCAGTTCATGTGGGCCGGTTTGGAAGAGGGCCAGGACCGCGAGTCCCTGGTCGGAAACCTGGTCGACCAGGTCGGCCACGGCATGATGAGCATCGACGAAGCCCGCGTGGAGATCGGCGAACAGCCCTGGGGCCTGCCGCTGACCAGCGACCCGGTGTGGGCCACACAGATGGGCGTCGTACCGCTCGGCTCCATCGACCCGCTCACCGGCCGCCCAGCCGCCATGCAGCCGCTGCTGCCCGGCCAAGCCGGCACCCCCGTCACCGGCAGCGCCTCCGCCGCATCCGGCATCCCCGCACCCACCCCGGTCGGCGCGGTACAGACCGGCAACGTCGTCGCCTCCGTCAAAGAACCCACGCCGGCCGCCGCCGTCATGGACGCCAAAGACCAGGCCCGTGCCAACCAGGCCAGCGGCACCCCGTCGCACGGCCAGCAGAACGCCAACACCCCGGTCAAACCGGCCAACGTCAAAGGCGCACTGCGCGAACTGGACCTGATCCGCCGCCGCCTGGAGAAGGGCCGCAGCATTAAGAGCTGGGCGTTCGCGGACGTACCCGAGCACATCGGGGTCAGCCTGATCGAAGACCTGGAGGTGATCGGCCCGAACGCCGCGATCAACAAGGCACGCGACCGCGTCAAAGCCAACGTCGTCGACCAGCGACGCGAACAGGTCATCGCCCCGATCGCCGCCCAGGTCGCCTCCCGGCTCGGCACCCTGGCGCGCGGGGTCAAAGACGGCTCCGAATCCCGTATCGCCGTCATCGACGACGGCACCCGCGTCATGCGCGAGGGCATCCGGCAGGCGATCCTCGCCGGCGCCCGCGACGCCATCGCCCGCCCACGCGCCCACGCCACCAAAGCCGACGACGGCGGCGAGAACGAGGACGAGGACGGCGGCTACGACGCGGACACGATCCTGGACGGCCCCTACGGGCAGTACCTGACCGACCTGGCCGACCAGCGCGCCGGCGACCAAACCGATTTCCTGACCGGTCTGCTCCAAGACATCCTGCGCGCCGGCGCGATCCACGAGATCCTCCAGGCCCTGGCCTGGCGCTTCGACCTCTACGGCGCACAGGCGTACGCCGCGTACAACCTCGGCTACGGCCTGACCGCGTTCTCCGGCCGCCCGGACGGGTACGTGCGCTGGAACACCACGTCCGCCGACCCGTGCGTGCTGTGCGCGCCGCGCGACGGACAGCTCTACACCGCCGACACCATCCCCGGGTTCCCCGGCGACGGCGGATTCGGCGGCACCAGCGTCATCTCCGCCTCCGGGCTCGGACTGTGCATGGGCGGCCCGCGCTGCCGCTGCACCCTGACCCCCGTGGGCGACCCCGGCCTGCTCGGCGCCCTCGCGTTCGCGCCGGCCGCGTCCGAAACCAACCAGCCCTCATGGCTCACGGCCCTGATCAACGCCGCGCGCCTCGCGTGGATCGCCTCCCTGCCCGACGACCAGTCGAACAAGGCCGCGCAGGAGATCACACACGAGGATCACGGCAACCACAAGGTCCCGGACCAGACCCATCACGTCTACGCCTACCTCGCCCGCCACTACCCCGCCGCCCAGCTCGAATGGGTCAAACGCGCGGTATGGCACGGCCCGGTGAACGTTCCACTCGACCAGATCGACATGGACCGGCGCGAAGGCGGCGCACGCGACCCCAACAAGGTCGCGATGATCGCGCACTCCATCGACGACGGCCACAAACTCGACCCGGTCGTCCTCGTGGAGGAACCAGGGCACGAGAAGTACCTGATCGCCGACGGGTGGCACCGTACCGCCGCGATCAAACAGACCGGCGGCCACGCCGCCCCGGCCTACGTCGGAGTACTCAAAGACGGCGGGTTCTCCACCGCCGCCATGGGCCGGGCGAAACTGAACAAGTTCCGCAACATCCTCAAGGTGGACGATGAGTGACGTTTTCTAAACAGGTCAGCGGCGACTGAATCGCTTCTCGAATCGCGCCGCGAGCCGGTCGAAATTCCAGCCGACGACGAAGGCCGACAGGTTGCCCGCCGCGATGGTGGCCACCCTCCACCACATGCCATCGGTCAACGCACCGACAAGGCAGCCGGCCCCCAGACCGAGAAAACCCGAGACGGTCCCGACAGCGCTGCTCGATCGCATTGTCATAACACGGATGCTACAGGCGCGTGGGAGGGGGCGAGCCCGTGTGCCTCACATGCGGCTGCGACATGCCGCTCGCACACCACCACGACCCGCGCAACATCGTGCTCGGGCAACTGCTCGACGCCGCGCGAGCGGTAGAGATCAGCCCCGAAGAGGCCGCCGCGAACGTCCCGAAAACCCTCGCGTACGCGTTCGGCAACCCGGCGCGCGCGTTCCACACCACCTGGACGCTGCCCACGATCGTGTTCGACATCGACGGCACCCTCGCGTTCATGATGGAAAGCGCGCTCACCGCCCTGAACGCCGCTTTCGGCGACGACTACAAAACCTCTGACATCACCGTGTACGACTGGCCGCTGCTGCTGCCCAAAAAACAGCGCGCCTGGCTACGCGACCAGCTCACCCAAAGCGATCTGTACGAGAACCTCGCACCCGACTGGCGCGCGGTGGACACCCTGCTGCTCGCCCAACGCCTGGGCTACCCGGTGTGGGTGTGCACCGAACGCAACCCCGCGCTGCACCAGGTCACCTCCCGGTGGCTGGAACTGTGGGGACTGAGCGCGGACGGCCTGGCCACCGTCGGACACGGCAACAAACCCGCGTGGATGCGCCGCTTCGACGCGGACAAACCCGCCGTGCTGATCGACGACAACCCCGCGTTCGAATACCTCATCCCCGCACCCGGGGTGCAACTGTGGTCGCCCCCGAGCCCGTACCGGCCAAACGGCGAGGCCCCGCCAGGCGTCACGCGCCTGGCGTCCTGGCAGCAAGCCAGAGATCAACTCATAGACATTCTTACCCGCGACCCCGCCGACCCGGGAACGTCAATGCCCTAGGGCAAGTAAAGGAGTTGTGTGGCGAAGCTGATCGACGCCGACAACAGCGACAAGGTGTACGTCGGCTTCGACATCACGAAATCCGAGGAGGACGCGGACGGCAACCTCGTCGTCTACGGCAAGGCCACCGACGGCAGTATCGACACCGACCAGCAGATCGTCGACCCCCAGTGGTCCGCCAAAGCCATGCAGGACTGGCTCTCCGACGGCGGCACCCTGCGCGTCCAGCACAACCCGAAGCTCTACCCCGCAGGTCGCGGCCTGGAGGTCGAGACCACCCCCCACGGACACTTCGTCAAAGCCCTGGTGGTCGAGCCGACCGCGAAAGCCCTGGTGAAGAACCGCGTCCTGCGCGCCTTCAGCGTCGGGATCGCGCACCCGGTGATCGAGCGCGACATGTCCGGCAAGGCACGCGGCGGCATCATCCGAGGCAACGAACGCACCTCCATCTGCGAACTCTCCCTCGTGGACTCCCCCGCGAACAAAAACTGCGGCTTCACCCTCGTCAAATCCGAGGGCATCGACGCGGACTGGGAGTTCGGCGACCTGAACGGCATGCTGGAGAAAAGCGCCGAAACGCACCTGCACAAAACCGGCTCCCCCGAGGAACCACCGGACCGCGAGGACACCGAAGAGGCCGGCGAGCACGCCGCCGAAGCCGCCGACGACGACCCGAAAGACGTTGACGCCGACAACCCCGACGGCCCGACCGCCAAAACCCGCGCCCCTGAGATGCTGTGGAAAACGCAGCGCCACGCGTGGCTCAAGGGCGAGCCGAATCGCGGCGAGTCCGCCGACGGCACCGAGTACCTGGTCAAACGCGCCGCATGGCAGCGCTGGTGGGCCAAGGGCGAAGCCGAGGGCTTGACCGACGACGGCTACCCGGTGTGGCTGGCCAAGCGCGACATGGACCCCAACGTGGGCGGCGGCACGGACCGCGACAAGATCCCCGCCGAGGACTTCGCCGGCAAAGACCGTTCTTTCCCCATCGTCAGCCCACAGGACGTCGCCGACGCGGCGCGTTCCCTGGGCCGCGCAGGCTCCGACAACTTCTCCGCCGACCAGATCAAAGCCAACATCATCCGCATCGCCAAGCGCAAAGGCGCCGCGTTCGAGGCGAAGCTGCCGGATGCGTGGAAGAACGGCGAGAGCGCGGATAAAGCCGCGAAGAAACCGGCGAAGGGCCGCGCGGTGCAGTGCGAGGACTGCAACACCTACAACAAGGCCGGCTCCACCACGTGCAAGGGGTGCGGCAAGCCGATCGGCGACGACGCCTCCGAGACCAAGCCGGCCGAGAAGGCAGGCGGCAAGACCTGCCCGGATTGCGGCAAGGTCTACCACGCCGATACCAAGGTCAAATACTGCAAGAAGTGCGGCGCCAAACTGCCCGCGCCGACCACGAAGAGTGCGATGCCCTCCAGCGTCGAGCCAGCCGGTACGCACCGCGAACCGGACGGCACCACGACCGTGGAACCGCTGGAGCACGACGCCGGGATGGGCACCGACCCGGACCCGACGCCGGACAAAGTCCCCGCGTCCGTCGGCCAGAAGGGAATCGGGTACGCGCAGCAGCGCGCCCACGACGCCCTGTGCGCCGCCTACCACGGCGACGATGTCCTGGCCGCCTACCCCTCGCTCAAGTCCCTCACGGACGCGCTGGACCCGGCGTACTGGATGGGCCTGGCCGACGAGCACGCGGACCTGGGCAAGGCACGCAAGGCGAACGAGCTGCGCGAGCTGGCCGAGGCCGCCGCGTCGCTCAAAGCCACCGACCCGTACCTGCTGGCCGACGCCCGCGCCGCCCTGCACAAGTCCTTCACCTCCCTGTACCCCACTGCCTCGCTCAAGCCGATGGCGGACGCGGTGACGCCGGGCAAGTTCACCCGCCCGTACATCACCGGCGGCCACGCCGCGCAGAACGCGACCGGTTCGCGCGTCGGCGGCGGCGTTCCGCCATCCAGCCACGTCCCGGAGCCGGGCGACTTCACCCGGGGTCCGCTCACCACCGGCCAGGAGCGCCCGTCGCCGGCGAGCAAGGCGGGCAACAACCCCACCAACATCGCCGGCAGCGGCGCGGCACGCGGGTTCTACGGCGCACGCGCCCAGGACGCCGCCCGCAACGCCCTGGCCAGCCTGCACGACCACATCGCGAACACCTACCCGGACGCCTGCCCAATGGCTCCGTCCGGCCCGGTGCTGGACGCTGCGATGGGCGCGACCAACGTGCCGAAGGCGGCGACCCCTTTGACCACCCCGAAGGCTCCCGGCGAGAAGAACGACGTCGCGGAGATCGTCAAGGCTCTCGTCGCGGAGCACACCTCCGCGCTGCGCGACGAGTACGAAACCCAGATCACCGCCCTCAAGGCGGAGATTGATCTGTTGGGCAGCCAGCCCGACCCGACCCAGGCCCCGCCACGGGGCGCGGTACGGAAGTCGGCCGTCGACGAGGACGCCTCTCCCGTGGAGAAGGCGATCGGCGACGCCCAGCGCGCGGAGAAGGCCGCACAGGAGCGTGCCGCGTACATCCGGTATCTGACGGGTCTGGCCAACAGTGGCGACCCGGTTCAGCGCATGAACGCGGAGCGCGTCCTGTCGACCTACATCATCCCGTAGATATTCCGTACTCCCCCTAGAAAGGGGTTGTGTGACCGTTGTTCTCGACGGTTCGTCGCTGGCGACTGAGGCCGCCCAGTACGACGAGCCGAACGCCATGCTCGCCGGCAAGATGCCGAGCATGGTCAAAGGGGTCGGGTTCGCCCGGCCCGGCGGCAACGCCGCCTTGCAGGACGATGACGAGGTTTTCAAGCGCTCCATGCGCGCGGAGATGGCCCTGACGCACGCGGTGCGTAAGTCCCTCGCGGACCCGCAGGCCGTGGTCAAGGGCCTGTCGGCCGACTTCGTCGGACAGTTCGGGTCGTTCCTGAACTCCACGCCGCAGGCGTATGGCATGCAGCAGATGCTGGGTCAGCTCTCGGGCCAGATCAGCGATTTCATCGGTCGTAACGTGACGTTGACAAGTCCTTTGTCTTCGGGTCTTGTCCCGTTCGATCTCGTTGCACCGAGCCGCTTGATCTACCCGATCTACAGCCCGATCCGCAACAAGCTGCCGCGTGTCCCGGGTCAGGGTACGTCCCGCCGTACGAAGGTCATCACGGGCGTGAGCGGTTCTCAGACCGGCACCTCGGGTGGCAAGTTCGTGCAGCTCGGCATCCCTGAGCTGGTCACCGGGTCCTCCTCGCTCCAGAACTGGCCGCTGAACCTGCCAGGCTCCGGCGTGCAGGACTCCATCGACCTCAACGTCCCCTACCGCTTCTGGGGCCTGAGCGAGTCGCTGTCCTGGCTCGCGCAGTTCGCCGGCCAGGGGTTCGAGGACATCAGTGCCCTGGCAAACCTGATCCTCCTCCAGGAGTTCATGTCCAACGAGGAAGTCGCGCACCTCGCGGCCACCTCCACGAACCTGTCCACCCCGGGCACCCCGACGCTCGTGGCCCGCGCCGCCAACTCCGGCGAGTCCGCGTTGACCGGCATCACGACGAACGTTTTCGTCGAGGTGACCGCCACGAACTACTGGGGTGAGACGGCGGCCTCCACCGGCGCTTCGGTGGCCTGGTCCTCCGGGCAGGTCGTGGACGTCACGATCGCCCCGGTCACCGGCGCCCTCCAGTACAACCTGTACGTCACCACAGGCGCATCGGCCGGCACCTACCACCTGATGCAGTCCGGCGTCGGCGGCCTGAACTTCACGCTCCAGGGCGCCCTGAACACCACCGGCGCGACGGCTCCGACCGCCGACACCGGCACGGGCTCGGCGAACGCCCAGGAGGGCCTGATCCCGGTCATCGCCGGGCACTCCCAGGGCAACGGCCAGGTCTACCCGGCCGGCTGGGACGGTGGCTACATCAACCAGTCCGTCGGCGACGTGCTGCACATCACGAATGTCAACACGATGCTTCAGGGCCTGTGGGACGGCCCCGGGGCCTACCGCGCCGACCCGGCCGAGCTGATCGGCGAGGGCGGCGACCTGATGCGCCTGAGCAACGACATCGTCCAGAGCGGCACGACCACCGCTTACCGTCTGTTCGTCGAGCAGCCGGACGTGGCCGGTGTCCGCGCCGGAGCAGCCGTATCGGAGTTCCAGAACCCGATCACCCGCAGCGTCATCAAGCTGTTGGTGCACCCGTGGCTGCCGCAGGGCACGCTCATGGCGATGAGCTACACGCTCCCGTTCGCCTGGTCGAACGTGAGCAACGTGTGGGAGTTCGTCACGGTCCAGGACTACCTGTCCATTTCGTGGCCGGTGATCGACGCATCGTTCCGTTACAGCATGTTTATGTACGGGGCTTTGGTTGCAAACGCGCCTCAGTAGGGGGCCGTCGCAGGGCGACCTGCGAATGAAAACACCGAGAATTGCTGGAACACCCGATTCACCTGCTTGCGCTACAACGTGGGGCGAAAGCCCGAGCGTGAACGCCTGAAAAGCAAGCAGCAGGGGCAATCAGCAGCCGAGCCCGCCTGGGGAAACCCGACGGGAAGGTTCAACGACCATGTACGGTGGGACTCCAGAAGTCCAAGATATGGTCTGATCTTGCGTGAGAGCGTAAGAGCCGCGCAGAAATGACGTGGCCGCACATCCGTCGTGGGTGTGGGTAACAGAAATGCAGTACTGCGGCATTATGCAGGGCATTCAGAAATCCGACCGCTCCGGCTCGACCGGTACCTGGTCCTAACCGGCAGGCCGGGGCGCGATCTCGTGCTCCGGCCTGTTCAACTTGCGCACCTCCACGTACATCGCCTCCCATCGGGCAATGGTCTCCGGCCCGATGGCTGAGGCGGTGCTACGGACGACGACCCCACCAGGCATTAGCCGACTCGTGGGGATCTTTCTGCTGCGCAGTCCGGGCTCGCGCTTCTCGGCTTCAAGCCGGATGACAAGCTCGGCCTGCGCGCGCTTCACCCGCAGATAGGGCAGGAGTTGTTCTAGCAGGACTCTCGAACGTCGGCCTTCGGCCGACACCCCGAACACCTCCCGCTTTGCATGTCTGGTGCCGCAGTTCGCGGGCCCGGCAGAGAGACCGAAATCTTCCGCGAACTGTTCGATCACTTCCCTCTCCGACATGCGCAGCGACATCCGGCCGCCGTACTGAACGCCCTGATCCCTCTTGCGGACCGTGCGGTGGATGCCGATGTGCCCCTCGCCATCGAGAAGACCGGCGTAGTAGGCGAGCGACAGTTCATCCATGCCTGCATAATACCGCCCTGCGGTGGCATCTTGCAGAATGCCATCGCCTTACAACGGAGGTTGTGTGACCGCACCAGCGGGCACTCTCGCGTACCGCACGTACGTGACCCTGAGCGCGCCGGGCAACACCAACGGCGACGCCACCACGATCGTCAATGCGTTCAACGGCATCATCTTCCCGGCGGTGTCCAACACCGCCGCCACCGCGAGCGCATCGGGCGCGGTGGTGACCATTTTCTGGCCGGAGTCCGGTATCCGCCTGGCGCGTGAACTCGTGCGCGACTTCGTCGCCAATGAGTGTGTCGCTCTGGCCGCGAGCCTGAACGCCGCCGTCACGAACATCCAGTGCTTCACCGAAATCAACATGTCCTAGCCGGCGGGCACCCCGGCGAGAGCCGGGGTGCCGCCCCCGTAAAGGAGCTGTGTGCCAAACACCAACTTCAACGCGCAGGGCACGCCGGTTCCCGGCGGCTTCGCGCAGCCTTCGCCGGGGGTGACGGAGCAGATTGAGACGCCCGCCGACCCGTCCGGCAACGCCTATCTGACTGAACTGGCCTCTGGTGGCAACGCGTTGTTGGAGACCGGGTTCTACCGGGACACCATCGTCACCGCGCAGGGCAGCGGCAAGGCGACCGCGCCGACCGCCGCCACGGTGGTCGCGACGGTGACGCCGGGTACCGCTGGCAAGTGGGAGTGCGTGGTCACGCTCGCTGTCACCGGCACGACCGTGGCGGCGACCGACAGCAACAACTTCGCGATCAACCAGACCTCTAGCGCGGTCATCTCGCCGGTTCCGTTCCCCGTGAATGGCACGACCGGTTCGACGGCGATCGTCACGCAGGCGGTGGTCCTCAACCTCTCGGCTGTGGACACAGTGAACGTGACGGCGATCGCGAACGCCACGGCATCGTCGATCTACTCGGCGTCTGTGGTCTGCCGCCGGGTGGGTTAGACCATGGCCGTCGGCAGTCAGCAGTACTCCGTCTCCACGACCGCCGTGCTCATTGGCAGCGTGCCGGCCTCACCCCAGCCGGGGCCGGTCGGCGCGCTGCTGGTGCTCGCAGACGCGACGACGGACGCGTATGTGGGTGGCGTGGGCGTCACGTCCACGAACGGGATGAAGGTCACGCATGCGGTGAGCGCGCCCGTACCGATCACTTTGTACCCCGGCGACGCCGTGTACGCGATCACCGCGTCCGGTACCGCGACGCTGGGCGTTCTTCAGACGTAGGGAGCGTCAGATGGCGAAGATCACCCTGCCGGATGGGTGTACGGGCCTGGACATGGCGGACGGTACCCGTTATGACGCGGACGGCCGGGGCCGGGTGGAGTTGCCGTCCGAGCATGCCAAGCACGTGGGCAAGTCCTGGTACGGCTCGTCGGGTGTGATGGCGGGCGGGGAGCGGTTCACGTTCGGCACGAAGAAAACGAGGGTGTGCACGCCGTGTAACCGGCGTTGGAACGCCTGGAACACGGCGTGCCCGCGTTGCGGGGCGTCCACGAGCGAGGAGTGAGGCAATGACTGCATACGCGCCAAGTGATGCGGGGGCTGTTTCCGCGATCCCCGGTGGTTGCGGGCACGGGCACACGGTGGAGCCGCAGCCTGGTGGTGGGCGCGGGTTCGTGTGCCCGGACTGCGAGCCGGGGGCTTTGAAGCTGTGGGGTTGGGCTGCGTCCCCGGAGGGCGTGATGCTCACCCCGGATGAGCGGGCGGTCCTGGAGGACACCCGCCAGCAGGGTCTGGCCGCGCAGGCGCTGGCCGCTAAGGCGATCGGTGAGCGGTTGGCGTCCACGGTGCTGGCGGACGCGATCTCCCCGGCGGCGTCGGTGAAGGCGAGTGCCGAGTCGTTGTCGAAGGCTGATCTGGTGCGGCTGCTCGCCAATCTGGACCCGGCGGAGAAGGACGCGCTGCTGAAAGAGGCCGGGGTCAAGCGCGGTCCGGGGCGTCCCGCCAAGAGCGGGGCGTAATGGGTAAACCCGGCGGGTTGTGCGCGCTGTGTGGTGGCCCGCAGCGCGGGCGCGCTGGGCGGCGGGCTGATGTGGTGGCGTACTGCCTGCGGTGCGGCGCGGGGATTTGTACGCGGCATGTGCGGTTCGTGGACGGGGCGTGGGTGTGCGCGCGCTGTGAGCGCAACGGAGCGTAAGGGGGTTGGTGTGTGCCTGTTTACTCTCCGGTGGATGTGCCGGTCGTGGGGCCGGGTACGCCGTATGTGACCCCGGCGATGCTGCGTTCGGCGGCTACCGGGATCTCGTGGACCAGTATCGGCGGGGATGGCACCACGAGGCCGACGCAGGAGCAGCAGTACGCGGAGCAGCTGAACATCTGCCGGCGCGCGTCCTCCTCGGCGGCGGGGTACGTCAACCAGCCGTTGCACGCGACGGTGGACACCGAGCAGCTCACGGGCCCGGGTGATTTCCGCTTCCAACTGGAGACGAACACGGGTCGGGCATGGTTGTTGCTCTCGCGCGGCCCGGTCACGGCGGTTCTCGGCGGTCAGATTTCGCCGGCCAGTTCTTTCCCGGCGCAGTGGACGCCGCTGGCGGCCAGCCAGTTTCGTATCCGTCAACCGGTCATCGGGGTGTACGGCACCACCTCCCCTGGTGGCAGCGGCGACGGCGGCCAGGTGGTGTATCTCGCGCCGGGCAACGCGACGTGGCTGTTCGGCCGTAACTCTTACGACGTTCAGGTCACTTACATCAATGGGTGGCCGCATACGTCGCTGGTCTCCCCGGCGGCTGCCGGGGACAGGTTGATCCATGTGGATGACTGCACCGGGTGGGGTCCGCCGAGCGGGTCGACCACGGGCGCGACGGGCATCCTCTACGACCAGGGTGTGCAGGAGGTCGTCACCTGCACGGCGGCGTCCGTGGTCTCCGGGCCGGGGTACCTGTCGCTGTCCGCGCCGCTGAGTTACGCGCACGGCTACGGGGTGATGTGCTCGACGCTGCCGGGCAGTATCCAGCAGGCGACGATCTTCTACGCGGTTTCCGAGGCTTTGGCGCGCGGGTCGACGGCGACGGCGGTGCAGGCGGTGCCGGGCAGCGTGGTCGGTTCGTGGGGTTCGAGCAAGGATTTCGAGGACGCGGCCAAGCGGCTACTACACCCTTACCGGCGTGTCATCTGACGTGCCCGGGACAAGGCTGGGCCCCGGGGCGCATGCAACCAGAGGCTCACCCGGGGCTCATGGGATTAATCATACACACCGGCCCCGCGCTTGTCCAACCCTCACCGCGAAGCGCGAAAAGTGAGGGGGTGCGGCGTGCCTCTGAACACAGTCCAGCAGTACCTCAAGTCACTGCTCGACCAGACGCCGCTGCCGTTGGGTGAGGGCGTACTGACGGCGGTGATCACGCCGCCGGACCCGGGCGAGGGCATGGTGCCCACCGTGTACATCTGGGGTTCGGTGGCGGACGAGGCGCGCCAGAGCATGCCGCGCGCGAAACCCGGACAGTACTCGACCGGCGGGTTCAAGAAAATCATGCACAAGATCGACCTGTGGATCACGTGGTTCGGGTACGCCGACGACGCGCAGGCCGATTCGCTGTTCCCGGCGATCATCGACTCGGTGACCGCCGTGCTGCGCAACACGTTGATGCCGGTGCAGAACGTCGTGGACCCGGTGACCGGCGCCCCTTCCACGCTGCTGGCGATCGGCGAGCGCATGGACTGGGACTATGCGCCGGTGCATTCGACCGCTGACCAGCGGATGCTGCGCTATGTCGCGAAGGTGACGTGCACGGTCGAGGAACTCATTCAAGCCTGAACATCAGGGGGCGTGTGGGCGATCCGCTGCTCGCGGTCGGCATGGCCGGCGATTCGAAGGCTAGGACGTTCCTGGAACGGTTCGAGGCGTTCGCGAAGCTCGCGGGCTGGGCGGATCGCTGGGGGCCGCCGATCCTCGCACAGCTGCGCAAAGAGGCCCCGGTGCAGGGCGCGCACAAGCCGGTGACCGGCGGTGCGCTGCGCGACTCGATCCGCTACGAGCGGCAGACCGCGTTCAGCGGGGTGCGCCTGGCGTTTCACACCAACCTGCCTTACGCCCGCTACGTGGTGGAGGGCACCCCGCCGCACCCCATCGACCCGGTGCGCGCCCGGGTGCTGGCGTGGGAGGACTACGGCGGCTGGCAGTTCCGCATGCATGTCAACCATCCCGGTGCGCAGCCCAACCCGTTCCCGCAGCGCGTCGCCGACCGAATGCTGCCGGAGATCACCGCGTCCCTCGCTGAGCTGTTTAAGGAGCCCTGATGCCTGCCTCCAAGAAACCGGCCCGGGACGAGGCCGCGCCGACAGCGGACGGGCAGGCCCCTGCTCCAGCCGTGGACCTCTCCCCCGCGCAAAACACTGCGCCGTCGGCGCCCGCTGAGCGGCGGGTGCTGCTGGTTTACACCGGCGACCCGGGCCGCGTGGTGTCGCCGTTCGGTGAGTTGTCGCCCGGTGAGGTCGTAGCCGCGCCGGCGCGGCTGGTGCCCGCGCTACTGACCGTACGGCTGTTCACGCCGTGGCCGCTCGACGAGAGCGTGCCGGACGACGTGCCCGTGCGCCACCCGTAAGCCATAACGCTACAAGCGAATGTAAAGGAGTTGTGTGCCAACTACCGTTGTTGAGCGTTATGGCTCGCTGTCGGCGACGGGTCTGGCGAGGGAGGCCACGTTCGGTACGCCGGTGGTTCCCACCGGATTCGTGCCGATGACCGGCAACGAACTTCAGCTCGACGTCGGCCTGTTCAGCCCGAAGGTCATGTTCGGCCAGCGGGATCTCAACACGTTTGCCCTCTATGGGCAGTACAAGCTCGCCGGGGCGCTCTCGGCCCCGCTGTTCCCGTCCAACGGCGCGATGCTGATCGCCGGCGCGATCGGCCCGGACGCGCAGGCCGGCTTCGGGGTGACCGGCACGGTCGGCACCGGGTCGACGACGCTGAGCGGCGGGTCGTCCGCCGGCGCGACGACGATCACGGTGACCTCCGCCGCCGGGTTGTCGCAGAACCAGGTCATCCAGATCGACGTGAACAACACCTCGACGCCGACGACGGCGGAATGCCGGAAGATCACCAACATCACCACCAACACGTTGACGTTGGACAGTGCGTTGACGTACGCGCACCTGACCGGTGTCGCGGTCATCGGTGTGGTGGCGCCGTACACGCACTCCGTCCAGCAGGCCAACAGCCTCAGCTCGTTCACGGTGGAGAAGAACCTGGGCGGCTTCGACAGCCTCCAGTTCGCCGGCGCGCGTATCAACAAGTTCAACATCTCCACGCAGAACGGTGACACCGAGGCGACGTTCAGCGCGGACCTGGTGGCCAAGTCCTCCGCCGTGCTGGACTCCCCGTCCGCGATCTCGATCGTGAACGAGTCGCCGTTCGTGTTCGCCGAGGCCACGGTGAGCCTCTTTAGCCAGAGTGTGCTTCAGGCCACTGACTTCTCCATGGATGTCGAGAACGGCCTGGTGTCCACGTACACGTTCAACGCCTCCCACAACCTCCAGTTCCTCACCCCGGTCACCCGCCGCGTCAGCGGCAAGATCGACGTGGTGTTCACGAGTCTGGACGACGCGACGTGGGGTTACTACACGCAGATGGTCAACGGCACCAGCGGCGCTTTGACCTTCACGCTTGCGCACCCGGCGTCCGGTGGCTCGATCATCTTCACGCTTCCGAAGGTTTACATCAAGCTCGCGACGGACGCGGTGAAGATGGAAGACGTGATCATGACGTCCCTGTCCTACGAGGCGTTCCTGAACCTGAGCACCCTCCAGACGATCTCCGCGACCGTCATCGATTCGAACTACCTCACACTATAAAGACCTGAAGGGAAACCTATGGGGTTCCTGTCCGCTTTCGCCGGCACCGTGCGTGTCGAGTTGCCCTCCCCGAGCGGCGAGGGCCCGTACTGGGTGGATCTGAAAGCCGCGCTGCCCGGCGCGGACCTGGACGTGGCAGAAGGCAAGCGCATCCAGATCAGTGCCACCGGCACCGGTAACGCCGCCAAAGCGGCGGGCGCGGCCGAGGCCGCACGGCTTCGTAACCGTGCGGCACGCCGGAAGCTGCTGCCCGAGGGCGACCCGCAGGAGGAGGCACCAGAGCAGGAGACGGCGGTGCAGACCGCCGTCACCGTCGACCAGGCCGCCTACCGCCTCGAACTGCTCATGCTCGCCGTCACGGACTGGAACCTGACCGACGAGCACGACCAGGTGCTGCCGCTCTCCCCCGCGTCCGCGAAACGCCGCTCGCTCACGCGCCTGCCGTCTGGCCCGTACAACGTGCTGGTCGAGACGGTCGAGGGGCAGATCGCCGAGCAGGGGCAGGAACGCGACGCCGAGGCGGAGGCCGACTTTCGCCAGTGAGCTTCGCCGCGCCGCCTACTCGGGGCGCTCCAGCCATCCGCTCGCGGTCGAGGTGTGGACCCGCGAGGCGTTGTGGACGCGCTTCGGTCTCACGTTGGAGACCGCCTGGGCTCTATGGACGCCCCAGCATTTCAACGACGTGATGAAGTTCCTGGAAATCCAGGGGTCCGTGCAGAGCCAGCAGTCCCGGGGCGACCCGGATGCGACGCAGGCCGCCTTCGAACACATGCGCCGCGAACGCGACGCGCGACGCGAGGGGGGCGGCGGGGATGGCGGGCAAAGAGGAAGTCACGATCCTGCTGCTGCTGGAGGCGGTTGATAAGGCGTCCGGGATTCTCGGGCGCGTCGGGGCGACGTTCACCGCGATGGGCGACGCCATCTCCGAGGCCGCCGAGAAGGCCAACCGCTCCCAGGCGGAGATCGACGCCGCCAACGCCAAAGCCGAGGCGTCCGCCGCCGCGTATGCGCAGGCCGTGGAGTTGCAGACGGCGGCGCAGGAGAAACTGGCCGCCTCCAACGCCGCTGTGCGTGACGCGCAGGAGCAGGCGGTGGAGTGGGCGACGTTGCAGCGTGAAGCGGAAGAGGAACTGGCTGCCGCGACCACCGCCCTGAGCGAGGAGGAGGAGTTCTCCTACCGGGTCATCAAGGAAAGCGCGCTCGCGGCGGCGGCGGCGGTGAAAGAGGCCACCCTCACGCAGATCAAGGCGCTGGATGACCTTCAGCTCGCCGAGAGGGAAGTCACGGTCCGCACGGCCGAGATGAAGGACGCGCAGATCGCTGCGTCCAGTGAGAGCGGGCTCGGGGCGGCGTCGCTCGGCGCATTGAAGACAGCGGCGGCCACCACCGCGATCGGTGTCGGGGCGCTGGGGTTCTTGACCTCGAAAGCCGCCGCGAGCTTCCAGTCGATGACCACGGTGCTGGCCACCTCCGGCGGGGAGATGGACAAGACCGGGGCGCTGCTGGCCACCGTGCGCAACGGCATCCTGAACATCGCGCAGTCCACCGGTACCGCGACCGATCAGCTCACCAAGGGCATGTACATGATCGGGTCCGCCGGTTTCACCGGCGCTAAAGGCCTTGATGTTCTCAAAGCCGCAGCCGAGGGCGCGAAGGCGGAGAACGCGGATCTGGGCACTGTCAGCAACGCCCTGACGACGATCATGCTGGACTACGGCAAGTCGGTCGGTACGCCGGTCGCGGCGATGAACCAGCTCATCGCGGTGGTGCAGAACGGCAAGACGACCACCGAGGCGCTGAGCGCTTCGCTGTCGGCGGTGCTGCCCGTGGCCAACGCCGCCGGCCTGAGTTTCTCGCAGGTCGGCGGGGCGCTCGCGACGATGACCGCGCAGGGCATGAGCGCGCAGCAGGCGTCGCAGGATCTCGCGCACACCATCCGCTCGCTTCAGGCGCCGAACAACGTGCAGATCCAGATGATGCAGCAGATGGGCATTGACAGCAACAAGTTGTCGCAGGATCTGGGTAAGAACGGCCTGACCGGGACGATGAACACCCTGCTTCAGGCGATCGCCGCGCACACCAAAAACGGCACGGTCATGCTGAATACCTGGTACAAGTCGGCGGCGGCGGCGCAGGATCTCAAGGCGATGGTCGCCGGGATGACCCCGCAGATGCAGTCCCTGGCGAACTCGTTCCTGTCCGGGGGCATGTCGGCCAAGCAGTTCCGTGACGCGCTGTATGCGCTGCCGCCTATTCAGCGCAACGCGATGATGCAGTTCCAGACCCTCGCCGATAAGGCCAACGGGTTCAACGACCTGCTTAAAGCCGGGCAGCCGGACGCGATGACGTTCAACGCCGCGTTGCAGAAGATGACCGGCGGCGCCACGGGCCTGAACACGATGCTGATGCTTTCGGCGAAAAACGGCCAGCTTTTCCAGCAGAACGTCCAGAAGGTCGCGGACGCGGCGAAAGGCGCGGGCAAGGACGTCAATGGCTGGGAACTGATCCAAAGCAACTTCAACCAGAAACTCGCGCAGTTCAAGGAAACCGTCCAGGTCGCGGCGATCCGCATCGGGACCGCGTTGCTGCCGGCGGTCACCAAACTGCTCGACGTGATCATGAAGATCATCCAGCCGATCGCCGATTGGATCAGCAAACACCAGAAACTCGCCGCCGTCATCCTCGGCGTCGTCGGGGCCCTGGCGACGCTGCTCGTGGCGGTCCTGTCCGTCGTGAAGATCATCAAAATGGTCAAAGAAGCGATGGAAGCGCTCAGCGTCGCGATGGAGTTCCTGGAAGCCAACCCGATCATCCTGGTGATCACGGCGATCGCTCTGGTCGCGCTGCTGATCATCACGCACTGGTCGACGGTCAAGAAATGGCTTGAGGCGTTCTGGGGCTGGCTGAAGAAAACCGCCGCCGAGGCGTGGGGCTGGATCAAGGCGCACGTCAACCTGGTCGCCGGGGCACTGACGGTGCTGATGGGGCCGCTCGGCCTGGTCATCGGCGTCGCGCTGGAGATCATCACCCACTGGAAAACCGTCAAAGCGTGGTTCGAGGATTTCTGGGGCTGGCTGAAAGGCACCGCCGGCACCGTCGCGAAATTCTTCTCCGGCGTTTGGAAGGACATCGCGGCACCGCTCGAAAAAGAGTGGAAGCGCATCAGCGACGATCTTTCCTCGATCTGGGGTTCGCTGACCACGATCTGGGACGCGACCGGCGGGAAACTCGTCAGCCTGATCGCCGAGAACTGGAAATCTATTTCGGGTTTCCTGCGCTCCCAGCTCAACCTGATCACCAACATGATCAAGATCGTCGTGTTGCCGTGGATCGGCTACTTCAAAGCCGGATGGGACCTCATCCAGGGCGTTTTCCACATGGCGTGGGACGTCATCTGGGGGATCGTGAAGGTCGCGTGGGACCTGATTTCCGGGACGATCAGCGCCGGTATCACCTACACCGAAGGCGCTTTGAAAGCCGGATGGGACATCATCGAAGGCGCGGTGAAAATCGTCTGGACGATGATCACCACGACCATCAACACGGCGTTGGATTTCCTGAAAGACCTCTTCAAACTCTTCGCCGACCTGGTCACCGGGAAATGGAGCAAACTGTGGGGTGACGTCGAGAAGATCGCGAAAGACGTCTGGAACAACGTCTGGGGCTTTTTCAAGACCATCCTCGGGGAAATCGGCCACACGGTCGCCAGCGCCGCCTCCAGCATCTGGGGCGGTTTTACCGGTGCCATCGAAACCGCGCTCGGCAGCATCGGCAAAGCACTGAAAGACGTGTGGCATTCGATCGTCTCGTTCTTCAGCGACGCCGGCACGTGGCTGTGGAAAGCGGGCCAGGACATCCTCAACGGCCTGCTCGGCGGTCTGAAATCCGTGGTGGGCACCGTGAAGGGCTGGCTCAACAATTTCACCCACGACCTGACCTCGTGGAAAGGTCCGCCGGCGCGGGACAAGATCCTGCTGGTCGCCAACGGGCAACTGATCATGCAGGGCCTGATCACCGGTCTGGACTCGCAGACCGAAGCGCTACGCAAAAAACTTGAACAGGTCACCGGCACGATCACCACGTCGATCAACCCGAACGTCAACCTGCCCGGCGGCACTCTGGCCGGCAGCAACCTGGGACGCGGCACGCAGGCCGTGACCTACAGCAACTACGTCGACCTGCGCGGCAGCCAGGTGATGGGCGACGCCGACATGGACCGGCTCGTCAACAAGATCGGTTCCCGGATCGCCACACGCGCCCTGCCTGCCGCCGGCGCGTTCATCAGGATGTGACGCCATGGTCGCCGTGCCCAACCTGACGTTGACCATCACCGCGCCAGGTGGCTCACCCACCGACTACACCAGCCACCTGGCGTGGGCCGGCGCCAACAACCAGTTGTCGGTCAGCCAGAACTTCGGGCGCCAGGGAGACACGGCGCTGATCCCGCTCATCGACGAGTACACCACCACCCCGAGCTTCCACATCCCCGTGCTCTCGCAGGTCTCGCTGTTCGACAACACCGCGAACGTGAGCCTGTTCGCGGGGGTGATCAACGACCCGGTGCTGCGCGTGGAAGGCCCGAACTCCAACGAGTGGGACCTTCAGTGCACCGACTACACCTGCTACGCGGACAACGCGATCGTCCACGGCACGTACATCGGGTGGACCGTGGACGCGATCGTGGTGGACCTGACCGCGCAGGCCAACTGCGGGATCACCGCCGCGAAGATCGCGAACGGCGGGTTCGTCGCCCCCGGCGTGCAGTTGGCCAGCTTCGTGCTGAACTACACCACACTGTCCGACGCGTGGCGCCGGCTCGCGTCCCTGGCCGGGCAGGTAACCCCCTACGGCTGGTACGTGGACGAGAATAGGCGCCTGCATTTCTACGACTCCACCACCGCGCAGTCCTCCGGCGTGACCTTCACCACCACCCCCACCGTCGGCGGGTCGCTGACCGAAGGGCACTTCTACGCCGACTCGACCTTCGGGTACGAGTGGGACGGCACCTCCGTACACAACAGGATTCTGGTTCAGGGCGCGAACCAGACGGTCCGCTACTACCACACCAGCAACCCGCCGACCGACACGTGGCTGGGCAACGGGACGCAGAACTCCTGGCCGCTTCGGTTCATCGTCACGGGCACGCCGGTGTTGCACGTCAACGGTGTCGCTGTCGCGCAGGTCGTCACCGTCGCGGCCGGCGCCACCTCCACCGCGCAGTGGCAGGTCGTGCAGAACGCGATCGGCGCCTACTACCTGATCAACACCGTTGCCGCGCCCGCGTCCGGGACGGTGCTCAAAATCTGGTACGACTATCAGGTTCCGATCGTCGCGCAGGCGTCCGATCGCGCCAGCCAGGTGCAGTACAACGGGCCGAACGGCGGGGTGTTCGCCGAGTACATCAACGACACCTCCCTGGTCACCGTCCCGATGGCGCTCGCACGCGCGCAACGCGAACGCACCGAGTACGCCTTCGCCGCTGAGCGCATCACGTTCACCACGACGGAGGATTTCGTGGGGTGGGTGCGTGCCGGGCAGACCTGCCAGGTCATCAACCGGTTCGTCCCGGATTCGCAGAACTCCTACTCGTGGGGCATCAACGACACGTTCCTGGTGGTCGCCAACCAGATCACCTTCGGTGACGGCGGGTACCGCCAGGCCCAGATCACCGCCGTGCGCATCTAGGGAGGTCGGGATGCCGGGCGTACTGCGCCCCTACACCCTCGTCGATGTGATCGCCACCCTCAACCAGCAGAACGGCCAGAACAACGGCGCGCAATTGATCAACGGGCTCGGCGACTTCGCCGAAGTCGACGAGAGCGTGACCGTCACCGACAGCGCGTTCGCCACCGCGAACCTCAACCCCGGATGGGACCAGGGACAGTGGAACAGCGTGCTGTGGAGCTGAGCGGGCGCGACCCGGTCCCGGTGCGCGGGCACCTGACCCTCACGGTGCTGCGCCCGGACGGCAGCGTGCGCGATCGCCGCGAAGGCGACAACGTAGTGTGCACTACCGGATACACGGTGCTTGCCTCAGCTTTGGTGTGGTCCGGTATTCAGGACCAGGCCAGCGCCCTGGGCGTGACCACCCCCACGTACCTCACCCCGCTGTACGGCGCAGTGGGCTCTGGCACTGGTGCTGTGGTCAAGAGCGACACCGCGCTGCAAGCGGAACTCGGGCGCGTCGTCGTGGGCGCCGGGGCGTCGTTTCCGGCGACCAGCAGCATCGCCGGCGAGGCGACGTGGCTTTTCTACTTCCCCTCGCCCTCGGTGACCTGGACGGTCGGCGAGGCCGGCATGTTCGCCAACGCCACCTCGACCACGAACAGCGGCGCGATGGTTGACCACTGGTCGTTCTCCCCGACGGTGACAGTGCCTACCACGGACACGCTGATCCTGGAGGTCAGCCTGGGATTCGGCCCGTAGGAGACGAGATGGTGGTTGCCAACTGGTTGGCGGCCTCGGCCGGCAGCGCCGCCAACGCGGGACAGGTCAACCAGTTCCTGGGAACGCACACTTCCACGTGGTTGTACGCGGGAGTCTCGCGCGCCTCGCAGAGCACCGGCAGCGGCGTGTACAGCTCGACCACAGGCCAGTACCTGGCGCAGTCGTTCACCACCGGTTCCTCACAGACCACCGTCGGCGCCGTGTACCTCCAGGTCAGCACAGTGGGCGGTTCCCCGGTGACCGCGAGCATCGCGCCGTTGGCCCTCTCGCTGTACGCCAGCTCCGCCGGAGCCCCGGCCGGAACCGCGCTGGGCAGCGTCGCGCTGAATGAGCAGTACGTGTACTCCTCCTCGTTCTGGGTCCAGTTCCCGCTCGCCGTCACGGGCCTGTCCCCCGGCACGACCTACCAGCTCGTGCTCTCCCCGGTCGGCACCGCCAGCGCCTACTACGCCTGGCAGCACTCGAATCAAACCTCGGGAGCGTCGGTGAGCACGGACGCCAGCACATGGAACGCGCAGACCTACGGGCTGATGTACCAGGTGTACGACCAGGGCACCAGCGGCCAGGTCCAGTACCTCTACGAGGACTCCGGCGCCCGCTGGACGCATCTGACGTACGACGCCTTCGGCCGCGTGGCAACCATCACGGAATACACCACCGCGCAAAACCCCGCGTCCCCGTTCCAGTCCACCCGGACCCTCTCGTACACCAACGGTCTTCTGACGGGGGTTTCCTGATGCCGTACCTGGCCGGGTTCGTCACGCCGCAGGACTATGGCGCGCTGGCTAACGGGTCCAACGACGACACTTCCGCGATCAACCAGGCGATCACCGCCGTGGCGTCCACGGGCGGCGTGGTTTACTTCCCGCCGGGCACCTACGCCGTCACACCGGTCAGTTCTACGACCGCCGCGATCGTCCTGAACAACGGCACCAGCGGATACAAAGGCGTGCGGCTGATCGGCCACAGCCAGGCGGCGACTATCATCAAGCGGCTGTCCGCCGGTCCGGTGATCTCCATGTCGGGGCCGTCCACGGACACCACCGCCGCGACGCACTGCGAATTTTGCTCGCTGGAGGATTTGACGCTCAGCGGCAACTCGCTGACCGGGACGCTCATTCAGACGTACTACGCCGACAACCTGTGTTTCCGGGATGTGCGGTTCACCGGTAGCGCGGACGTCGTGCAGGACTGCGCGGAATTCTGGGACAGCCGTTATTTCAACGTCCTGTGGGACACCAACGGGTCCACCACCGCCAACACGACCGCCCCGAACCTGTGGCTGCGCAACTCCGCCGCGACCTCCGGTTTCGGGTACAGCGCGGACACCGTCAACAACATCTACCTGTTTGGATGCCGGTGGGAGCAGTACAAAACGGGGGCGGTCCGTGTGGAGCGCGGCCTGGGCACGAACATCGGCCAGCCCTACAGCCTCTACTTCGTCAGTTCCAAACTGGAGACCACTAACCTCAACGGCGGCAACACGATCTTCGTGGACACCACGGCGCGCGACATCCACTTTAAGAACACTCACGTGTACGTCGGCGGTTTCTTCGGCGGATATTCGACCGCGCAGGACGCGATCGTGTTCGGCCCGCAGTTCGGTACGCTCAAGGAAGTCCTGATCTTCAACGCCACGGCGAACGCCACGATCTCCAACGGTGTCACCGTGAACGCGCCACTGGCTTCGTCCACTGTTTTCCTGGACAACGTTCGCGGCTCCTACACCGGTGGCGCGACACCGACCGGCGCGCATGTGAATTTCGGCACCAATACCGGTTCCGTGCACATCAGCGATTGCAGCGCGGATAACGGCACGCAGTTCGGCGGCAACACGTCCACGGCCATTTACGCGCCCGGCAGCCCTCTGACGCAGGTGGCCGGCGCGGTCAGTGACGGCTCGTTCGGCACGACGCCGCTCAACGGTGTCGGCGGCCTGGACACACTCAACAACCGGTTGTATTACCGGGTCGGCGGCACGTGGTCGTTCCTGCCCATCAAAACGGTCAGCAGCGCCATCACCGGATCTACGACGATCTCCAACACGGCGGCGCTGAGCACGTTGGAGACGGTCACCGTGCCGGGCAACGACCCGCAAACCGGTTCCGTGTACCGCGTCGTGGGGTACGGGGTCTACTCCACGACCGGGACGCCGACGATGACGTTCGCGCTGTACTGGGGCGGCACCGGCGGAACGTTGATCGCGTCCATCCCGGCGATCACGGCCGGCACGCTGACCAGTGCGCCGTTCTACTACGACGCCGTGGTCAACTTCCGCTCCACGACGGTGGTCACCGCCGTGATCAGGTTGAACCTGGACACATCGACGAGCACGGATGCGACGAGCACGTTCGTCGGGACGCCCGGCGTCGGCACGACCGTGTCATCCTCGTCGAACAGTGCGCTGTCGGTCGGGTTCACGTGGGGAACGGCGTCCGCGTCCAACACGATCTCATGCCAGGGCGGGTACCTGGAAAAGATTCGCTAGGGAGCGGGGATCATGGCCACGCTCTCGTGGGACGGCGCGACCTCTGGGCAGCCGCCGCTCGCCAATCAAATCAACCAGTTCCTGGGAACGCACGCGGTCACCCTCGCCTACACCGGCACCAGCCAGAACGCGCAGACGACGCTCGGTTCCGGGTCGACGAGCACCAACAGCCTGTACATCGCGCAGTCGTTCACGACGGCCAGTGCGTATACCAGCACCCGTGTGGTGCTCGACTTCGCAGTCACAGGCTCACCGACACCCCTGACGGTCTCGTTGCAGAGCAACAACGCGGGCGCTCCGTCCGGCACGGTGCTCGCCACGATCCAGGTGCCCAGCAGCTTCACCTCCGCCGGCAGTTTGAACGTCAGCATGCCGCTGTCCGCGCCGCTGGCGAACGCCACCACGTACTGGATTGTGATGAACGCGGTGGGTGATCCCTCCAACCTTTATTCCTGGCTCAAGTCGAACCAGGTCTCCGGGGCGTCCACGAGCGCGAACGGCACGACGTGGGCCGCGCAGACCTACGGGTTGGTGTACCAGGTGTACTCGGGAACCAGCGGCAGTCTGCTGCACACCTATGAGGATTCCGGGGCGCGGTGGACGATCTTCACCTACAACGGCGCGGGTACGCCCAGCCAGGTGCAGGAGTACACCGTCGCGCAGGGCGCGAACCAGTACGTGAACTCCTCCCGCAGTTACTCCTACACCAACGGCCTGCTCACCTCCGTCGCGTAAGAGAGGCAGGTGAGGTGAGCGGTGGCGACGCCCAACTGGTCCGCTGCGCGCGCCGGCCTGCTCGGCGACAACGGCGCGGTGGACGCTTCCGCGCAGATCAACCAGTTCCTCGGGATGCACGCCGGCAGCGAGGTGTATCAGGGCAACGCGATTCTCACGCCGAACGGGTTGGGCGGCACCGACTGGACCTACCACCTGGACGCCTACGATCTCGCGCAGCCTTTCACCATGTCCGGCACCGCGATCGGGCGCGTCGTGTTGCCGCTGCTGCCCAGTGGCACTGGCGCTGACCTGATCGTGAGCCTGTACACCAACAACGCCGGGGTGCCCGGGACGCTGGTCACCCAGACCCGGGTGCCGGCGTCCTGGCTGGTGCAGCAGGCGGCGCTGACCGCCGTCGCGGGCCCGTCCAACACGGCACCGGTCGTGCAGGACACCGGCAACGCGCTCGCCGGCGCTGGCAACTGCGCCTTCCACATCGGCGCGTGGACGAGCGTGGGGTGGTCTTTCCCGTCGGTGAGCGCGACCAGTCTGCTGTTCCCCAACACCAACGTGGTGCTGTCGGGCAACTACATGGTCTCCGTCGGTGGCACCACCTTCACCGGCCCGCCGGTCGGCAACGTGTTCAGCTACTTCTACGACGGTGCCACGTTGGGCACCGCCGTCGCGCAACCCTCCCTGCCGCAGGGCCTGTCCTCGGCCGCCGCCGCCGCGACCAGCGACACGATCATCTGCATGGGCGGGGTCAACAGCGTCGACCAGGCCACCGTGTACACCGCCAGTTGGGACGGTGCCGGCACCGTGGGCGCGTGGGCGCAGCAAACTTCCCTGCCCCAGGCCATTGAATCCACCACCAGCGGTGCCGCCACCTGGAACGATAGTTACGTCTACCTGGTCGGGGGTTCTAGCGGCGGTACCACGCTCAGCACCGTGTATTGGGCGCAGACGCAGAACGGGCAGATCACTTCCTGGAACAGCGGGCCGCCGCTGCCGATCGCCGTCACTTTCCCCAGCGTCGCCGTGATCGGGAACTTCCTGGTGGTGACCGGCGGTCAGAACGCCACCGTGACGGTCTCGGCCTCCACGTACTACGCACCGATCAACACCAACGGCAGCCTCGGGGCGTGGCAGGCCGGCCCGAGCAGCCCGGTGGCCACCAGCGGCGGCATCGTCGCGGCCGACAGCGGGTTGTTCATCGTGGGTGGTTGGACGGTCCCCTCCTTCTCCCCGACCAACGATCTCCAGTCGCTCAGTTTCGACTCCTCCGGGCCCGGGAGCTGGTTTCGCGGCACCTACAACGGGACGCTGCCGGATCAGTCCCTGGTCCAGTCCATGTTCGCGATCTTCTCCTCGGGTACGGACACCTGGCAGGTCTTTGACCTGAACCCGACGTCCTATCTGACGGCGACGCTCACCCGCATCCCGGTGATCTCGGTGCCGCTGCCCGCCACCGGGCTGACCAACGCCACCACGTATCACATCGTGCTCTCCCAGCCGGGCAGCGACCTGAACAACTACGCGTGGCTGTCGGACGATGTGGACGTGTTTCCCGGTAATCCGACCGTGCTCACGCGCGCGACCGGGTCGACGAGCTGGAGCGCGGGCGCGAGCGGGCACGCGGTGCCGCTGACGATCTACGACAACTCCAACGGCACGGGGACGCCCGGGGCGCGCAACAACCGCGTGGTGCACACCTGGCAGGACAGCGGCGCCCGCGTCAGTACCCTGATTACCACGAACACCCCGGATCGGCGGCTGGTCGGTGTGCTGGACGCCACCGTGCAACCCGGGCCCGTGCTCAACCCGAACTTCGACTTCTCGGGCGGCGTGGACTTCTGGAACGCCGGCAACGGCACACTGGTCCAGTCCAGTGCGTTCACGCAGGGCGGGTTGCCGTTCTCGGGGAAGTTCACCCCCAACGGGGTCTCCGCGTCGGTGGACATCGAATCGCAGCTTCAGGCGGTCAACCTCCAGCAGTCCTACACCGGTACCTGCTGGTTCTACTCGCCGACCGGGTATTCGAACTGCGAGATCATCGTCAACTGGTACACGGCGGCGGGATTCAGCGGCGGGTTCATCTCCTCTGCGACCGGCGCGACGACGAGCGTGGCGGCGAACACCTGGACGCGGCTCGCGGTGACCGGTACACCGCCGTCCACGGCGGTGTACGCCACCGTCGGGGTATACCAGCGCGGCACGCCCCCGGCTACCGCGATCTTCTACGCCTCCGCCGTCACCCTTCAGGCGGCCCCGGGGCCGCAGGTCTCTTCCGTCGCGCAGATCGACTACAGCGGCACGTGGCCGGGCGTGGGGCTGTGGCCTGCGACCGGTGTCACGGTGCTGGCATAGGAGGGGTGTGGCCTCGACTTTCGAGACGCTGCTGTTGGCGCAGGGCAGTTTCCTGTCTAATCCGCCGATCGCGGTGCTGGTGCAGAGCAGCGCTACCACCACCGTCCCAACAAACGCGTGGACATCAATCGGTTTTGATTCGTCCACGATCGACAACTACGGCGGCCACTCCAATGTGACCAGTAACTCCCGGTACACGATCCAAGTACCGGGGAAGTACCTTGTGTCCGGCACCGTCGCGTTCGCTCTGAACACCTCCGGCGATCGCGGCGCGAAGATCGTCAAGAACGGCTCGACGATTCAGGGCCCGTATAGCCTCGTCGGTTCCGCCTCCACCGCGCACGGTGTGTCGATCAGCACGGCCGGGTTCATCGTGGCCTGCTCGGCGAGCGACTACCTGGAACTCCAGGGATACCAGAACACCGGCGGCAACCTCGCCACGCAGATCGGTGTCGACCAGGACAGTTTTCTCTCCGTCCTGTGGGTCTCCTCCTAGCCTGCCCCCTCGTTGCCCCATCCCGCCGCCACGAGGAGGAAAGGACGCGATGAGCGAACCGCACGGACCGGACGTGGGCTACACGCTCAAGGAAGTGATCGAGAAACTCGACCGCAAGATCGACGCGATGTTCACCGTGCTGAACCTGAAGGCGGATCGCGCGGACCTCACGGCGCTGGACCACCGGGTCGACACGCTGGAGCGGCGCGTGGAGTCCGACCAGACCGCGCGCAACGCCACCCGCAGTGCGCAACGCGAACGCCAGGAGCATTGGCGTTGGCTGCTGCCGCTGCTGGTCGCGATCACCGGCGTGGTGCTGGCGGTAGTCCTGCACGGGGGCGCGCTGTGAGCCTGTACCGGCACGTCCCCCACCCGCATATCGCGCAGCGGCGCTCACCCGGGCCGGCGACGAGCGCCGAGCAGTACCCCCGGCGCACCGCGTGGCAACGCTTCAACGCGAACCTCGCGCTGCGCATCACGCTGCTGGTGGGCACGATGAGCTGCGCCTACTGCTTCACGCTGCTGGCGCTGCTCTCGCTGCCCTCCGCGATCGCCTCCCACAACCTGACGATCATCATCGCCTGGGTATCCAGTAATTTCCTCCAGCTCGTCTTGCTGCCCGTGATCATCGTCGGGCAGAACGCGCAGGCCAAAGCGTCTGACCGGCGTGCACAGGACACCTACCGCGACACCGAGGCGATTTTGCACGAGCTGGCGGGCCTGCACGCGCATCTGGACGCCCAGGACGATCACGCCCAGGCCCACTCCAACACGTAAAGGCGTTGCTATGACGGCTATCTCCGGCGTCGACTACTCTTTCGCGCGCCCGGCTCCCGGTGCGCTCGCGCAGGCCGGCGTGAAATTCGCGTGCCGGTACCTCTCCAGCGACGGGACGTCCGGCTACCACAACAGCAAAGACCTCACGGCGGTCGAGGCGGCGCAGTTGCACGCGGCCGGCATCGCGATCGTCCTGAACTACGAGAGCACCGCGAATTTCATGCTCGGCGGCTACGCGGCGGGCCTGTCCACCGCGCGCAACGCGCGCGCGCAGGCCACCTCCGTCGGCGCGCCCCCGGACATCCCGATCTACTACTCGGCGGATTTCGACGCTGACGCTACGCAGGTGACGGCGGTACTCGATTTCCTGCACGGGGCGGCCGACGCCGAGGGCTCGCACGCACGGGTCGGGGTGTACGGCGGCTACGAGGTGGTCAAGGCCGCTGCCGACGCGGGGTTCGCGCACCTGTGGCAGACCTACGCCTGGTCGGGCGGCCGGTGGGAGAGCCGCGCGCTGATCCGGCAGGTCGCGGTGGAGCAGAAGGTCGCGGACGCGGATGTGGATCTGGACGAGGCGACGGCGCAGGCGTTCGGCCAGTGGGAGTCGAGCAGCCCGGTAGAGGTGCCACCGGGCGTGCCCGCGACGGTGCGTGAGGGGGCCAGTGGCCCGCTGGTGATGCGGTTGCAGCGGGATTTGGCGATGGCCGGGTGCTGGCCGGGGCCGGCGGACGGGGCGTTCGGGCCGCGTACCCACGGCGCGCTGGTGGAATGGCAGCAGGCGCACTTGGCGCAGGTGCAGTGGGCGGACGGGGTCGCGGGTCCGCGCACGTGGACGGCGCTGGACGAGTGGGTGGCGCGGGTGCAGACCGCGTTGCTGGCCGCCGGGTTCTCCCCGGGCCCGCTTGACGGGGTGGCAGGGGATCTGACAGAGGCGGCGGTGTGCCGGTTCCAGACCGCTAAACACCTGATGGTGGACGGGATCGTGGGCCCGGTGACCTCCGCAGCGCTCCACGTGTGAACCCCTTGACTTGACAGGGTGGCGCGCCTTTAATCAGGGTGTTACCATATGGCCATGAGTACTATCGTGAAACTGGGTTCGGGCACCCACAACGAGGCGATCGAGGTCGCGCTGCTGCCCGACGGCGTGGCCCTGCTCGACTCCAAACTGCACGGTAACGGCGCGTTGTGGTTCACGCCCGGCACATGGCTCAAGTTCGTCGAGGACGTCAAACGCGGCAAGTACGACACCCACACCCCTGTGACCGCATAAGGCGGCGACCGGCTCCCGGATAACCCCGGAGGCCGGTCGCCGCCTTTTTTGCGTTTCGGTGCGTCCCTTAGCCTGTGCCGGTGATGCTACCACGCCTCGTACAGCGCGCTGCCCCGGGTGCGCCCGTCCGGTTCCAGCAGTTCTTCGACGTCGCCGCCGGCGCGGTGGGTTTTGACGGCGGCGCGGGCGTAGTCGCGGGCGGCGGCCCGAATGCCGCCTTCGATCTGGTCGGCCCAGTGCTTGACACCCGCCATCCCGCCGTGCCCCCAGGCGTAGGGCCAGCCGCCCCAGTCCGGGGTGCGGCGCACGATCTTGCGCGGGACGCGCTTGCACCCGGCGTAGTAGCGCAGGTCGTAGACGACGTTGCCCAGGATCTCCTCGTGCCGGGCCAGAACCCACCCGCCGCCGCCGCTTTTGCGGTGCGGGTAGAACTCGACCCCTGCCTCCAGGCGCCAGCGCGGCGCCCAGTAGTAGTCGGGGCGGCGGATGTTCCAGTGCTCGTACCGCACGTGGTGCGCGGTGCGCGACATGCTTTCCCTCTCGGGGCGGCCGGCGTCTCCGGCTCAAGCCCACTAGGAGGGGGTGGGGTGTTTCATCTGTCTTGGTCCTTCAGGATGCGCCGGGCGCCGGTGGCGCCCTCGTCGGTGAGTATGAAGTACGTGCGGCGTGCGGTGCGGGCCCGGCGTGCGCGCCACGCCTGCTCGCTCTCCTGCTGACGGGCGGCCCAACCGATTTCCACCAGCCTGTGCAGTAGGACGCCGAGGGTGGCGCTGCGCAGGCCGGTGTGCTGCGCGAGTTCGTAGCCGTACCACAGTCGGCGCTGTTCGCACAGGGCGCGCAGCAAAGGCACGGTGTTGTGGGTGACTTGGATCGGTTCACGCATGAACACATTTGTATCATTGACGAAGGGCTCTGTCACCGGGCGACTAGGTGTCCAGGGCGGTGAACAATGTCGCCTCCCGGCCGTAGATCCGGCTCAGCGTTGCGACGGCGATCTGGCCCGCCTCGGTCAGATCGCCCGTGGCGGCCTGCCAGGTTCGGTCGGCGGCGTGGTCGAACCAGGAGCCTCCGCTGGTACCCAGCAGCAGCGCCCCGAGCAGGTTGCGCTCGAACCGCTGTGGGTCGGGACTGATCGGGGTGTCGCGCAGTTCGGCGCGCAGCTCGAAACCCTCGCAGCACACGACGAAGTCTTCCCTGTCGAAGTCGGGTGCCTGAGTCCAGAACGCGTAGACGCTCATGCCGCCCTCGCCGGTGTCGATGACGCCCGGTTGGTCTACCGGCCAGCGGACGCACCCGGTGTTGGCGGTCGGGTCACGCCGTCGGTACGCCATCTGCCGCCTCCAGGGGATACGGGGGCTCGTCCAGGTCCAGGACCATCCACGAATTCGTCGGATCATAGTGAGGATAGAAGCTCGGGCCGTCGCAGTCCAAGCCGATCACCTGCATCCGCGCGGCGCCGCCGATCGGGACCAGTTGCTGATACGGGTAGTGCAGATGCCCGTGCACCAGCAGTTTCGGGCGCAGCGCCTCCGCCAGGCGCTGAATGCGTTCCTGATTCGGATAGCACTCATCCGGCTGGTTGTACGTCCAGCCCGGCGGCGTGGCACCGTTCGGTTTGTCGTGGGTGAGCAGCACGTCGATCGGGGAGGAGTCGGCCGCCAGGATACGCTGCACGTCCTGCTCGGTGGCCTGCTCCTCGGGGAACCAGTGCATGCCCGAGGTGTCCGGGTTGACCGTCGAGCCGTATTTGACGACCCGTTCCATGCGGCGTTTGCGCTCGCGGTGCTCCCATTCCAGGCGCAGCATCTTATCCACGCTGTACGCGCCGCCGAACGCCATGAACCGCACACCGCCCCAACTCCAGCGGTGCCCGCGCGGCGCGTAACGCACCCGGGGCCGGCAGATGAGGAACCCCTCCTCGTCGAGCCGGTCGGCGTAACGCTCGATCACCAGGGAAGTCTTGTCGTGGTTGCCGTCGAGGAAGTACACGGTGATACCGCACTGCTGCGCGTAATGCTGGGTGGTTTCGAAGAACTCAGCCCCTTTGCTGGTGTGCTCCAGCGCGCCGAAGTCACCGACCACGAACACGATCGTTACTCCCTCGTCGACCGCGATACCCAGCAGGTACAGCAGGTGATGGGGGTTGCGGTGGGTGTCGCCCGCGAGCAGGATTCTCATACCGTCTCCCCGGTATCGGCCCACACGGCGCCCACCGCGCGCAGCAGCTGCTGGGTGTCGGTGCGCTGCGTTCGCAGCGCGGCCGTGTACTCGGGGAAATGCGCCTGCACGAACGCGCCGCTGCGCAGCACGAGGTCTTCGGGGAACACCCCGCCGGGGCAATCGTCCAGGTAGTGCTCCAGCCAGTGCGCCAGCAGGTACGCGCCCTCCCCCACCCCGGGGGCTAGGCGCGCCACGCCAGGCCCTTGGCGGTGACGCGGTACTGGTGCACGCGGGTCGTGGCCCGCCCGGTCGGCAACAGATTCCACTGTTCGTCCAGCAACCCTTGCTCGTGCAGGCGGCGCATCGCGTTGGACAGGGACGCGGGCGGGGATTTAAGGCGCCGGGCGACTTCCGCGCCGTGGAAAAACTCCCCGGGGTGCGCCTGGAAGAACGCCATGATCCGTCGGGCCAGGCCGCTGGGCGTGCGCGGCGGCGCGCCGGGCTCGGGGTCTCCGGGCCACAGCAGCAGTGTCCGGGGTTTGATGATCTCGACGGTGCGTGTGCGCCGGTTGACGGTGTAACGCCAGGGCAGCGTGCCGTCGTCGGGGGTGGCCTGGATGTGACCGGCGAAGGTCCGGGTCGGGAACTGGTCGACGACGGCTTGGATCTGCTTGGCGATCAGTGGCGCTGCGCGCAGTTCGTCGTTCACGGGGATCAGCGCGGTGGCGTCGCGGCGCGTGACCGGGCCTTTGCCGGTGTTGGCGCTGCGCGATTCGAGGGTGAAGACCACGTCCAGGTCGGGGTCTTTGCGGGTGGGCCAGTGGGGGTGTTGCTCGATCAGGCTGTCGGCGATGTGCGGTGTGATCAGCAGGGCGCCGGTGTGGCGCGCGGGTGGGGTCTGCATGCAGTGTCCAGTTCCAGAGGTGGCCGCGAAATGCTGTGTACACCGGCTGAGTCACGCCGTCGGGTGGCCGCGCGGCCCCGCCCGTACGCGGGGCCGCGCGGTGTGGAGGGGTTGGCGTTGATGTTACTGCGGGGTGCCGGCGCGCGCTATCTCGGCGAGCCGTAGCGCGGCGGCCGGGGTCAGGCGCCCGAGGGCGACGAACGGTTCGGCGCTGGCGGTGGTGTCTCCGCGCACGTTGCGCAGTTCGGCGGTGGTGAACCCGGCGGCGGTGAGCGCTTCGCGCAGTTCGGCGGCGGCTTGCTCGGCGAGGCGCCGGGCGACGGGTGTGCGCGGGGTGTCGGTGGCGGTCATGGTGCTCCCTTCCAGGCGGTGGCGACACAGCCACCGTAAGCGCGTCACTCAACTGTGTCAAGCCTTCTTCTGGTGCTCCGCGACGCGCCGGCGCGCCGATCCCCACGCCGCTCGCCCCAGCCCCGCCAGCACGATCACCATCGCCAGCAGCCACCCCAGGGCCGCCGGCACACCCCCCAGCACCCCCGCGAGAGCCAGCGACCACGACCACGACATGTGCGCCGGACCCCGGAAAACCCCGAGTGCCACCAGGAACGTGAGCACCGCCAGAGCCGAGGACGCCCCCAGCACCGCAGAGGCCGCACCCAACGTCGACCGCCACATACCCACCCCCGAACACCCCCTGCCTTACACCGCTGTGGCAGCCTACCGCCGGTGTCGTGCGCGCCGGGCCAGCACGGCGAGCGGCAGCAGAGCCGCCAGCGCGCACCCCAGGCCCGGCCAGCCCGGCACCACCACGCCGAGCACCGCGAGCACGAGCGCGAGCACCATGCAGAGCACCGACACGGTCGGCCCCCCTCGTCATGTCGTAACCGGTGCGGTGCGTCGCACCGCGCGGAACCGGGCACGCAGGCGGCGCAGCCGGCGCTTGGTGCCGTCGCCGCCGCCGCGCGTCCACCACGCCCACGCGGCCACGCCCGTGAACGTGGCCTCCAGCAGGGCGATGGGGGTGTCGTCGGCCAGGATCGCGCTGACGGTGTAGCAGAGCAGACTGCCGGTGGCCAACGCGAGGGAGACGCATACGGCTTTCTGACGCGGCAGGACGTAGGTGCATGCCGCACCCGCCACCCAGAGCAGCATGCCGATGTGCGTGAGGGTGCCCGCGATCGCGTTCACGTGCCGGGTCCGTCCTCGTCGTGGTGTTGCTCTGTGCGTTCCCGGCGCTTTTGGACGGCGGGCAGGATCACCATCATCACCCCGACCACCCACACCATGTCGACGAAACTGAGGGCGGCGCGCGCCCCGGCGGGCACCTCGTGGTTCGCCAGCGCGGGCGCGGTGGCACCGAGCGGGAGAATCGCCACCGCCGTCGCCACTACTGTCCGTGTCCTCTCGCGTCGCGTCGCCATCCTCGCCCCCCGCTCTCAGTGCAGTTCGTTCAGCGGCCGGGGGTACGGGTCAGGGTTCTGGCCGCCGGCGGTGAAAGTGATGTTCTCCACCCGCTGGCCGTTGCGGAAGTGGTGCCAGGCGCGCAGCGTCCAGGCGACCCACAGCCAGGACGGGACGCGCATTTTTTTGACTTTCCTTTTATTGTGGATCAGCCGGCGCAGGTTGAAGATTGGGTTTGTGCGCAGATCATCCGTACTCACCCCGTCCCCGGTGGTCAGCCGGTCGATGAAGAACTGCGCGTCGATGGGGTCGACCTGGTCGAGAATCCAGAGGACGAGCATGCAGCTACTGACCGGCATCCGGCATCCGGCGGCCAGGGTGCGTCCGCGTGAGAGCAGGTCGGGGTCCTCTTCGTCGTTGCCCTGGGTGGTGAGCGGGTCGGCGAACAGGCTGTGCAGTTGCTCGTCCCACAGGCCGAGCAGTTCGGGCACGGACGGCAGGCCCTTGGAGCGTCCGGCCGCCTCGCGCAGGTCACCGGCGTAGACGTCGTAGTTCCATACGAGGCTGGTGAAAGAGGCCAGGTGGGTGGTGTCCTTGTAGCCGCGCATGCGCAGTTCGTCGGCCAGGGAGCGGCGCCGTCCCAGGTCGATGGTGGCGCGTGCCTCCGGTTGTAGGCCGGTGACCAGGATGATGGGCATGGTGAAGGGCTCTAGGCCCTGGGCCTCCAGCATCGCGATGGCGCGCAGGTAGCCGTGGACGCGGTGTTGTCCGTCGATGAATCTGCCGTGCAGGTCGATGCGCCAGGTGTCGCCGTTGAATTTCCACCGGTTGTTCAGCAGGTTGCGGCAGTGGCGGGCGACTTCCTCTTCCGAGACGTTGCGGTTGCCGGCGTTGGCGGCGATGAGTTCTTCGGCCAGTTCGGCGGTGAGGGTGATGACTTTGACTTCGACGCCGTCGGCGGTGATGGGTTCGGGCTGTTTGAGGACGGGCAGCGTTGCCGTGGACGACAAGGTGAGGGCTCCCTTGCTGCGCTGGTGGTGCGTTTATGTGTGACCCAACACCCTAATCAGGCACGCTTCGCTACGTCAAGCCTCTGGCGGTTGCGTGCCACGTTCCGGTGTCTGCGCAGGCCAGAGTATTATCAAGCACATTCCTACCGCGACAACTGGCATGAGTATCAACGTATGATGCTTGACACGGCGAACTGCCGGTCGTAGCCTTGGCGTCACGTGAACCCGAGGAGAACCCACGATGAGCGCCAAAACCGACCAGGCCACCACCGCGCGCAGCTACCTGCTGGCCAGCGTCGGCGATTTCGCCGCCTGGCGCCGCGTCAGCCGCCAAGCCGCGCACCTGCAAACCGGCCGCCTATGGTTCCCCGCCCCGCTCGGACGCATCAGCGGCGGGAAACTACCGATCTGGGACGCGCGCACCGCCGCCAGGGCATACCTCGCCCACGCGCTGACCGTGGCCTACCTGCCTACCGAACTCATCGCACTGATGGAGCAGGAGGAGACGGCGCAACCCGGGCCCATCCCGTCACTGCTGTGCGGCGTCGCCGAGGTCGCCGCGATGATCCGCGTCTCCAGCAGCGGCGCCGCGCGCATCACGTTCCACTCCTGGTTCCCCAAACCGCTGGACTACGTCAACGACAAGTACGCCGTGTGGGACGAACTGCGGGTGCGCGAGGCACTGGTCCTCAAAGGCGGATACCGGCTCTACACCTGAAAAACCACGGGGTCCTGGGCCGGCGCCGACCCAGGACCCCTTTTCCGCGCCGCGTCTCAAGGGGGGGGAGAGAGAGCGGCGCGACCCGCCGGAGTAGCCTCGACAGCGGGAACCCGACACCCCTGCTACAGGGTAGCGCGCAACGCGCGCAGCACACCGGCGACCGAACGGCTCCGGTAAAACTGCCGCCCCAGCGTGCGGGTGACCGCCGACTCGACCCCGGCGCGAAACGCCGCAGCGTCCAACCGGTCCAGCACCGCCGCCAACTCCGCGCGCACCGCCGCGTTGTGCCGCCGCTCATCCACCCGCATACGCCGCACCACCTCCGCCACCCCCACGCGCACGCCCTCGCTCAGCCGCCGGCGCATCCCCATCAGGATCTCCGGGTCATACCACTGCCAGCGCACCGCCCACCAGCGCCGCGCGAGCGCCGCACGCGCCAGCGCCTCATCGTCCTCTCCCTCATCCCACGGCGCGGGCGTGTTCATCGCGCGCAACGCGAGCGCGGTGTCATCCTGCGTCAGCCGCTGCATGAACGAACCCGTATACGGCACCACGCGCAACCGAGGCGCGGGCAGCGAACGTACCGGGTCACACGTACCGGCAATCGTCACGAGTGACTCCTCCTTCGATCGGCCCACCCGCATCCAGGCGCACAGCGGCAGCGCGAGGGGACGTGTGAGCAGACCGTAGACGCCGCACCCCGCGCCGCGCAAGAGGCCGCCACCTGCGCACACACCCGCGCCCTGTAAACCTGTGACGAAAAACCACGCCCACGCGTGGAAACACTCGCATCGACTGCGCCGCGACATCAAGACAGCCGCCGCACCCCCGGGCCAAGGTCAAACCCGGCGGCGCGGCGGCCGTCAGCGCGCCTACGAAAACGCCCCGCCATGCTACCGCGCCGGACGGCACCCACCCGCAGCGTCCAGTAGCACGAAACCGCGCCACCGTACCCGCACGGCCACCGCCGCCGGATCATCTCCCCGCTCCACCAGCCACCCGCTGCGCACCGCGCGCTCGTGATGCGCCGCCAGCCACGCCGCGCACCCGGGCGTCCCGGCCCGCGCGCCACACGCCAACATCACATTGCTCGCATCCACCCGAGCCGGCGCGCAGCGCCGCCACCACAGCGCCGCGCGCCCCGCCAACGGCGCACCGCACCGCTCACAACAGCCGGCGGCGCGACGCCACACCGCCTCACGTACCTGACGCGCCGGCCGAAACCCGCGCCGCCGCCACCGCACCCGGCCCCCGCTTCCCCGCCACACTGCGTCGCGCCGCCGGCCAACACCGCCCGCCCGCGATCCCCTCGAACCCGCGCGCCGACCACGCCCACAAATAGCACTCCCGCTTCACCGGGCACCCGCCGCACAACCCCAGCGCCCACATGCGCTCGCTCTCCAGCGGAGCCGCCGCGATGAACGCCTTCGTCAGCCCCAGCGGCAGGCCCTGGCATGCAGCCCGCGAGCGCCACCGCTCCCACCGCAGCGGCCCCGGCCGGTTCACCGCTTCCTCGGCCGACGCGGCTCATAGCCCTGCGCGCGCAGCTCCGTCTCCACGTAATCCTCGTACGCCTCCGCGTGGTCCTCGCGCAGGCGCTGCGCCGCACGCCGCGCGTGCTGCGCGTGTACGTTCATCCGATCCTGCGTGCGTTTCGCGTCGCCCGGATCGCTCGGCGGCAGGGGCGTACGCTCGGCGGCCTCACGCACATACCGCTGGTAGGTCGCCTCGTGCTCCTCGCGCAGGCGCCGGTTCGCGGCGGCCACCGCACGGCTGCGCGCGTTGCTGTACTCCCGGTCCCCGCGCCGCGTGCCCTTCGCCGGCGCGCGGTTGGCCGCGCGCAACTTGCCCCGGCAGTCGCGGCACCAGCCGTCCACCCGCCAGGTGCCATCCTGGCCGGGCGTGCGCGCGAACCAGTTGGCGGGCAGCTCCAGCCTGCATTTCAGGCAGGTCAGCCTCTCCTCGTCCGCGTGCTGGTCGGTGGCCTCCTGCGCGTCGGCAGCTTCGGGCTCCTGCACAGCGCCTCCCGTCATCGTTCGCGTTCGCCACCTCGTCAGGGCACTGCTGATCTTACTCCCCCCAGGCCCGGCGGCGCTGGGCGCGCATCACGCAGGCGGCCTTCTGCGCCGGTCCGCGCCGGTCAGAGCGACCTCCCACTGCCCGACCATCTCGGCCATACGCGAGGCCACCCGCTCACCGACGATCCCGCCGAGCGCGCTCGGCGGATGGTTGCCCGTGAAGATCACCGGCAGGCAGTCCTCGTAGCGGGTGTTGATCACCCGGTAGATTACCTCTTCCGTCCACTCCGTGACCTTGTTGGTGCCCAGGTCGTCCAGCAGCAGGATCGGTACCCGGCACAGGGCGCGCAGGTATGCCTCCGCTTCGGTGAACGAACGCCCGCGTAGCGCGCCGAAGAGGTTCGGCAGCGTCAGCGCCCGCCACGCGTACGCTTTCGTGCCGCTCTCGGCGACCGCGCGCAGCGTCGCGTACGCGGCGTGCGTCTTGCCTGACCCGGTGGTGCCGTGAAACATCAACGAGTTGCTTTCGGCGGGGTCTTCGGCGTAGTGCCGCGCCCAGGCGCGCACCGCCGGGTGCGTGTCCGGGTGCGCCGGGTCGGCCTTACGGAAGCGGGGGGGCACCGCCTGCCATGCGGCCAGCGCGTCGGCGCGGGTTTTGGCGGCGGACAGGTCCCTCTCCTCGGCGGGCTCGCCGGTGCGCTGGAGCGCGGCGTTCATGCGGTCGCGCACAGCGGGAGGCAACTGGGTCAGGGCCAGGGTCGGCTCGTTCATCCCCACGCCGCCTTCTGCGCGCCGTTGCCCCAGCCGCTCTGGTAGTCCTCCTCGGTGTAAGGGTTCTGCCATGGTGCGCGGCCGACCGGCTGGGTGGCGCGAGGGGGCCCCTGCATGGCGGTGCGCAGGGTGTTGGCGGTGACGGACCAGCCGGTGTCGGCCAGTTGCGCGAGGCCGCGTTCGATCTGCTCGTCGCTGTAGAGCGCGGCGCCTTCGCTGTCGGTGGCGCGCACGGCTTTGCGCACGACTCCGGCGACGGCGTTGAAGCTGGAGAGCGGGACGTGGTCGGTGTAGGCGCGGGCGAGGCGGTTGACTCGCTGCCCCTCGCTCTCGGGTGGCTCCGGTAGTCCGACGACGAGCGGGGACTGGACGTGGTGCGCCGCGCCGCCGCGAGGCGCCGCCTGCACTTTGGTTCTCTTCCGGTTAGATTCCGGTTTCCTTATAGAGGTGTGGCTGTCCGGAATCCCTACCAGGACCGGTTCGAATTCCGTACCGCTGGCCGCCGGATTCCGTACTAGTTCGGATTCCGTACTAGTACGGATCTCGGACACGATGGCGCTCTCACCCCCGTGCTGGACTGGTACGCATTTCGTACCAGTGACGCCGTCGCGCCAGGCGGGCAGCTCGGGTTGGAAGCGCGGCATGCGGTAGACGGTCTGGCCCCGGGGCCCGATCTCCTCCTCGACGGCCTCGATCTCGCCGAGCGCGCGCAGGGTGGTCAGCGCTTCGTTGACGGAACTGCGTGCGAGAGCGGCCTTGCGCTGAAGTTCGGTCATCGACAGCCAGGCGCGACCGGAGTTCTGGTTGAGCGAGTCGGCGATCGCGAGCAGAACCAGCCGCGCGCCGTTGCGGGCCTGGGAGTGGTCATAGACCCAGGTCGTGGCGTAGACGCTCATGGCGTCACCGCCTCGGCCGCGCGAGGGCAGGCCAAGGTTGCTACTACTGTATTCACGTGGTACCGTTTCCTTGGAGTTGAGGGCCCCGGCGATGCGTCGCCGGGGCCTTCTGCTTTCAACGGCTTGTGCTTCCTCGCTTCTGGGCGCCGTGCGAGGTGTCCCGCATGCTACCCCCGTTCGACGCGGCGGGCTACGTCAAGGCGGTCAGCGGCGCGGCGAGCGCGGCGTTGATGGTGCCGGCGAGGTAATCGGTCAGCGCACTGGGCCCGTTCAGGTCGCGCTGCGTCTCGACGGCGTCGCACACGCGCTGGGCGCTTAGGCGCAGCTCGTCGTCGAAGGTGGCCATGGCGCGCAGCAGGCTCAGGTCGAGGATGTTCCAGCCGGCGGCGTCGGCGACGCGGGTGCCGACGTGGGGCCGGGCCTCGACCAGGCCCTTGCCTTCCAGGACGCGCAGGGCTTCGCGTACGACGGTGCGCGAGACGCCGTAGCGGCTTTCGATCTCCTCGTAGTGCAGGCGGTCGCCGGGCCGCAGTTCGCGGGTTGCGATGAGGAGTGTCAGTGTGTTGGCGAGGTGTTCGACGCGGGTGCCGTAGGGGCGAGCGAAGGGGGTGGCTTTCATGATCGGATGATACTCCGTCGCAGGTCAAAGCGCTCGCTTGACACAGATGATCGCCGCGAGTAGCCTAGCCAATACCTTGAAGAGACCGAACGAAAACCATTCCGTGATACACCGATTCGTCGCTCGACACCTCCAGCACCCCGCCCCCACGTCCCAGGAGGCCCCCCATGATCACCGGTGACGTCACCCGCAACTGGCTCGCC